AGGAAAGAAATTGATGAAAATGGTGAATTCTGGGGGGTAGCAACTATTCCGATGAATTGGGGAAGCTGCGAAATTTGTAAGAAGCCAATTCCGAGAGAAGAAGTCCAAGCATTTCAAGAAGAGTCCGGGACTAACGAATATCCTGCTACTTGTTTTGATTGTGCTGAGCAAGAAGCGTTGGAGTATAGGAGGACAAAATGACACCGTGGTACAGAAGAGTACAGATGGATACGGTAATAGTTTCAGTAGATAAGGATGACATTGCAAGAGCTGGAGTATTATTCGAAGATGATGAAGAGCTCGATTGGTTTATTCAGGATTACGTATTAGAGCGGCTACAGAAAGATTTTCCGGATTTTGATTTAGGCGGGAAGCTAGGAAAGAGCACATTCGCATACCTAGAGTGGGATGGGTACGACTATAAATTGGATTTGCTATTTGAAGATCCTATTTATGATGCCATTGAGGATTCGGCTCAGGAATGGAATGACCTAACGCTTCAAGACCTATTAGAAGACCCCGAGGGATTGAGGGATATGATAGAAAGGAACAGATAATGATGATGCTAACTCTTGAGTGTCGGGAATGTGGGAGGACTGCCAATTTCTCTGGTAGAGAAGCAAGGGACATAATCGAACAGGTAGATGTTCTGGGATGGGATCTATTTCCAGTAGGAGATGGCCTAGGAGGATTGTGTCCAGACTGTTACTCCAAAGTAGATGGGAGTGAAGAAGTCCCAGACTATCTGAGATAGGAGAATAATAATGTATCATTTAATCAAGGAAGTGCTCCTGTCTTTAAATGAGATATATGGTCATTTAGGTGCGGCTGAGATTCAGTCAATACCTTCTGACGATCAGATAATTATGAATCATGTAAGGGATGCGAAGAGGATAACGGAGACCACCATGATTTTAGTCAAAGCATTGAGAAAATTGGCAGAGGAGGAATAAAATGCCTATACCCCGTAATGAATTGACCAAGAGGTTCGTAGAATTTTGCAAAACAAAGGAAACGCTTCAAGGTTGTGCTATGTTAATGGCTATAGTACGACTAGCAAACATCTCTCTAGACGTGGACCTGGAATATGGAACCAATACCTATGCCCAGCTGAATGAATTGATGGACGTAGAAGGGGTTGCAGCTTCCTTGGAGGAAATTATAAAAGGAGGTGATTAGAATGAGGCCCTAAGTACTCAATAAGTTCTGATGTCATAGAATAATCTCGCACAAAATATCCCCGAACAATAAGAAGACTCCCCGTAGATGTAAAATCTATCCATAGAAGTCCGTTATGCATACCAAAGGTATCAAGCTATCTATAGGTTTGATTCCATTCACAAATAGGTTGAGAATCTAACAAGTTTCGACCCTTAAAGTTTCAGATCTGCAGCAGGGGGCCAACTGACATTTTTACTGGGTAGAGCATAAAGGTGTACTGCATTTATTGTGTGTGGGGTAGTGGAGTAGTGGTTTATTGGTGTGCGTGTTGAGATTATGTATTGGTAGAATGGGGTGGGGTATGCGTAGGGGTGTGGGATGTGTTATTGTAATAGGAGACATAGGAGAGAGACATGGAAGAGATGAACAGCAGGGTGGACGAGATTGGGAGTGGTGTAGGGAGTGAGGTAGGGGATTTTTCCGGCGAATTGTCTAATGAGCAGTGTGCGAAGTTAGCGGACATGGTGATGATGTTTGCTGAGGAGATGATAGGGTTTGAGTTATACCCATATGAGAGGGAGTTTGGGTGGCGGATATGTTATTCAGTAATTATTGAGGATGCGGAGGAGATCACCGCGCTTTTTTCCAGGCAGAGTGGGAAGACGGAGACGGTAGCGACGGTAGTAGATGCGTTGATGGTATTACTTCCAGTATTTGCGAAGGTACTTAGCAGTGATAGCAGGTTATTGAAGTTCAGGAACGGGTTTTGGGTAGGGATTTACGCACCTGGGTATGAGCAATCTGAGATAATGTTTGATAGGATGAAGGCGCGGATGTACAGCAAAGCCAGTATGAAGATCCTGCTTGATCCTGATATTGACATTGATTTATTGGATGCGCCGAAAAATATGGAGTTACCTAACGGTTCGTTTGCGCATTGTGGTACGGCGGCGCCACAAGCCAGTATCGAGGGCAAGACATTTCATTTAATCATTTTTGAAGAATGTGTAGGACCTGAATCGTTAGTTACGACTCCTGATGGTGACTTTCCTATAGTTGATTTGGTTGAGAATTCATATAGCGGAAAAGTCCGTGCTTTTTCTCATGATAAAAACGAAATAGTGTGGGCAGATGTTCTGGGGGTATTAGAAATTGAACCCCGTCATCAGTGTTTCGAATTGACCTTCTCTGATAATACTGTCCACAGGTGTACTGGAGATCATCGTTGGTTTATTGAGGGCGTTGGTTATGTATCTACTTATCAGCTTTATACGTTGGCGTATTTTTCTTATAATAATAGTAAGTTAGGAGTTGATAGTGATACTAACCGATCAAATGCTATTAGGAACTCTATTAGGAGATGGCTCTCTGAATTACCCGGACAAGAAATACTCGAAAAGTCCGCGGTATGTGATGAATCATTCTACGAAACAGATCGAATATGCGAAGGAGAAGCTCAAGAGACTGAAGAAATATGGTGCAGAAAAAATACAAATAGTAAAGAATCCAGGAAAAGGAAAGATGTGGGCTCGGATAGTGGGGAAATGTCGACCAGAACTGATTCCATATCACGAAGCGTTTTATCCAAAGGGGAAGAAAGGAGTATCTCAAAGAATTCTGAATTCCCTAGACAAAGAAGGTCTAGCTTGGTGGTGGATGGACGACGGCCATGTAAATACGAGACAGAATATGGGTCAGTTATCGACGAACGGTTTCACCAAAGAAGAGACAGAGATGATTTCCAGTTGGTTTGTAACGAAATGGGGAGTAAATTCTGTAGTGCAATTAGAGAACAGATCGATGACGTATCAATTGAGATTCAGGGTAAGAGATTTGGAGATGCTATCTACAGTAATCAGGGATTACGTATTCGATTCTATGATGCACAAAGTAATACCTACGAGAGAGGCGGTATGCGCCATCTGTCAAAAGACGTTTGCTCCAAAGAAGATAAGAGTACCGAACCCGTGTTGTTCATTAGAATGCAGGAAGATAAGAAAGAAGGAATACGACTTATTAAGATCCAAGGAATTGAAAGCCCTCCGAAAGTCTATGATCTAAAAACATCCGAAGGTAATTTCTTTGTGGGAAATGTTCTTACCCACAACTGCCAAGACATCAGTAGTGAGAAGATACGTGCGAGCATTCATCCCATGGCGAGTGCGACTGCGGGAACGCTAATAAAGATTGGAACCTGTAGTCCGAATAAGAGTGATTTTTACGAAGCGTGCAGGAGAAATCAGAGAAATGATGTTAACAAAGGATTAGCACGCAGCAAGTATCGAGCTCACTTTCAATATGACTATACTGTTGCGCAAAGGTATAACCCTCGGTATCGGAAATACGTGGAGAAGGAGAAAGAGCGACTGGGCGAGGATTCCGATGAATTCAAGATGAAATACCGACTTATTTGGATGTTAGAACGAGGCATGTACGTCAGTCCCGATATGCTAGATGAGTGTGGGGTGAAGACCAGTAATGATAAAGTTACTGTTGAAAAGGGAAAAGGCCGGAGGAAGAAAGTATTTACATTCACACGTAGTTCCAACGTAACCACCTACGACCCGTTGAATTCTGATATTTGTGCGGCGATAGACGTAGGTAGGGAGAATTCGACTGTAGTTACCGTAGCGAAAGTATTCTGGGAATGTCCTGTACTTTACGGTGACGAAGACAGGTATTTTTGTCATGTGTACAATTGGTTGGAATTAGTTGGTGATCAACACGAAGCCCAATGGCCACAGATACTTGAGTTCCTCGATAATTATCTAATTGGACAAGTAATCGTTGATGCAACTGGAAAGGGAGATCCCGTATATTCACGACTTGCGGCGGAATTAGATTCCAAAGGGATCACAGTCACGCCATTTTTATTCTCCAGCCAGAGCAAAGACGTTGGGTACAAAGTACTGTTACAAGAATTGACTGCGCGTAGAATGACTTTTCCAGCTGGATCTAGAGTTACGAGGATGAAAAAATATCAGAGATTTTATCAACAAATGTGTGACCTCGAAAAAAGATGGCGTGGACAGACGATGGTAGTTGAGAAACCCCGTGATGTTCAAGACGCGCATGACGACTATCCTGACTCACTTATGATGTTGTGTTGGTTAGTAAACGTCAGGGGTAGTATGGAAGTAGAAACTGCTCCAAATATGTTATTAGGTAGAATGAGTGGAATGGCTTCTAATATGGCGACAAGTGCCAGAGAGTGGTATCGTAAAAGAGTAAGTACTCCAAGGAGAGTACCGCGACCTAGCCATAGAGGAAGGTGGGATAGTTAAATGGAGATGGTTCATGACCAAACATAGTAATGAAACAAAGAGAAAAATAAGTCATAGTGTTAGGAGAACGAATTCAGTCAAGAAATATGGTTTGTCCCCTACTCAAGCACGTATGGAAGCACTTGCCGAAGGATTCAAAGAGGGACACCCAGAAGGTTTAGAAGTGAATACTGTTCGTAATTATGGTGACTTGGGAAAAGATACAGTTTACATTGGGGATGAACCCATTGTAGAAATACAGAAAGATGAAAGAATCCTGGCATATGAAGAACAAAAACGACTTGAAGCTGAAAAAGCAAAAGAGGGCCCTAAACCAGATATAGTTTTTCAGAAGTTAAGTGTAGAAAAGCCAGAGAAAAACGCAGAATTAAAGTAGGAGGATCTAATGGCCGATCTTGCATACCAAGCCAGTGCTCATGGCGGGATTCAGAATTTATTCGAAATGATGTTTGGCGATGATCTGTACAGAGCACATTCGAGAAGGCTTTCGTTGTACAGACGATATTGGCAATTTTATTTGGGCAAGCATTGGTCATATGAAAGAGATCCGGGAGAGCCTACGACTACAGTCAACTATTCTAAGAGATGTTTGGATCTACATAATGATTTCACGTTCAAAAAAGGATTTTCAACAGTCATTCCAGATGACCCAGGGACTCCAGAGGATGAAAAAAGTAATCGTGAATTCATTCGACTTATGTTGGAAGAGACTTGGAGGAGAAATAACAAGTTTCTTTGGGGGTTGGAAGCCGGCCAGATGGGTGGAGTCACTGGAGATTGTTTCGTTAGGATTTCTTGGGAGACTGAAGACCCCTTGGAAGACCCGTATGCCCGTGCTGATATTATCCCAAGCCATTTGTGTTTCCCCGAATTTGGGGGACCGCACGGGGTCGACAGAAAAAAGCTAACCCGTATTGCGATTGTCACCCCTGTTTTCAAGTATCCTGAACAGTTACCAGCAGCTCAGTATCGTAGCAGGTCAGTTGGAGTAGCTGCTCAAGTTACGATAAATGCCGAAGTATGGACGGCAGCTACATATAATAGGGATGGAACTATCAAGACCCCATGTACTGTCCAGGAATATGTAGATGGTGAGCCTAGTGGAAATCCAGTTGTCAGTTCCTTGGGTGAAATTCCTGTAGTGCATATTCCGAATTACCCTCTTGCTGGGGAATATTTTGGTCTGTCGGACATGATAGACAGTGTAGAAATCAATCGTGAGTTGAATGAGAAGATGACTGATATTTCAGACATCATTAATTACCATGCTTCACCGCAGACAATTCTCTATGGAGTCAAGCTCAGGGATCTGGAAAAGGGTGCTAACAGGATGTGGGCTGTTCCAGCTGATGCTAGGGTAGAGAATTTGGAGTTGGATAGCAATCTCGAAGCTTCCAATAAGTACATTGAACTCCTGAGAAAGTCTTTATTCGAGTTGACAAGTACTCCTGAGAACATTTTGGGTTCGACTACTCAAGCTATCAGCAATACGACTGGTGTTGCACTTCAGTTGCAGTTTCTTCCGATGATAGCGAAGAGAGATATTAAGGTTTTGACCTATAGTCATGGTTTGAGACTTGTTAATAGGTTGATGATAAAGATTACGGAGCTTGCAGATCCTGATTTCAGAATGAAAATGAAAGGTCTGAAGGGAAATAAGTATAGGAACAATGTAGTGTTCCCAGATCCATTGCCACATGACGAGTTGAAAGAGCTTGAGAAAGCAATAATGAAGATAGAAGCAGGATTGTCGGCCAGAAGATTAGAACTGGCTAATATGGGTAAGTCCCAGAAAGAGATTGAAGATATTCTGAAGATCATTGCTGATGAACAAGCTGAAGACAGAGAGAGTGAATTCGATTGGGGTGTTTCGGGTTCGGGAAATAATCCTAGATCGACAGGGGGTCCAGATGGCACTCGTGGAGAGAAGATAACTAATACGACAATACAGAAGAATGCATAGTGGCAGCATACGATAGACAATATTTGCAGAATCAGCGTGCGAAGCTCTTCAGTCGTATAACAAGGGAATATTCAGAGCTTAGAGAACCAGCTAGAAAACTTTATGATTTCACTTTAGAAGAATTGACGGTTGCATCCCTGATACTGAGTGGCACTCGGCTGACTCCTGCTGCGTCCGATACCATCCTGAAAAAATTAACCCCAAGAGTTAAAGATGTGTTGTTGGAATATGACCGAATTATTCGTGAAGGTGCGAGAAGTGCAGCATCTAGGGCTATTCAGACACAAGTTAATTATCTCAATGCACATGGGATAAAGCCTTTGTCCGATGCTCAAAGAGCAGAAATCTTAGAAGAAGTCGTAGAGAATCTTGACAAGCCATTTCCCATAGGTTCTAGGATGAATATGACTGCAAGATTGGCTCGAATTGGGAGAAATCATGTCCAGCAAATAGGTAAACTTTTAAAAGAGTCTCATGAAGAAAAGCCGAAAGAAATAATTGCAAAGAAGTTGAGTTCTGCTATTAAGCATTCGGCTAAAGGAAGAGCAGGCGTAAAGGGTGGTAGTTTTGTTAAAGATGCTCAGAGATTGCTTACTGCGGAAGAAGCACGAATAGCAAGAGAAGCAGAAATAACATATGCGAAAAGAACGGGAGTTTTATACGGGTATTGGAGACTTTCTCCTAGGCATCCAGATTATGGTGGAAGGGAAGTCTGTGATCTTCTGTCATCAGAAACAGATTCAGATACTGTTATGTCCTTAAAAGACAGTGGGAATTTGAGCAGAGTTTCTGAGTTAGGTGGACTTTATAAACTTGACCAATGGCCAGAATACCCGCATCCTTTTTGTATATGCTATATGGAACCAAAAATAATTGGTTGAAAAGTTCTTGACGAAAGTACAGTATCACTGTGATACTGTTACGTAAATGAAAGGAGGCCCAGGATGGGTAATAACAGTGCAGGTCGAGTTTCTGGAGGAAACGAAGGTAAGACCGATATGGACCGAGGTTCGGTAGACATCGGTACGTATTCCAAGACCAAGCGCCAGACAGGAACTGTTCCTGGTGGCATGGGCAAGAAACCGAATTCCAATAAACCCGACGACAACAAGGGAACTGTGAACGATCCCCGGTTGACCTAAAGTCACGAAATAGTTTACCACATGGCAAAGATATAGGATTTGAGATAACGGAGGCAAGACAATGGAAGGTACAGCAAAACCAAATACGAACGATCAAGACCCTAAACTACCAGTATCCCAGCAGGATGGTGGAGCAGGAGACGATCAGACACAGGAGCCGACACAGCAACCGACAAGGCAGCAAGAGCCACCTAAAACACTTTCAGAAGAAGAAATAAATGATCGCGTCTCGAAGGCAAGGGCTGAAGAGAAATCGAAAGTTCGAGGAAAAATGGATAAGTTGCAGGAAGAGAGAGAAGCTGCGGCTAAGAGAATCCAAGAACTTGAGGAAGAATTGAAGTCCAAGCAAACGGATCTGGACAAAGTAAGAAAGGGCGAGAAGAAGGAAACGGAGTCGATTGTTGAGGAGCTTGCCAAACTGCGGGAAGAAAATGTCAAGCTTCATGAAGCAGTCAAAGTGGTTGCGGAAGATGCTGCTAGAAAGCTCACAGAGTCTGAACTCAAGATGTACCGTGCTGATAAGATACGGGAATCTGGGTTGAAACTCGTCGAGTTAGTTTCTGGTGAGACTCAGGAGGAGATCGATCAGTCGATTGAAGCTGCTAAGAAGCGTGAAGCTGAGCTCCTGAAAGAAGCTAGGGATGAAGCGCAGAAAAAAGCAGAAGAAGATCTGAAAAAGACCCTTCCGAAACCATTAGCTCCAGATGGATCTGCAGGTCGTGGGCATTTGGCTACAGGTAGTCAAGAACGAGAGCAGATCGCTTCCATCAAAGACAAGTCCGAGTATTCAAAACGTCGAGATCTCCTGCTGGCAGACGCATTAGAAAAAGTCGGCCTGGCGAAATAGGTCCCAGGCTCTAGTGCAGGAGGAAAAAGATGACGGCTCTTTATTCCGGTGTATCGACAGCCGGTAGTTTTGTTGGCCTCCCGCAGGCTATTCTCGAAGTGTATTCGATGGATATTCTGCACGAGGCGCTTGGGATCATGCGCTTCGAGGAGTTCGCTGTTAAGAAGACTGAATTGGGAAAGACCCCCGGACAGACCATCACAATGACCAAGTACAATAACTTGGCACTCGGTGGCCAGCTAGCAGAAGAAGACGAGATGGAAGAGAAGGCTATGTCTGCTTCGCAGAAAGCCATCTCCGTAACTGAGTGGGGTAATGCTGTAGGAGTTTCTGAGAAACTTTTGCAGATGTCTACTCTAGATGTTCTGGCCGAAGCCGCGGTGCTTTTGGGTAGGGACTATGCAACTGTCAACGACAAAATGTGTCAGGATGCATTGTCCGGAGCTGCCCAGGTCATCTATGCGGGTGACAAGTCTTCTCGTGCAGCTATGATTGGTGGAACAGATTTCTTCGACGTTGAAGTAATTCGTCAGTCGGTGGAGATCTTGCAGACTAAGAATGCGCCAAAGTTCAATGGCGATTTTTACATCTGCTTCCTGCATCCGCATCAATCGGCATATCTTAAGAGAGATCCCGATTGGGTATCGGCAAATAATTATGCCAACACCCGTGCACTGTTCAACGGTGAGTTAGGTCGATGGGAAGACGTGATCTTCATCAGTACGACTATGTGCCGTAATGGTGCTGCTGCAACGTCCGATCCTGGATATGATGCCACGATGGCTGGTGCGGCAACAGGTGGTGTTTCTGCAGCGAATGTGTATGGAGCATACATATTTGCAGACAGTGCATATGGCGTAGCCACAGGTTTGCCGGTCGAAATGCGTGACAGTGGAATCCGGGATTATGGTCGTAAACATGGTTTGGCATGGTACGCGATCCGGGGTGCTGCGATTCTTGAGGACGATTTCATCGTCCGAGTGGAGTCCGTGTAGTTCGCATTCGTCTGTGGTCATTGATTCGTTTGAAAGGAGGCTAGCCTATGGCTAAGACCACGAAGAAGGCTGCTAAGAAGACTGCTGCAAAAAAACCAGCAGTGAATAAAAAAGCAGTTGAAAAACCAGAGGATAATGTAGTCGAAAAGCCGAAAGAGGAGATTAAGCCTCCGGTTAAGGTAGAGTCCAAGAAGGAAGTTCGAGAAGTTCCTGTTCCAGATCCTACATTGCAGACAGTTACGGCTGGTCAGGTAGTGAGGAAGATGGAAACCGCAGTAGCTTTGAAAACTACGAGAAAGTTTCTCGGAGCTTGGTACAATCTTAAAGCCGGAGAAGAGGTTACAGCTCCCAAGGAGGTTATCGATACGCTGAGACGTGGTGAATTCGTAAAATAGGAGTAGTCGATGGCAACTTTAGATGAGGTTAGGAATAAGGTCCGCAGAAAAGTCTTTGACTACGATGCGCCTCAAATCCTGATCGATGAGTACTACAACGATGCCATCGAATTTGCTCTGGGCAAGCTGAATAACGATTTCAATGAGACATATGCAGATGTTCCTTCCGTCTCTACGAATCATCTTTTTTTATTAGTTAAGCTAGCAGCCATTGAAGTATGTTTTCTTCGGGCTGCTAGGCTAGCTAATGCAGATGATGCGGGAGAAGGTACAGGAGACATTACCTCGATTTCAGTTCCTGACTTAACAGTTTCAGAAGATGGAGAAGGTGAAGCTGAATCCGGTGCAGCTTTCTGGATGGAGTATGCGAATACTTTACAGGAAGAATACGATGGAGAAGTGGCCAACAGTGGTCCGGGAGTCATGGGGGATATTGCTCAAGGGCATATCCACATTCAGTCTTTGACTAATGGAGGTATTGCACGGAGGAAGTTGGATCCAGGCCCAGATTCTATAGCTGCGTCAGTTACTGTTATAGGCAGCGATGTCTTGGTTGAATGGCCTATTGCATATTACGATTACTTCCAGAGGTACGAAGTTACTCGTGGACAGCAATCTAATTTGTCTGATGGTGAAGTTGTTTATCAAGAAGGTGATAATCAAGTTCATGAGTGGACAGATGAAGATCGTCCGGCAGGTACTTGGTATTATGGTGTGAAAGTCGTTAATATGAACGATCTTGAGTCGGCTTTTGGAACTATTGCACCTGCGGTGGTGACATAATGCTGACTGAGACTACCGTCCAGAATAAAGTTGATTCTGTAATACGGCAGTATAAGACTACGCCTATCAAGTACTACCCGTATGCGTCTGGTGCAGTTGATGTTTTCAAGCAGAGAATAAAGACGTTTGGCACTCCTGTTACTTTGGTAGGACGTGCAATACATCGACCAACGCCTGAACAGATTACGGTTATTGGTGATGGCGAAGAGTACGATATTGCTTTTTTGTTCAGTAAAATTGAAATGGATTTAAAGTTTCCATCGGCTACAGATGGTGAGTGGATAGACACTTACGGTCAAATGGAATGGAGAGATCGACGATATAAGATTGAGAAGGTGGCCCCCACGGGTCAAGTTGGTACGACATTTTCGATGGTTGTTGCTTTAGCAAACACTATTCCGGGACAGAGAGATCCGTAATGGGTGTTGAACTATATGGTGATTGGGGAAAGTGGGATCGTTGGGCTAAAGACCGTATAAATGGAATTACGGATCAGAAGAAACTGAAGTCAGCTATGCTAAGTGTAGGACAGAGGATACAGAACAAGATTCAGAACCATATTGACAAGCAAGACTTGGGTTGGGTTCCTTTGTCTCCGGCTACTGTACGTAAAAAGGGTTCGACTCAGATTTACGTCGAGACTGGGGAGTATCGAAATAGCATAAAGACTGTAGTTGAAGAAAGTGGTCCAGATTCCTGGGAATTGATTGTTAAGCCCGAGGGTACACATATGTCTTCGGGATTAGACATGCAGGTTTTGGGAAGATTTCTCGAGTATGGTACTTCGAAGATGCCAGCAAGGCCATTATGGAGACCGGTTTCGGCTGAGGTAGAGAGAATGTCAATGAAACAGCTTATTAAGGCTATGGAAAAGGCGTACAGGTTCTAATGACTTTTGCTGTGAACATACTCAAAGTTGATGAAGCTCTTGTAGCTAGATACTCGGGTATGACTATTGGTGGAACTGCAGTAGAAGTATTCATTGAAGATCCTGATCCAGAAGAATATCCTGAAAGAGTTTTTCCGTCGATTTCTATTCAGCTGATAGGTATGCCTGCGGCACCAGAACAATTAGATACCGATGATGATGTTCCCGAAGAGGTAGCTTGGCATCCTAGTCCGACTACTCCGATACGTGACATGAAAGATCCTCCAAGACCGTATAGATTGCTTTATTCCATTGATACTTGGAACAGACAGCTTGTTTCCAGATCACGCGATTTCCTTATGGAAGCTATGGTGGCTCGTACTCCAATTAATGGCTATTTAACTGTGGAGAATGTAGATGGAGAGAATGTAGATCTCTGGTGTTTTGCTAGAGGTGATGTTCTTCCTGTAAAAGAGAAGTCGGCTGATGATATTGTTTATCATGGCTCAAGAACGATTGAAGTATGGGCGTATCTTGACTCCGGCCAGTCTATTGTGGAAGAAAAGGCCACAGTAGAAATGGAGTGGGGTTCGTATGTTCATACAATGATCCCAGATCCCGACAATCCTGGTCAGGTTATTCCGGAAGTTGGTGGAGATAAGCTGGACATTAGGTTTGTAATAACGGAAGATGGGGTAGTGGTAGTTTAAACGATGTGGCACCTCGAAGACATGCATCGATTTTATGAGGGGAGGCCATAAGATGCGCATGAGGCGCAGGAGGAAAGGAAGATGACGATATACGCTCTCCCTGATGTATATGCGAATGAGGTTTCCACTACGGAAGGTCCTGTTCTCCCGGCCCAGCTAGGTATCGGTCTTTTGCAAGCAGTTACGCAGAAGGGACCGATTGGGGTTCCGGTTCGTACCAGGAACTTCTCGGCTTGGAAAAAGGTCTTCGGTGAGAGAGAAGCAGTAGCTCGTGGTGACGCAGCATATGAAGCCGAACAGTTCTTTGCTGAAGGTGGTTTCGAGCTGATCACTGTACGTCAGGCACATTTTGCAGATTTGACGGACAAGACTTCGTTTACTGGATTGCCTTCCAGTAGAACGATTCTAACAGATGGTGTTGCAGCAACAGCAGCTTCAAAGCAATTGGCTGTGGGCCCATACAATTTGGAACCTGGAGATAGTTTTGACATTCAGGTAGACAATGATGCTGGTGGAGCTACGACCCCGACATTCAATGCTGCTGCTGGATATGTTGATGACACATCTACCTGGCCATTGGCTTCGAGTCAGGTAGGAAAAACTGTTATTATCAATGGTCAAACCGTGGAGTTTGTAGGAACGGCCCAGACTTTGACTGACGCTATGGACGAGATGAATACCCAGTTGACTGGGTTACAAGTCTTTGACAATGGTAGTGGTCAGATTCGAGTTCGTAATGATATTCGAGGGACGTCTGGTACAGTCAGTGCTCCGAGTGGTACAAGTGACATTACTTGGGCTGCACCTACAGCACCGACAGGAAATGTTGCGAATATTGATTTGGTTACGACTGCTGAGGTTCAAACTATTGTTGAAGGAGCTACGACTCCGGCAGTGACAGTGACTCTCAATGGTGATGGGTCTTGTACAGTCACGTCACCAACAACTGGAACCGCGTCAGAATTAGATTTCCAGAGTGCCTTAACACCCTTGGGTATCTCGGTGGAGGTCATCAATGGAACCGCGGCTGGAGCCACGTACAGTACATTGAAATTCTGGGCAGGATACCTTGGGAACAAGTCTCCGGGTGAGTATGGGAATGTTCTAAAGACTTTGGTTACCCAGACTCCGAAGTATGAATCCCAAGGAGCTGGTAGTGACCTGAATTCAGATTACACTGCTGGAGAAATGACTATCGATGTCACGTCTCTGAATGGGATAGAATCGGGTTCCGTTCTGAAGATTTGGGATGGTACGAATACCGAATATCCAGTAGTGGATACGGTAGCGACGAGTGTTGTTGGAGGTTCAGTAACCTTTACGATTACTTTGGTTGCTGCGATGACCAATTCGTACACGGCTGCTGCAACACAGATGCAGACCCAAGAATTTAGTGTAGAAGTGTACAATGGGAATGTATCGGTAGAGACTCATGAAGATATGTCCCTGTTGGATACGGCTGATAACTATTATGTCACCCTGATGAATGATGAAGCCACGGGATCTGAATATCTGTTTGCAGAAGACCTGACTCCGGCAATCGATGTTGGTGCAAGGCTTCCGGCTGAAGATTCAGCAGCTACGTTGCTTTCCGGTGGTACGGATGAGACTGTAGGATTGGTTGATGCTGACTGGATAGGTGAGTCAACTGGTGGAACTGGTCTGTATGCTTGGGATAATATCCATGAATTTGCACCTCTAGCAACTCCAGGAAATAATGGGGCAGCTCTGGCACATGCTGCGGCAGAGTATTGTCGTTCCAGGATTTTCTATGACTATGTGACCTACTGTGATGAAGGAATGACAAGCACAGAGTGCATTGCTTTCAGGAATACAGTGTTGGGACTCAATTCCAGCTATGTCTTCCTGTATGCTGGTGGAGAAAAGGTTTATGATCCGAATGGATCAGGATCGAATCCACAGAGGAGCATTTCTGGTGTTGGGGCCATCATGGGTCTGATGGGTCGTGTAGATACTCTGCCTTCGCCAAATGGTGGGCCATGGAATGCTCCGGCAGGCGAAGGAGACTACGGTACTCTACGTAATGCACGAGATGTGGCAACTGAGTACACCGATACGGATCATGGAAACATGAATCTGGCTGGCATCAATGTTATACGTAAATTTGGTCCGACATCTCCAGTGTATGTTTGGGGCCAAAGGACTCAGTACACTGGTGCTGATAAGAAGTGGGTCGATATACCGGTACGAAGATTCTTCCAGTTTGTTGAGAAGAGCATAATTGATTCGACTCGTTGGACAGTATTCAGAAACAATGATTTCCGTCTGTGGGACAAAATCAAAGACAGAGTAGAAGCGTTTTTGAGGGATCTAATGGATGATCGGGCATTCCCGACAACGGATGCGGCTGCTGCATTTAGTGTGTTGTGTGGTATCACTGATGGTACGATGACTCAGACTGATGTAGATAATCACAAGACAAAGGCCACAGTTGCATTAGCTCCTCAGAAGCCGAACGAGTTCACGATTTTCGAATTCTCTCAGAAGGAGGGTGTTGCAGAGGTCACCGAGCTTTAAGCGCGGCCTAGGAGGAAGACATGTCTGATATTTATAGAAATTTCAAATACGAAGTCGAAATAAACGGCTTTGTAAGGGCTGGATTCTCCAAGGTCACTGGCCTGAATGAGACAACTGAAGTAGTTGAGTATCGTGAAGGTGGTGAGAATGAGACTCCAAGGAAGCTTCCGGGGCAGACCACATATGACAACATTGTTCTAGAGAGAGGTATGTCCAATGATTCTGACTTCATTAATTGGCGTAAGCAGATTTTTGATGTCGATCAAGCTGAGGGTAATCAGGGAAATGATGAGTTCCGCAAAACGGTAACCATTTACCTGAAGAATAAAGCAGGAACACGTGTCAAAAAGTGGGTTGTTAAGAAGGCATGGCCGGCAGAGAAGGGAAATCCTGATCTAGATGCTATGGCCAACGATCCAGCCATTGAGACACTGACTCTAGCTCATGAGGGAATCAAAGAGAGTACACTCGCAGGCTAGTAGATTCAGTTATTGACACGTTTAGTCATTGTTGAAGACATAACAGGAGAAAAAGCAATGAAAGAATCTGATCAAATTCCACAAATTGAGGAAGAAGTAGTTACGCCACCGCCTCCTTTAGAAGAGAAGGTGGAAGCAGAAGAGTACGAGCCTGATGAGAACGTACGTCTTCCGGTGGGAATTCCCGTAGACGGTCAAAGATACCGTAATGTCCTGATAGAGGAGATGTCAGGTATTGATGATCATCTGGTTTCGAGCAAGAAATCTGGAAACAATGGGGCAAAGGCTATGACTCTGGTTCTGTCTCGATGTATGCAGGCAGTAGAAGGCTATTTAGAGCAGAAGAAAGATCCAGAAAAGATGTTTGATAGGAATATCCCCAGGATAATGACTCAACCGGATCGTGATTTCCTGATTACTCGTATCCACATGCTAGCAGAACGGGATGAGGGAATCATGGCCGGTGAGTGTCCTAGATGCCAACGTGTTTGGGAAGAACCTGTCAAGCTGTCTAAGCTTCCGGTCGTAGAATGGCCTGATGACAAGCCTTTGGAAATAGAATTCGAGCTGGAAAAGGGATCTTTAGAGATTGTAAAAGGCCAGAGGGTTTATCACAAAAAGGGAGTTTTGAGATTTCCTACGGGTAAAGAGCAGGAGCTTGTTGCCCAGCTATCCACTGTTGCTGAGGCTACTGATTCGATGTTGGCTGCTTGTATTACCAAGCTAGGAACATTGGAGAATGTAGATACGGAGGTAGTAAAGAGATTCAAGACAAGGGATCGAAAGAAGTTGATGACAATAATCCAGAGAGAGTTACCTGGCATACGTCAATGGAAGAGTGTAAAATGTCAGTGTGGACGTGAGTTTGACATAGTGTTGGATTTAGCAGCTTTTTTCGAAGGACGGCGGAGCAAAACGATAAAATACTAAGGAACCTAGTCGAGCATTGTCATCATTTGGCTCTTTACTATGGTTGGACAGAATCTGAGACGCTTCGCCTTCCTACTAGACGGAGACTTGAATATGTGGAATTGGTTAATGAGCATGTTCGGGTGTTGAATAAGGGAGGGCAATAGTTATGGCCAGTGCTGGATCTCAGATGCTCCTTGGAATCCGGTTAAAGATCGATGCAAATGGAGTAGTTACTGGGGCTTCGTTGGCTGACGATGCCCTAGAAGGTGTGAAGAAAAGTGCTGAGGATACTGGAGATGCCGTAGACCAAGCTGCGAAGAAGATGGAGCAGTCTTTTGGTGCAGGCGGTGTTCTAGCTACGATAGGTGCAACTGCAGTAGGGTTGGGAAAGACCATAGAGCAGAAGTTTTTGAATCCTGCCATAGATCAGGCCAAGACATTCCAGACTGAGATGGCCCAGCTAGGCTTTGTTACCAAGGCTTCGACACAGGAATTGGATTCATTACGTGGAGTAGCGATTAAGACAGGTCTTCAGACTCAATTTGCTCCACAGCAGGCCGCTTCAGCTATTCGTATGTTAAGAGCTGCTGGACTTGATACGAAGACAGCGTTAGAAAGTTTGAATGCTACTTTAGATGTGGCCACCGGTTCAGCAGGTATGTTGGGATTAGATACAGCAGCAACGGCCACAGCAGCAGGGATATTGAAATTTAAGCGTACTGGTGAAGATGCTCGGAAAATAATGGATACGTTTGCCCAGGCTACTAGGGAGACGAATCTTCAGTTTCATGATCTTCCGATAGTTTTGAACTCGATGCGTGCTGCACCAGCACGATTGAAATTGACTTCGGCTGAAGCATGGGCTTTAGCAGGTGCTTTGAAAAACGCAGGAATGATGGCCGCACAGGCTGGTCAAGGAGTATCTGGATTTGCAGCTAGATTGATAATTAATCAGAGATCTGTTGAGAGATACCTCCAAAGACACAAGATCACTGAGGAGCAATTGTTCCAGCTTCCAGATACTGCGAAAATGGATAGAAGAACGAAAGCGTTTAAAGACTTGGGTGTACATATTTTTGATGCTCAAGGCAAAATGCGTCCGATGATGGATGTCCTGAATGATATTCTTAAGGCTTCTGAAAAATTGACTGGTGAGAGTGAGAGGAAGTTCTTGACAGTAGCTTCTCAATTCTTTGGTGAGCAAGCTGGAGCCATGATTGAGGCTCTGAAACTGATGGAGCGTAATGGCAAAAAGGGTGCAGAAGCGTTTGAAGATCTGGTTAAGTCCATTGATAAAGGAAAAGGTGCTTCCAGGGAAGCTGCAGAAGCATTTGAAAACACTGCTCAGGGACTTGAGACATTCATTCAAGGTACTAAAGAGACGATTGATATTTTGATGGGTGAGACAATTGTTCCTACGATGATGTCCTTCCATAAGTTGTGGAGAGATATACTCAATGCAGTTTTAGGTTTTGTTGAGAAGAATCCTGTGTTGGCCAAAGCATTAGGTACTACTCTAGCAGTGCTTTCGAAGATTCTAATTGTTGTTGGAGGATTGGCATTGGCTCTTGGTGCAGCTACTTTGGCTTCGGTTTTACTAGGCAAGGGATTGGCAGCTGCTGGAGGATGGGCTGGAGTAGCTAAGATAGCTTTCAGTTCTCTGTCGATGGTTCTCAAGGGTCTTGGAGCTGCAATGGGGGGCATTCTCCTCACGATGGGTCTGATGTACCTTGGTATGAAGCTCTGGGCAGCTATCTGGGATAAAGATGCGAAAGGTATATTCAAGTCCATTCAGAATGTCCTTACGGATATAAAGCTGGTTTGGAGGGGTTTTGTTGATTGGTCTGATGGAGCTTCAGATGATATTGCGTTATTTGATGCATTGAAGGAGAGAAATCTTGATGGAATAGTGATGACTCTGCTTCAGTGGAGGGATCGTTTAGTAGCTTTCTTCGGAGGTATGTGGGAGTCAGTTAAGGAAGCTTTTGTTCCGATAGCCGAGGTTTTTTCATGGCTTTCCGATGCTCTTGGTTCGATCATAGATTATTTCCGAGGATTCACGAGGGTGATTAAGGTCACAGATATTTCAGATCAGATTCAAGGGTGGAGATCTTTTGGTAGGATCGTGGGGCATTTGGCAAAAGTAATTTTTCCGTTATTGCTTCTCCGTATGGCAGTATTGTTGACAAAGACTTTGGTCCAGACAGCTGCGTATATGTCTCAGGGTGCAGTACTTCTTCTGTTGAATGCACGAATGATTCTGTTTGCGGCTCTGATTGCTATTGTAGTTGCTGCGTATGCAGGTCTTCTTGTTCTGGCTAAGAGGGGTGGTGAGAAGCTCGGACCTTGGTTATTTGAATCAGCAGAGAAGGCGGCAGCAAAATTAGCTCTGCTTATTGAAGGAGTGAAGAGATTTTTGGGTGCTGCTGCTGATTGGGCTTCTGCTGCCTGGGATAGAATATTTGGTGGTGGTGATGAAGCAAAAGCCAGGATGGATATGGCCAGTAGTATGATGAAGGGTGCTTTCACTGTCAAAAAGGGTGAAGAAGATCTCATGAGAAGTTTGGTAGCTGCACAGCAAGCAGGATTGTCTGATGTAGTAGCTAAGAGAACATATCAGCTGCAGGAATTGAGAGCAGGTAGAGATCCAGAAGTAGCTGGGAAGCAATGGCAGATGCTTCGAAGGGAACAGTTGCAGCGAGAAGGTGCAAAGGGACAAGCTCAGCGTGGAGAAGGGGCAGGGATGTCTCTAGCTGGAGGGGGAGTACAGGTAGGTAATGTCGTTTTTAATTCTAAGGAATTGAGTAGGGAAGATATGAAGAAGGCTGCTGATATTTTCTTTGAGGAAGTAGAAAAGAAGCAGGATGAGAAGAATGAAACGGAGTTTTATCTATGAGTGGTGTAACAGGTAGACCCGTTACTAAGGGATGGCTAGCCAGGGTTTCTGATGGAGAAATACAGGCCGTGTTTACGTTTCAATTCAATCCGTCAGAAAGAACTAGGTCTAGGGATATTGAATACACGATAGTGTCTCCGGTAGGTTCGACAGAGCCTACAGCCGAATTTAGATCTGTTTCAGGTACGCGAATAGTTATGACTTTGCTTCTTGATGCTACAGAGAATTACGATGAAGATAAGGAGGGTGTTGGGGCTCAATTGGCTTGGCTAGAAAGTTGTACAGAACCTGATATTGATAGATTCAATGATGATATTGGTCAATTCATAGCTCCAAATGAATTAAGATACGGCATGGGTAAGGATTCATGGAATGTTGTGATGACTCGATTTAATCCTCGTGAAGTGAGATGGAATAAGTCAGGATTCACGACACGGGCATATGTTGACATTGAACTCCAGTCTACATACAGGGATATAGCTGCAATTAAGGCTCGATTGAACAGACTCAAGCTTCTTCGTTCTAAGGTTGAGACTGGTACTGTTATAGCAAATCAGTGAGGGTGACATGACAGTTTTTGGTAACTCACGATATCGGTTCGGGAATACTCAGCAGATAATGGATAAAAATGGTGATGTGAATGCTGTTCACATGCTTAGGGATACTACGCAAGATCCAGTTCGAGGTTCAAAAGTATACCAGCTTGGTGCACCAGATACTCTGGAATTTTTGGCCTTCAAGAGATATGGTGATGCGAATAAGTGGTACATTTTAGCGGATTCGAATCCACAGGTTTTCTTTCCATTGGATGCAGTTCCAGGTAATGAAATAGTTGTGCCTCCAAAGTCTGTAGCGGCAGTTAAATGAGTATACGTGAACCCATATGCATGATGTGGGTTGGGAAGAGACAGCTTCCGCAACAGCTTATCCGTCGTTTGCGACGAGTTACGATCAATTTCCATGAGAAAAAAGCTACCGCTGGAGAAGCATTGTTTGATGATACCGATACGTTCATTATGGATTCGAAGATGTTCAGGAAAGGTACTCGCATAGCTCTCATAATGGGTTGGGTACATGAATTCATTCCAGTGGGTCCATTCATAGTCAAGAGCTACGGAATGCAGTTTCCGGATTCAGGCGATCCGAAATTTTCTTTAAAGTTTCAAGATCCGTCTCACAAGATGAATAAAAAGCAGAAGAAGAAACGACATCTTGGGACTCCTGAAATGATCATCAAAAAATTAGCTCTGTCGCATGGATTGGGCTACGATATTGATACGATTACAGGATTGGAATTTACTGAAGACTTTCCTTTGATTCAGGCCAATGTTTCTGATGCTGCTTTGATGCAGAGATTGGCTTTCAGGTATGGGTATGTCTGGGGAGTAGAAGGACAGAATCTGTACTTCAAGAAACCTGCGGATTTAGAGGAGGAAGGTGTTCAGGAACATGATGATGTTCCAGTTTTGTCTTACAGAATGAATGATTTTTCTCTTAAGAGTTTTATGCCTGACATTAAGTACTCGAAGGGGGGTAAGCGTAAAGCAAAGAACGAGCTTACGGAGAGTCTTGATGAATTGGGCAATGAGATTGAGGGATCTCTAGGTGAGTTTGGTAAATTCCTAGAGGGTAAAGCTGACGATATAAAAGAAATATCTCCTGAATTGGGAGATCTCATGTCTTCATTGAGTGGTCAGGAACCTGATGATGAGTTTGAAGAGTATGGTGAGTCCAATGATACGGTTCAAACGCAATCGGTAGTCATTGATTCAGCCAGTGGTTTTGTCGAAAAGATTACGAATTGGGTAAGTCAACAGGGTTCTGATGAACCGAATGAAGAATCAATTCCAGGGAGTAAGAGTGGTGCTGCTACTCCGTCAACTGAGGAAGAGGCTCAGAGGCAAGCTGCTGGGAAGATAATTGCTGCTTCTGAGATAATTACTGGTAAGGCTATACCTACGATAGCTTCGATGAGATGGCGTCCAAGAATGGGGGTAATACTGGCTGGAGTAGGCCAAAGATTAAGCGGTAAATATCGAATAAAGGGTGCCTTGCAGGAATATACCGAAGATGGCTTCAGAACTGAGTTGGATGTAGCCAAGCGCACATTCTATCCGGGTCCGAAAGATAAAGATAAGATCTCGAAGGAGTCAGAATCCCAGAGTATGGGCCAAGATCCAGGAGCTTCGAAACCAGGCAAAGCAGATACTGCTACGGGACCTCCTCCAAAAGTAGAAGTGTGGATAGATTCTGCAGCAGGTACTGCCAAGAAACATGTTATTGATGGGCAACCAGATCCAGAACCTGGAATTCAGAGTATTTCAGGTGGTGGATATACAGATGAATGGACTCCCGAGTAATGTATATGGATTCAGAATTTGAGGAACGATTTAGAGGTCGGTATTTCGGCAAGTATCGAGCTTGGGTAACGAATCGTTCAGACCCTAAAGAATTGTGCCGTATACTTCTCAAATGTCCAGCCGTTTTAGGTACTGAAGAAGAGTTGGGATGGGCTTTACCAAGCCCAGCTGCTGGAGGTGGAGTCAATACTGGTGATGTAAACATCCCTCAGATAAATGACATCGTTTGGGTAGAATTCGAGGAAGGGGATCCCTCTAGGCCATTATGGGCTCCAGGCATGTGGACTATTCGTGATGGTGAGAATACTGTTCCAAAGCACGGTAGAGCCCAACCAGATACTACAGACTATGCTCGACGCGAATATGGCAATGTTCCCCCGTCTCAGTTTGAAGGAACTTATGGTAATAACCGTATAATTGGTGATGTTGCAGGAAATTTCTTAGAGCTAGATGCTACGTCTGGTGCAGAACGGGTTCAGCTCTCGCATCGAACAGGTACTCGTATCGAGATGCAGAGTGATGGTGGATTCCAAGAAGTAGTAGGTCAGTCTGCTGTACGACAAATTGGTGGTAAGCATAGTGTAGAAGTAATTGGTCAAGAAGAGTGGTATGTAGGTGGAGAGAGGACAGTCACAGTAGAAGGTTCTGTTACAGAAGAATACAAGGGCAAGGATTTTAATCAGAGTTTCAAGAATAGGTCTTCGTCAGGACGATCAGTAACGGAAACTCTTTCAGGTAGTTTCAGTCAGACCGTTGGAGGTACTTGGGATCTGAAGACAATTTCTCAGATGGGTATACAGGCTGGTGGACAGCTTAGTGTAAATGCTGCCCAGAACATGAGGTTGTATGCTTCAGAGAATATGGAGATAATTGGTTCTAATGCCAATGGTCAGATTTCTTTGCCACCGGTACTCAATTCAGTATTGATTCATGGGTATAATGGTAAGACTGTAGTTCAAGCTTCAGATATTACGGGTGAGATTTTTGTTCCTCGCATAGAGATGGATGGCATAACAGGATTTTTGGACTTGTTTGGTGGTGTTCTTGAGTCGGGTCAAATTGAACTCGGAGTGTCTCCAGGTGGATGGAATGTATTTCTAGGAGGTACTAGTCTAACGGCAGGTACAGAAGCTGTCATAAAAGGTACAACATTTTTGAGTTCTTTGTCTACGTTGACTATAGGTTTGCAGACGTTTCTGACAGCTATGGCTGGAGATGCTGGATTGGCTACGGTTGCTCCGACTACGGTTGCAGCAGCTACGGCTTTGAATATTATTGTCGGGACATTCATAGGTCAGTTGACTAATTTTCCGTCATTAAAGGTATTTACTGCGTAATGTTGAGTAGAATAAAAAATGTATTGCCTAAAGCTAATCTCCAGTATTCAGAAGATATTGTAGAAAGAAGAAAGGTTTTGATAGAGGCATACAAAAAGGAGAAAGAGAATCCGAATCTTAGAGTAAAATTGTTGTTGATATCTAAGACCTTGAGGTTGCTTCAGTCTCAAGTGGTGTTTGAGAATATCAATAAGGTTAAGGCTTTGGCAGTGTATGAGAAGGACCGGTTGAAAAGAGAAGGCAAGGTATTGACTGATGGCTGCTGAATGGATTGAATTTGATCCGTCTGCAATTTTTCCAGATGAAATGGCAGCATTAGTAAGTGCTGTTGAAGATACAGTAGATGCATTGGTACCGGCCATTCAGTTACTTGCTGATGCGGTTCGTGTAGCAGCTTTGTTTGCCCAGGATCTGGTAGATGCTCAAGAAGCAGTCATATCGGCTATGCAAGATGCTATTTATCAAGCAGTTCAGCAACTTACTCAGACAGGAATATTTTGGACTTTTCATATGCCCGTGTCTTTGGCAGGTCCTATAGAGCCGTATACTTGGTTGAATGATTTGGCTTTGTCTTTTGATGACAGGATGGATCCAGAGAGACCAATTTTGGTTACACCTGCTTTTGTTGGAGCAGTTGCTGTTGCAGTGACTACGGTTGATTATGCTGATCTGTTCAAGCAGTTTCGTGCTCTATTTGATTTGTTCAATAAGCTCATAGCCAGTGCTGACCAGGTAGATCATTGGTATGATGATGACAATCCGTTTGAGGTAATTCCTGGTGTAGGTAAGGCTCCGAATTGGGGAAATATGACTTTAGTTGATGTGATACCTCCAATAGCAGACTTAGTTGATTTACTTCTTTCTTTTGCAGATTCTATTTCAGCAGCTAGGAGTGGATTATTAGATGATTTTGCTGATTTCTTGGATCAGAAGGCAGCTATTTTTCAGCAAATTGCTGACCAGATAGAAGAAATTCTTGATACATTGCTTTCGTTATTAGATGTGTCTGGAGCATGGCTGCTTCCGATATATGGAGAATTCGATACAGAGGACATAAAGACTTTGCTTAGAACTGCTGAAGGAGGACCGTTGGGAGTGTCTGGAGCTTCATACACTGCTGGTGTAATGTTCTTGGCTACAGGAGGTACGAGTTCGTCAGTAGCTGCTGATGCTTTGTTTGATTTATTTGGATTGGCAAAGGAGGTAACGGAAATATGACAGATTATCCTAGTGGAATTGCCTTTCCGTTTAGGTTCATTGCTGCTGGTGGTGTTGGTAAGGCTTCTGGTGCAGAAAAGATTGTGTCGAATCTTAAGGCATTGGCTTTGTCTGCTCTTAGGGAACGTCTGATACGTAAAGGCGTAGGTACTATTGGATATGAACAGGTGATGCGTTCTGGTATAGCTGAAAGAGGGCCCATAATTGAGGGAATAATACGAGAAGCGGCGGTAAGATATGAGCCCAGGGCTTTGAATTTAGAAGTAGACGTATATGAACGAGAAGATGCTCAAAAACAGAAAGCTACGATAGTGAAGATGTCCTTTATATTTAAGAACACAGGAGATCCTGTTACAATGAGTTTGGAGCTCACTTAGGAGGAAGCCATGCCGACTGTGGAAACGTTATCTGGGAGTGTAATTACAGTGGACATGGGTACCAGAGACTTCGAGGGGTACCGTAGTGATGTTCTAGATGAAGGTGGGCTGGCAGATACCTATGCTCCAGAATGGACAGATCGATCTGAATTAGATTTGGGCGTGGCTATGGTTGAAGGTTTTGCCTACATGGCCGATATTAATTCGTATTATCAAGATCGTTGTGCAAATGAAGCACTGTGGCCGGCCATTACTCAACGTCGATCGATAATCAAGCAGTCAGAGCAAATCGATTATACTTTGAGATCAAATGTCAGTGCTAGTGTAGAAATGACATTTGTCTGTAATGCTGCTGGAACAGTTCCGGCTAAAACTTCGATAAATGTAGATACCAGTGATGGTTCAGATTCAGCGCCTTTTGAATTGGAGAGTGATTTTGTTTCTCCGGGAGCTGGAACATATACTGGTGAGATTGCTCTTCATGGAGTAAGCACAACGGATTCTCCTTGGTCTAGTGATGGGTCACCGGACCAGCAATTCGTCCTTGCAAGCTCGCCACTAGCCATGAATCCCGATGGCACATCAAGCCTCGAAATATGGGTCACAGCAGGGCCTACGACTCTCTGGACTCAAGTCAATAACTTCCTGGAGTCTGGTCCAACAGATGAAGTTTACCGTATTGAGATTGATGAAGATGATGTTACTACGGTTATTTTTGGTGATGGTGTAAATGGCAAGAAGCCGCCAAGTGGAGTCAATAATATTTCGGCTACGTATCGAGTAGGTGGAGGTACAGCTGGAAATGAAGTAGGTATAGGTAAGCTCACCAAGTTAGGTGGAGTATTTGCTTTTGTTGATTCCATTACAAATCCGGCCAAGCCTTCTGGCGGAATGCCCAAGGAATCGATAGAGGAAGCCAAGGAAAATGCTCCGGCTAGTCTGAAGGCTTTAGATAGGGCTGTTACTCATGCTGATTATGTAGCTTTGGCCAAAAAAGTTCCTGGGGTTATGAATGCTTTTGCATACCGTGGTGATGGAGCTTTTGATGAGTACATTATAGTCGCTGCAGGAGGTTCCAATCCAGTTCCAACAGGTAATTGGGATCCATATACTGAAACGGGTTCAGGACTTTTAGGTGCAGTTGGAGCATATATCACAGAGAGAATGACTACTCCGGTTATTCTTCATATTCGTGCTGTTGAGGTACCCCGTATTAATGTCAAGCTTACGGCATACCTTTTCAATAAGGTTCGTAGGGTAGATGCAATCAGAACTGTCTCAGAAGCTGTTGAGGCAATGTTTAATCCAGCAACTCAGGATTTCGGAGGACAGATGCCGATGTCAAGGGTTTCTGACATAGTTGAAGACATATCTGGTGTTGATTATATGGATTTGCATAGGTTCCAGAGAGTACCATATGGCCGTCAATTGGTTACTTCGACTCCGGTACCTTGTGATATTACGTTCACAGATCTCATAAGTGGACAAGCTGCAACGAGAGATCGTTGGACGGTGCAGTTTTACAGTACTACGAACTTTCGTGTTTATGGTGAATCCGCTGGGGATCAGTCTAATGTAGGAACATTGGGAACAGTGTATTACGTTGATGATGAAAGCCTATCGTTTTTAGTAAATGCTGGAACAGTAGATCCAACGGCTGTAGAAAGATGGGAGATAGTAACTGGCTCATATTTGGGAAACATAGATCCTGATTTTGATGAGCTTTGTTTACTCTTTAATGATGAGATACAGTTAACGGTAGTAGGAGGATTGGGGTAAGCGTGAATGGAATTAAGCAATCCATTATCGATATTTCAGCTAGACAAGCTAAGACCGCTTCCTCTAGTTGTAGATTTTACTCACGTAGACTTGCCTGGACCTCTTTTGATTGGAGAAGTTCCAGCGGGACATATTGTAAAGAATACAGTAGTATGGATTAGGGAAGCATTTGATGGAGGGTTAGAAATTACCGTGGGAGATCTATTAGCACAGGCTAGATTACAGACTACAGCTGATAATCAGGCAGAGTATGTTGATCATTTCAATGTAAATAACGTACATGAGTACGAAACCAATACCGACGTGTATGTGTTCTTTCCAACTGGAACACCTACGACAGGACGTGGTAGAGTAATTGTGTTCCTCGACTAAAGAATGTCGAGCACAGAAGGAGTGAAATCATGGCATGGTACGAGAAGATTAGAGGAATCATTGGGAATTTGTTCCAGCTTGACGGGCAAGATGGACCACAGATTAAGAACAATAGTGGAGTTATCGAAGCAAGAAATAACGATGACTCTGCTATGGCGTTGCTCAGAGGTACGGGTATTCCGTCAACAGGGTCTACCCTAGACGATCTACCAGATTTGCTGGACATGAGAGGTCGGGTAGCTGACATTGAATATTCATTCGATGGAGCCTCGCCTCCGTCTCCAGGTACGAATACTGATAAGTTTGGATTCGTTCATACGTCCGGTGGATCCTATACGGCTGGGGATGTTGTATATGACAATGGAACTGCTCTGATCACAATGCCGTCGAATGTTGCAACGCATTTGACTTCCAGGTCAGCAGTAGCAGGTACGATTTCTCTCATTGCCAACGGTGTTTATGCACGCCAAGGTGCGTCATGGGTACTGAAAGGGGATGGAACTCCGACACTTCAAGGTGTTGAATTGGCGATTGCCGTTGATTATGATTTCAACGACACTACGGTTAATTCGACCACAGTGGTTCCCGATGGAGCAATTGTTACGAGGGTGACTAACTCAGTTACTACTGCATTCAATGACGTTGCTGCAACGCTTCAAGTGGATATCGATGGTACGAGTGATGAGACTGTCATGGCAACTACCGATTCCAAGCTGAAGAATACAAACGAGTATAGTGTACCTCAGCATACAGTTATCACTTCAAGTACTACAGGTACTGTTAAACTGACTGTAAGTCCTGGAACTTCTACTGCTGGTGCTGGACAGGTGATCGTACACTACGTGACGCCTTACGCATAGGTCAGTAAGTGGCACTTAGATGGGAGAAACTAGCCGGGACTCTTGCGTCGTGGTTTGGCCTAGGCGGGGAGGAAGAAGTTGGTATAGGCATAAACGAATCCGGGCACATGATTTTTAAAGATGAGCATGTGTTCGGTACTCCCACTTTGACTGAGGTTATGGAAGGCGGTACAGATCCAGGTAACTATTTAGTTAGTAGGAATACGGGTCAGCTTATGACTAGTCGTAATGATGGAGAGGTATTGGTTCACCGATGAGCTATCATGATGTAGAGACAGTAGGTGGAATCCATATTCCGTATAATTGGGAGTATGCAGATCAGTCTGCTAGGGAAGGCGCTTCTGGGTTTGTTGCTGGAGATGTTGGTAAGTTTGCTCGGCAACTAGACAATAATTCGATTTGGATGTTGACTGAGGTTTCTCCTGCTTGGATTCAAGTTTCAGGCGGAACTAGTGTTCCTGCTCATGCTCCAACGCATAAGAGTGGTGGTTCTGACGCAATAAAGCTCGATGAACTTGCAGCCCCAACAGACAGTACGGATTTGAACGCCAGTACTTCAGCACATGGTTTGATGAAGAAGCTTGGTGGTGGTACGGATAATTTCTTTAGATCTGATGGTGCTTGGGAAAAGCCATTGCTTGCTGGTTTAGGTGATACCAATCTTTTGTCTCTAGCCGATTGGGATTACCTGAAATATGATTTGTCTTCTGGTAAGTGGATAAATAAGCAAGGGAGAATACCTGAGCTTGCTTTTTCTCAGCAGTCGTCAAGCTACACTCCGAGCTATGCAGATCTTTTGACAGATGGTCCAGTTATTGTCATGGATACGTCTGGGGGGAATCATACAGTTACGTTACCTGCTGCAGATACTTTGCCAGCGGATGGTAGAATCCATCGAGCTTGGATACACCATACGGGTACAGGCAATAATACGTTGACTGTTGTGTGTAGTGGAGAAAATTTCCAAGACGGTTTGGCATCCCTCAAAGTATTAAAAGGCAAGACCGTTCAGCTAGGTGGATTTAATGCCGGGTCTGGAAACCCTGGGTGGATGCGTATTAGTGACATGCTCACAACGCTTCAAGTACGAAGGGCAGCTACTTGGGCTGCGTTAAATTTTGCATCGCCAAATCCAATACCCTGGGATTCGCAGGACAGAGAGGACAATACAGATGTTTCTGAGTGGACTTCAGGTTCTAGGATCTATGCCAGGTTTCCAACTACATTTGAAGTGAGCTATGCTTTTTCAATCGATAGTAGTGGTGGTTCACCTTGGATTATTGAAGCATGGATCAGGAAAAATGGTTCTGCTGATATTCTAGGGTCGTATCTAAGAACTGGCAACTATTGGGATGAAGATCAAAGTGCCAGTCTTCCCCCGTTGTCTATAGATTTGGAAGTAGACGACTATTTGGAAGTGTTTTTAGATCACTCAGGTTTATCAGGCAGTTTAGTTGAGGCCATGTTGATGATAAAGACTAAGGTGTAGCAATGACTGAATATCAGTACGTGAGTGTAAGTCAGAAGCCAGCTCTTCAGTTGATATTAGATTCCGTATCGATGTCCGCTATGAGCAATAAGAATTTGACTGACATCTCGTACCATCCAAGAGAAGAATGGCTGAAGATCTGGTTCGATTCCGATTTGAGTGTAGGGGATAAAGCCATCCTAGATGATGTTGTGAGCAATGCGGTTTCAGTTGGTTCGAGCTGGCGTAAAGAAGTTGGTTCCGAGTACTTTGAGCTGTCTCCGTCGGAAAATCAAGGGTGGGTGGTTCACGGTGGGCGTATCAAGTTCAATAAGGTGTTTGGTAGTGTGCCAAAGGTTTCGATCTTGACCGCTACAGGCGATGGTACCTTTGATCTTACAGTATCGCAAGTAACCAAGAATTATTTTGACTTCAAAGTCAGGGCAAAAGTTCGTGGTAGGAGTTCTTTATCCAGTATCACGTTTGATTGGGAGGCAGCAATATGACTACAGGCATTTCTCCAGCCGCATTGTACTGTGATGCACTTAAGGTGCATGATTTTAGAGATCCAGAAACTTGGCAGAGGAAACCAGCAGAGGGTTGGACAACGAAGGAGTCCACAGTTGTAGGTATTACGTTGTCAGGGAATGATCCGGTTTTGGTTCAAGTTAATGGTCATGGGATGTCTACGGGTCACAACGCCAAGTTTATGAATGTTGGAGGTACTGAGGAGTTAAATGGTAAAGCTTTCAAGGTTACGGTTGTGGACGCAGATAATTTTACCTTGGACGATACTGATAGTGCAGACTTCTCGGCTTGGACTAGTGGCGGTGATGTATTTTGTAATAACTATGATAGTAGTTTTGTTATCGTGCCTTCGAATGGCCAAGCTATCACAATCCCCGAGGTAGAAGTAAAGATTTCCAGCGACACGAAGATGCACAGTCCGTTGTTGGCTACTCAACGGAAAAAGGATTTAACGATAGTCAAGCAGAGTGTGTACAGTAGTTTGGATGACTTCCTAGATAAGTTCACGTCGTTTAAGGAATTAAGTCTTACTCGGTACGAGCATCCAATTGAGTTTCATACTTACGAATTAGATCAGCCTGTAGTTTTGAGAAGTGCAGATACTCCGTCTGGAGCTTTGGTCCCGTATCTGTATAGTATGGAGCTGAAGATACAGGATGATCAGCCATATAAGGCTAACGGTACCGGTATTGAGTATATGGCTGTTAGGTATCGAGGAGTAGGATTTTTTATTGACCAAGAATATGTTTCTGAGTAGGTGAAGAGTGATTGGAGTAAGCCAAAATATTGTGATTTGTCTTGCTTCGAGTAATTCTTGGTATGGAAGAGCTATCCGTCGAATTACTCAGAGCAATGTGAACCATGCTTTTGTAGCGTACTACAGCCATGTGCATAAAGGCTGGCAAGCTCTTCAGACTGATGAACGTGGATTGGTTGAAGTTCCAGTAAATTCTTTGAAGTATGAATACAAGGAGTGCTATGAATTTCCGGACTTAAATTTGTTGATTGCAATTCCCAAGTGCAGACATCTCATAGGAGATGCATATGACTTCTTAGGCATTTTAGGATTTCTTTTGAAGATATTTGTTTGGAGATTAGTTGGACGGAGGATAGTAAATCCTTTGCACAAGAAGGGGGAATTGTTTTGTTCTGAGTTTGTAGTCCTTTATCTGCAACGGGTACAGGGCATGTTTGAATGGGTTATGAAGGTAAAGCCGTCTGGTGTAGCTCCTGGAGGAAATTCTAAAGATCTTGGAGTTCCGTCGCTTCGTGAGATGTTCATTGCTCATGATGGAGTCAAGCTAGTGACTTGTCCTTTTGGTGGGGAGGAAGGGAAGGATCATGCCTTCCAGTGATTCACGTGCACCAGAGAAACAGTCGAATAGCTCGACTCGTGTTGAAATAAAGAATCTCAAGGAACAGCTTGAGAAGAAGGCTGATGATACTCTGGTCAGGACAATCTTAGGGGCTCATAAAGAGGATATCAAAGAAATAAAGGAGATCGCTTTGATTGCAAAAAGAAGGGCTGGTAAGCATGTTTGTACCCAAGAAGACAGGCTCAAGGAAGTAAAGAGAACAGCTTCTAGTTGGAGTAAATATTTTCGGGCAATTTTGATTACAATTATAGGTGCAGGAATTGTTCTGGGAACATTTCTGGCTAGGTTGCATTTTACAAAAGCTGATGATGATGAGGTTCAAGCTGTTAAGAATACTGTCACTGGGATACAGAGTGATGTCATTGAGGTAAAGAAATCTCAGGTTAGGATAGAAAAACAGTTAGAGCCAGAGGCACAGCTTGAGCTTGAGAAAAAGAGACTGGAGATGATGCGTAATATGATGGACGAGTATTTCGTTGAAGCAGACATTCGTCCAGTAAGAAACAGGAGAAGAACTAATTGAGTATTGAGGGACAGGTAGGTATTGATATTATCGATTTGTTTCCAGTATGGCAATTGGATGGCTATACTAAGAAGTCGGGTGAGACTTCTTTTGATGTCACGCTTTGGAAAGATGGAATAGTCAATTCGGCTACAGTTACGATTACTGAGACTATGAGTTCGGGCATGTACGAGGCCAGATTCATCCCAGATGAATTAGGTTTTTGGTATTTAGAAGTAAAGATCCCTTATAACGGCCAGGTATGGAAAGGTGAGTACAATATTGGTTTAGACCATCCAGAAGCACAGATGAATGTTGCTTACGATGATGACACATCGATTCTGTACATGAGTGTCTGGATGGATAGAGAAGGGGAATCAGTTGAAGCAAGTGAATTGGTTTCATGTGAAGTGAAATTGTATGATGTAACTGGAGATTCGTTGTTGTTTACGGCTACTAGTAGTACAGTTAAAACAGATGGAAGATTCCATCTGCAAGAGACTTTAGGATTGGTGTCGGATAGGACATACAGTGCTATAGTTGAGGTAACAGATTCTAGGGGTACTGCAAGAACGTATCAGGAATTTACGACGATAGGGTAATTATGGCGGTTGCAGCAGTAATGAAGAACAAACGGTGTCAGGCTTTGTATAGGGCTTCACCAGGACCCGTTCCCCCGCCAGTATATTTCAATGGAGAGATTGAGATTCCGGCTTCACCGACGATAATGGTAGAAGATGTTGAGACTTTGCTCATAGATGAAAGCCTCACAGTCGAGATACTTCCAGATCCAGAGGTAGATACTGAAACCTTGGTTGTGATAACACCATGTGAGGAGGACTAGATGTCGAGTCCAGTATCAGCAACATTCAAGATCAAAAGACATGCTCGTAGACCATATTTACGATTGTTGGTGAAGGACTCTGATGGAAATCCTTTTGACTTCACAGGGGCTTTGAGTGCAAAATTTCAGATGAAGAATTCAGATGGAACGATGGTGATCACTGATGGTGCTGGAGAGATAGAATCACCAGCTACTTCGGGAGTCCTGAGATATGAATGGGAGCCTGGTGACACCGATACTGCTGGTGACTATTATGCAGAATTTGATGTGTCATATGCTGCCAGTGATAATCTGACTTTACCGATTGATGGGGATTTGCTCGTTAAGATAAAAGAAGACGTGAACGATGCGTAATTGGAGGGATATATGCCTAGTGTAAGTATTGTCATTGATGTAGCTGGGAAGCCTCCAGGAGTTCCAGGTGTAGGCAGGGAATTTCCCTTTTCGGATATAGAAAGCTCGCCTCCAGAAGTTACACTTTCGTTAGACGATAATACTGGGATCACAGAGTATTATTGGGAGATTGTATATCAAGAGCCAGAGTGTTCTGCTGTTCTTGATGATCCGACTTCAGCTACTCCGAAATTTACTCCGACAGCAGGGTTTCCAAGCACATATTTAATCCGGTGTGAAGTGAATGGTGGACCAGTATTTGGTACCAATGCTATTGGGTTTTGTACACAGGATCTGGGTATACGGCTTCTTGCTGCTGGCGAGGGATTGGAGTTTGGTTCTGCAGGATGGGTAGCTGCGTACAATGCAGCCATGAAGGTTCTCGATGGATATGGTGGAGCATCCTATGACCATACGTTTGAATCCGGTTCAGTTCCAGCTCTTGATGAGTGGGTTCAAGAAGTAGATATGGAGAATTCTGTTCTTTCGGGAATCTTTTTGTATATCGAAGTAGTTTTAGACTCAGGCTCGAGTACGAGCACTGATATTGAAGTATGGAATGGTGATCCTAGTGGTAGTGGAGAACTGATTTATCAGAAGTTAGCGAAGGATTTAGTGGCATCGGATCATGAAGATCCGAATATTTGGTGGAGTACTAAGGACTTTTTAGAAGCAGGAAAATTTTGGTTAAGGCTAGACAATCATGGAGCTGGAGCTTGTGAGTACAGTTTCAGAGTCAGGTTTAGAGGAGACGTTCCGTCTTCATAGGAGGAAGTTATGTCCTTTGGTTTCATAGTAGGTGATACGGTTGAGGTTGCCTTCACGAACAAAACGATTCAGGGCGAAGTAACACGTATTTCGTCTAAGACTGAAGACGAAGTAGAATGTGGTGTTGTTGAGATTAAGCGTCCTGGTGGAAGTCATATAGAGATACAGGCCATTGAGGGTAATTTCGATCATATAACAAAGGTGGTGTAAGATGCCTCTACCAACAAAGCTAAAGACCTATAATTATCATGTCAATAATGTTTGCACAGAGGCTACGGCTGAGGAGACTGCTGAACATGCTGTGTGGCAGCTGAAAGAATCTTTAATTTCTTTTAGTCAGTGGTCTGGTGTAGCTTCATGTGATTCGACAGCAGTAAAGAACATAGGTGATGGTGGAGATCTAGATCTATGGGATGATTGGGCTAGTGATATTGTTCACGGTAGCGGTGCTCACTCATGGATCGTTCTTGAGAATAGTGTCACTGGCGAACAGCTTTGCATAGATTGTCTTGCTACTTGGCCTTACTTGGATGTTGTTTATTCTGCTACAGGTTCGTTTGCAGCAGATGGAACTACGTCTTCTCGTCCTACTGATACAGAATCTGTCTACATTATCGATGGTAAGCAGTATGTTCCAACGTCAGTTGATGGAGTAGTTGTTAATGCCATGTGTTCTACTGATGGCAAAATAACTAGAGCCTGGATGTACATGATTGACGGGTCCACAAAGGGTAGTTTTTTCTTTGGACTTGAAGAGCCAATAGGCGTACCTACTCAATGGAATGCATCAATTCCACGAGCCCTTTTATGCATAGATAGTGCTACTGGGCTTTCGGCTGTTCCAACAGCACAGTCACCCAAGCTTTCAGATATAGATGGGACTTCAGAAAAGGTTCCGATGTATTTAACTGACAGCACGCCATATGAGGGTTGGAACTATGCCTATTTGACTACGGAGTGTTATCATCAGTGGACTGGCGATCAAGGCAATGCGTGTTATGAACCGAATGTCAACATGGATTGGAATGAGGGCTTTCCGATGACAGCTTTGGGCATGTTTAGAACAACGTCACCCAGGCAAGGTGGGATGGGTGCGTTTCAAGATGTTTATGCAGGACCAGAACAGCATCAGTCGATAACGACATATCCAAATGACTCGACATATCTTTGGATAAAGATTGGCGGTTTGGTTCTGCCATGGAATGGTTCGGTACCAGTGGAGTCACCGTAATGGCACAGAGTGAAGCAGGAAAAGTAAGTAATATAACAATGGGGCAGCCCCTAGGTGGAACTAAAGATCTTGGTCCAGGCAAGGAGGCCGGTTTGAACCAAGGGATTACCGGTATAGTTCCTCCAGCCACAGAGCCAATACGAGATCTTCCGTTGTTGACGAGAAACGAACCAGCGTAGGAGTAAGATGCCAGGAGCAGGAATAGGAAGATGGGGTCCAGCAGGTGGTGTTAGTGGTCCGCCTACTGGATATTCATTGGCAGATTTTGACTTTCAGGTGAAAGCTTTAAGTATTGGTTCATCTATCAAGATTACTTTCACTACTCCAGCTTTGTCTTATGCTCCTGAATGGGATAGACGACTTAGAATTCTGAGGAAGCAAGGTGAATGGCCAAGGTCTTGGGATGATGCAGATGCAGTGGTATCGGTTGACGATGTTTTTCCAGGCCCGGCAGAAGCTGATCATGAATATACAGAGACTGATTTAGTTCCAGGTCAGATTTATTACTATGCTATGTACGAGCTGAGAACAGATGGAGCTTGGATTTTAGATACTGTTGAGGGCAGGAGATCAGCATATCCCTATGATCGATGGGGTTTTGCTGAATATTTGTACAATTCATTTCCCCGTGGTTGGAGAAGAGCAGATTCTCGTAACGACAATCATTTTCTGAAATTCATTAGTATTTTTGGAGCTCTATTAGACAATATGAAGACAGATACTGAACATCTGCTATCTCTCTTCAGTATTGATGATATTCACATTGATTTGCTTCCGCTTTTGGACCAGAAGTTAGGTTGGCCTACGTGGTTTGCTGCACCAGGATTACAGCAGAGGCAAGATACATCCAGAGCAGTAGGTTTATACAAAATTTTGGGGCGTACTCTTGCTTATGAGAGAATTTTTGAATGGCCTACGTCTTGGGATTGTGAGGTAGTTCAAGGCTGGAAGTATGTTTTCTTTAGCAATGGCAAGTATGGGAGTACGACTCCTGATCTGTCTACAGTAGCGAAACAAGATGAAATAAAGTCCAAGATGGGCCATATAGATGACTTGTTGAAATATACGAACCACAATACTTTTTGGCATTCTGTCAGTGGTTTAGGTTTTTTCTTGACCAAGATTCCTGGAGTCTCCGCTGAAATAACGATGGAAATGATTTATCGTTGTTGGGAACTTCTTAATTTTGGTATGGCCACGTATGTGAATCCTCATTTGATGCTGGTCATGTATGATGAGGAGGTAATGGGACCTCCAGTTGATGATTGGGAGGGTTCAGTTTCCTATGCCGAAGGTCCGTTTGAGTTTACTGAAGAAGACTTGGGGTATACTACGGGAAGTGTTAGACTATTCCAGAGCAATGATGCTCTTAGTGTTTCGACAGATTTGGGTGATCGGACATTTCACAAAGATTTGGAGTATGTGTAATGGGAAAGATTTTGACAGAAAATGGTCCTCGAATCCTTGATTGCCATCAGGGCATAGTTCGTCAGGTATTCAATGAAAAATGCCTTCGTATAGTTGGGGAGTGGTTTGATAAAATTCGGTATCTAGATGGATCTGTGGAGTATGGAGAACATGGTGAGTTTGAGTGGGGAGACAATCAGATTCAGAACACTTTTGCTACGTTGATAGCGTGTTGGGCTAGGGCAGAGTCCGGGTATGATCGTATTAATTATTTTGCAGTAGGTTCAGGTCTTGTATCTTGGGATACGACCCCGCCTACTCAGCCATATACAGATACAACTTTGACTATGGAATATTTCCGTAAGGCTATAGCTCAGTCGAGCATCATTTTTATTGACCCGTCTACGAATATTCCAACTGGTGGAGTTCCAAGTTCTAAGATAGAGATCGATGTGACTTTGCTTACGACTGAAGCAAACGGTACGATGCGTGAGTTTGGGTTGTTTGGAGGAACAGCTACAGCAACTTTGGATTCGGGAGAAATGGTAGACTGGATTGTACATTCTAGAATTGATAAAGATTCTTCGATGGAAATCGACAGGAAAGTACGAATCGAGTTTGAGACAAACTAGGAGATAAACAATGGCAGGCAATACACCGAACGTAAGTTACACCAGTTTTGATTGGTCAAAGCTGAATGATTTGGTTGTGCTCCAGCAGGGAGTTCCGATTCCAGATAATGATTGGAATGAGGCGGATGCGATAGCTTTAGCCAATATGACCATGTTGATTGCCGATGTATTTGGTGATCTCCGAATACAGCCTCATTCTGGAGGCAAGTCTACGGGTTTGCCATACGGAATAGCTGAAGCTACTTCACCGTCATTGAATTTTGAAATTCAAGCTGGATGGGCTTTAGTCAAGGGTGTTTTGGTCCCTACAGTTATGGGAGACCCACCTACAGCGCATGATTATGAAGACGATACCAATTATATCTGTAGTGGTACGATTACGACAGTTTCGTCTCCAAATATTACGGATACAGATAAGAATTGGACTACAGATTATAGTCTAGCAAACTGTCGTATGAAGATGACTTCGGGAGCTGAAAGTGGGAATACATTTACGATTGTTTCCAGAGTATCGGCAACAGAATTGCAACTTTCGAGTGTAGGTTCAATAGCTCCTACGGATACGTACATCATAAAGCCACCTGTTCTGACCACAGCAGGTTTGTTGGGAAGAACTGATGAAGTCTATCTAGCCGTATGGTGGGAAGACATCAATGAGAATGAAGATTCGTCCATAGTAAATCCAGGTCTTGGTGTAGAAACTACTCACAGATCTAGACGTCGATGGTGTGTACGTGTTGCTGAAGGTGGGAGTACTCCGACATCGAGTACCAGGCATGGATTTGGTTTCCGTTATATGACATTGGCTACTCTTGTTAGAACGGGTCTGAATATCACTGAGGCCATGATTACGAATGAAGATAACATCCTTGGCCGAATAGACATGATTGGTCCAGATATTAAGACGTGGCTGGATGAGTATTATGCTGAGCCAGTAGCAATAGACCAAGCTGCTTTGACCCCAGCAGAAACTGGTACTCATACAGGTTTTAGTAGTTCAGATAATCTAGTTGATAGTACTAAGTCATGGACTACAGATGAATGGGTTGGTCGTACGATTGTAAATGTTACTGATGGATTCACTGCTAGAATTACAGCAAATACGGCTACTGGTGCTACGACTGAGAATAAGAAGGGTGGTTCTGAACGTGATTGGGATAATGGAGATAGCTATCAGATCTTCGAGAATGAATTTCAGCTCACAGGAACTTTTTATGTAGGAAAAGGCCCGTCAGGTACTGCGGGAAGATATTTCTCAGCCAGAGATGCGAATGATCCTGGTGAAGGTTTCTACGAAGGAGTTGTTCGTGGCAAAGGTAGTGGAGTTTATTTCGATGTGTATGATAGCACTAATACGACTCTTTTGAATCCTGCTGTAGATGCAGATGATAATGGATTCTATACAGATCCGTATCTCAGGGCTTATCGTGATGATCGTCCAGCTTCAAATTATGAAGCAGTTATCAATACTGGTACAAAGATAGTCTGTTATCAGAGGAAAGCTCGAAATTTACTGTCTAATGAGCCAGCATATGCTTTCCCTCTAGCTGGATTGACTCAAGAGTGGATGGTGTGTTCCGGCATGGCCATGCGTCAGTTAGATGGAGATCCAGATACGATTTCAACTGGTGTTTTAGCTACAGTTCTTGAAGATTTGCTTGCGGTTGCGAATGATCGTGTTCGCAAAGATTTGGCAGATACAATAACAGCTTCTCATACGTTTGATAGTGTTTCAGATAGTAAAGGCCAGCTTTGGGTATCAAAATGGGTAGGTATGGAGGCGAGTACTCCATATGATGGATTTGGTACAGAATACTATCCAGATGCGACATCAAAATATGACTATTCAAATAATAATTTTGGATTCTTGTTAGATGAAGTTGGGGATTTCGTTTTCTTCAGTGAATTTTTGCCCTCGGAGTATGAGTCTGGAGAACGTTTAGTTATTCATTCGTATTTCAGGCTGAAAAATGCAGAGACTGCTTCTAATAAGATTTATGCTCGATTGCATGCTGATATTTTTTCAGACCATGACACAGCTGCTTCTGTAAGTGATACTCGTTCTGTACCTCATAACATCGGTAGTAATAATGCTGCGAATACCGTTCATGAAGTAATTTTCGTAGTGAATAATTCAAATCTACGTCCACTAGATGTATGTAAATTCAGGGTAATGCTTTACGATGTGATCTCTGGAGATGCAGTCACAGAAGCGATATATCTTGGTTCCAGGGTTAGATATAGGGCCAACAAAATTGCTCAAGCGTTCACTTCCTGGCCATCAGAGGGTTAGTCAGTAGTTGTACCCTTCCGATCTTTAGTGTAAGCTTTAGTTATTACGCCATTGTCTCAGGCTAATGGGACGGAAGGAGGTTAGAGCGGATGGGCCAGATGCTACGAAAACTGGACATCATTGCACTGACTGCAAGTAAATCTGCAGCAGACAAGCTCGCAGAATTTTTGCAGAATGCAAAAGCAGACATAGTGTCTGCAATCGCAGGTGATACGATTTATCATCAAGGGACTTTAGATGGGGACACGACCACATTAGCGGATGCCACAGTTCTGGCCTCTGTTATAGCCTTAGCGAATGAGCTCAAGGGTCTTTTGAATACTCACTTGCCTTCGACAGGTAATGGGGGTGTTCATAGAGCTGCCAGTGCGGAGGAAATCACGTCTCCAGATGCAGACGATCAAGCAAGTGCGAATCTGCTTCTTAACGAAATGAAGGCAGATTACAACACGCATTTGTCGGAGTCTGGGGTTCACGTTAATGATGATACGACCAATACAGTTACAGCAGCAAATGCAACTGATTTGGGTACATCAGTAACGTTAGTGAATGACATCAAGGCAGTTTACAATGCTCATGTTATCGTGAGTATATCAATGGGCTTTATTCAGTCCTAGAAGGTAAGGAAGGAGAAATAAAATGGCAACTTTGCAAGTTGGTTACAACATTTTCAAAGCCCCGACTCAGGCCGGGACAGATGATGGCACTCCGGGTGTTCTGCAGGCAGAAACCGCAGTAACCGGAAAGCACAAAGTCAGAGTTCAGAGAACTTCAGACAGCAATTATTGGAATAATTCGACTCCAGGTTGGCAAGCTGGTGCTCCTGCCGAAGCTGATGAGCTGGATTTTGTGGGTTCTTATTCTCCCAGTGGAAGAGGAATCGAGAATTCAGTCCGCAGGTTGGAGATGAGATTGCCCCAAGCAGTTCTGGACGGTATTACCAGTGATGCAGCAATTCTAACTGTGTACGGAACTGGTCTTACGCCAGCTGGTGGTAAGGCTATTACAGTAGATTTCGCTTCTCTGTAGACATTCTGTAAGTTAGACATTCCTTAGACATTCTTTTAGACATTTCTAGACATTTGTCCGATAATAGGTGTGTAATTTCAGCAGGAAGGATGGGCTATGGCTGAGAAGAAAAAGAAACAAGTCACAAGGGGTGGTAAGCTATCCCAAGCTACGAGGAAGCAAATTAGTAATAGGGAAGACATGCCTGCATCGGCTTTTTTGGTTCCGAGTGAAAAGAAATATCCGGTCAAGAAAAAGAATCCAAAGACAGGAAGATGGGAATTTGATCCGAATCTGTTATTAGCTGCAAAGAGGAGAGCAGTTACCCAGAGAGATCCTGCCATAGCTTCCAAAGCAGGAGCTTTATTGACCAGAGTTACAGGAAAGAAGTAATTTTTCGATAATTCTTGTGTTAGACTATCTTGTAGTGGATACTAGGTGTGTCCTGAAGATTTGAGTGGGCCAATGATTACCAGCCGATTTGGAATAATCTTGATGAGTCCTCATCGCCCCAAGAAGGATTGTTCTGTCACTTAAATCTTCGGGATAGCTTTTAAAGGAGGAAATGATGGAAGAGACATGGACGTTCGTACAAGAGAAGTTGTTGGTTCATTGGCCATTTTTGGCATTCGTCATTGTGAATTCAGTTCTTGCCCAGATTTTGAAGACACAAGTTCTGACTAAGGACCTCGCAGCCAAAAGCAAGACCGTCTTCTGGCTCCGTAGAGTCATGCCTTTACTTCTCATACTCCTGGGCCTAATAGTCGGGGTACTGTGGCCTGGAAGCCCGTCTCCAGGGGTTACAGAGCCCATGCACAAGGCTTGGTACTTCATGGGAGCTGCTTGTGTGTCGATAGCTGGGTACAATGCTTTCCGAAATTGGATAAAAAGGAAGTACGACATTGATCTTGGAAGTAATACTGAACCACCTAAGGGTTAGTCACTGCTTGACAAAACCTTAAGTATATATTAATTTCTCCTCATGCCTTATTTTCGGGGCAAATTTTCCATAGAAGTAGGTATGTAAATGGTGACGAAAGCCCTAAGAGGTGCACCGGTACCACGTGACAAGGCTGAGAATATTGGCCAAGATTTCATGATCAATTGCCCAACGTCTTGGTCTTTTGCTGGTTCCATTCGAAGGAAGAAAGAAGAAGTAGGGAATATTGATATTGTGGCAATCCGTGGAGATTGGATACTTGAGTGGTTACTCATAAAGTTTGGCATGTCAGTAAAGGATACTCCAAAGACTTATGGAAAAGTAGAGGGTGTGTACATAGATGTCTATTTGGCTGAAGATGAAGATTGGGGATCTCAGATCCTACGATGGACAGGACCAAGATCTTTCAATTCCAAATTACAGCTTAGAGCCAAGCATAGGGATCTTGTTTTAAATCAATATGGTCTGTTTAGCATCCGTGACAGGAAAATGATTGCCGGCCAGACTGAAGAAGGAATATTCCAAGCATTAGGGATGTCTTGGATCCGACCAGAGGATAGGGAATAATGAGATTATGGCATCAGTCATTGATACCTTTTCTTCCTAGACAGCAGCTTTTAGGGCAGCATAGAGAATGCTGTGCTCTTAGGGGAAATGGGTGGGACAAGAAACATTCGACTGTAGATTATGCTTTTAAGTATTCTCCGTTTCGGTTGTTTGAGTTTCATCTTGTTGTCATGTATGAGATGTTGAATCGTAATTATAATGTTGAAGCTGCTTGGTTCAGTCCATATTACCGCGGAAAGAATTGTTATCCGTGGTTACCCAGAGAATGTTGGGCTGCTGATGGTGCTTGGATAGGGCCAGGTAAAACGGTTTATTTAGAACATGATGATGAGTACCTTAAAGAATGTTTAGAGAATCTTAAAGGTAAAGGGATAAATATTTGTGCTGCTGAATTAGAGGACAATAATGAGATCCAGATTCAGGATGTGGGATAAGACCTTTGGTATCAAAGCTGCTGATAAGACTCCTTTGCAGAAGGAGCATCGAGCACAGCTTAGAATTCCTTATTGGGATTGTGAAGAAAACTATGAATTCAATTTTTTACCGAAACCCAAGGAGAGGGAGAAGATTCGGTGTGAAATAGAAGTTATTTATACCAGTAGAATTGAATATGTTTCAGAAACAAATTCCAGTACAGTACCAACATGTACAGAGGGATATCCGATTTATAGGTATGCCCAAGATGTGACTATTGGAGCAACAGTGTAGGAGTAGATATGAATTTATTTGAGTTGCAGGTTCGTATTCATGATATTGCCAAAGCTCATGGGTGGTGGGAAGAACCCTGTGAAGATGGTACGCTTATATCTCTAATGCATGCTGAACTTTCTGAAGCTCTTGAGTGGCTGAGGAAAGACCCAGAAGCTAAGTCAGATCACATCCCAGAATTTTTAGGTGTAGAGGAGGAATTAGCTGACTGTATTATTCGTATTTTAGACTTCGCTGGAGCCAAGAGGCTAAAGGTTATTGGAGCTATGTTGGCTAAGATACAGTTCAATGATACACGTTCTTATAGGCATGGTGAGAAGAGATTTTAACTGATTTCTTTACATCAAGGATTTAATACTCTATTATCACCGAATCATTTCATTCTAAGAGCAATAAGAATGATGTGGTTGCAAGGAAGAGGAAACATGTTATTATCTCCAGACCCTATCGTATCTGTTAATAGTTTATCCATTCCTTTTCCGCTATTAATAGATGATGCTCCGGTAGGGTTTTTTATTCTCAAAATTCGGAGGATATCGTGTCAGATCTAGAGATGATCTTGTCGAATCCACAGCTCAATGACCGAGAAGTCAGGATATTGATGATCATATATTTGAGGCAAGAAGATGGAGAGTTTGTCACCAGATCTCAGATTTCAGAGAAAACAGGGATCAGCATTTCAACTGTTCAGAGATGTATCAAGTCACTTCGTGAGAGAGATTTGATTCATGTAACTAGGTGTAGCTCACAGAATTGGTTCCACGATCTAGGCCCAGTACTGGAGAGAATACGTTCTGTGCCCATTCAACATGGTGACCGGGCAGAACCGATGGAAAAATCTTGTCTGACCATTCAACATGGTGACCATTCACAGCCTATTAGAGATATATCTATTATTAAGAACATTGAGAGTGGAGAAATAAACTATAGAGATAACGTATGTTTCTCCGAAGGAGAAACCCCCATGCGCGTGAAGAATAAGAATAAAAATCTAAGAAAAATCATTTCGGATGAAGAGACTTCTTTCCAGAAAAAGAAAGAAGAGAAGCAGAAAAAGAGGATTGTTGAAGGTGGGGGTAAAGAACGTACAGTAGCCAAGAGTAACCAGAAGATCAGCTTTGAATCCAAAGAACCTTCGGAATACAATGGCAACGATTTGTATTATCTTATCCAGAAATTATGGAGGAGAAACAGATGGAGGGGGAATCCTACGCCATTCACCAGGAAAGATAGAAAACAAGCCAAAGGATTAATAGAGGAGCAGAGCCCAGAAATAGTTGTGGAGTATTTTCAGTATGTGTTCAATAATTGGAATGACATCAGCCGGAGGTACAGATTTAAGGGCATGCCCAGTTTAGGACTGCTATATGGATTCAGACGACAGCTTCTTCCAGAGGCTTTGAATCAAACTGAAGTAGCAGTAGGTTGGGGAGCAGAATACACAGGTTCCCAGGAAGATCCTGACGCTTGGGAATAGAAAGGCAAGAGAAATGGGATTGAGTAAAGCTACGCTAGAAAGATGCAAGCATCTGACTATTGTTACAAACGAGGATGGAAGCTTTCAGATCACCGTTACAGATCCGAGATTTGATCACAGGGTTATGGATACTTATCGTGCACGTACACCGGTAGACTGTGAGAGAGTAAAACGTGCATGGACAGTTAAGTTCAATATTCCGAAGGAACTTGTTTTTGACAAGACCAAGGAAGATCCCTCAGAATACGAGAACATGAAAGATACATCTCCAGGAATTAAGAGACCAAGCCAAGTTCCAGATGAGAATTCAGATGATACATTGAATATTAAGTTACCGAAATCTGGTGAAGGGGGGATGTCAACGCCCACAAATGTTGATTATGAGAAAGGTACGGTTGAAGAAGTAGTTGAGGTTGAAGATGAAGCCGATATTCGGAGTGAGACTGAATAAGTTTGGTCTAAGTTGGAAGGAATATTTGGTTCTAGGTGGAGTAGTCATAATACTAGTCCTTTTATGGAGGAAAGAATGGCAGAAGTCCATTGGTCAATCAAAGAATTAGATGATCAACTTTATACCTATAAGGCCAATGTTGTTCGTGTTGTAGATGGAGATACTTTAGTACTCGACATAGATTTAGGCCGACATATTTGGGACCATGGTGTGAGGTTGAGAGTATTGAATATCAATACTCCAGAACCTCGTGGTGATACTAAGGCTGAGGGTTTAGCTGCTAGTGAGCGTACAAGACAATTGGTGGAGTCTTCGAATAACAAGGTATATGTGAAGACTCGTAAGGACGACAGCTTTGGTAGAGGATTGGGAGAGGTCATTCTCAGCAATGGAATGAGTCTAGGTGAGGTTCTTTTAGAAGAGGGATTTGCAGTCCCGTATATGAAGTAAACATGCCAATAGAACTAAGTAAGAAGCATCTTTTGTACATGAATATCGGAGAGAACTTCTGGGGAGCTTCTCTTGAGAAGTTTAATCATGCCCAGAATGATGCAGTAAAAGTTTATTTGTCTGATATTGAGCAGAATATTTCCAAAGGTAAGGGATTGTTTATCTGGGGGAATAATAGCGTTGGGAAGAGTTTTGTTTCTGCAGCAGTGTGCAAACATGTTTGGAAAGAGTTTCGAGTAGCTTCATATTGTGTTTTGTCCACAGAATTGGCGGAAGCATGGCTTCCGAATTCATTCTTTCCAGCACACGAAGATTCAGATGAGCTGATGGTTGATAGAATAGAAGACATTAGGTTTTTGGTTATTGATGACATTGGCAAGGAACACAGGGCAGGAACCGGATATTTTGAGACGAAGCTTGGAGCTTTGTTGAGATATAGAGCTCGGCATAAGAGGGTAACGTTTCTTACAGCCAATATGGGTCCAATAGATTTTGGCAAGATTTATGGAGCTTCAGCAGCGCAATTGGCAATGGAATGTATGAGGCCACGTGAATTAAAAGGACCTAACATGAGAAAAGGCAGAATCTAGAAGGAGATGACATGGAAGAATTTGCTACATTGAAATTGACACGACCCTATATGCACGGATCAGCAGTAAAACGACTTCAAGAATTCGGGGATCAACTTGGATTTGATTATGGAGATAATGACGGAATTTTCGGTTCAGATACCAAGGATTCTGTTGTTGCCATGCAGGAGAATTTTGGTCTAGAGGCAGATGGGGTATGTGGACCGAAAACGTGGAAGGCAATACTGAATGCTTTAGACAGCAATTACACTGGTTTTGATGAGAATGATTCAAATGCTCTGATAGTAGATATTCGTGGTATGCATCCGCATCCGAAGTTGTACAAGTGTTCCAGGGAATGGAGTGATATTGAGGGGGTTGTCATTCATCAGACTGGATGCAAAATGCCTCTGAACCCAGAGAAATGGGGCCGACTCAATGCTCATATAGGAGTAACCAGGGAAGGGCGTGTTGTTTTAGTAAATGATTTTAAGGATTGGATTTGGCATGCTCAAGGTTTAAGTAAGAGGAGTATTGGTATTGAGATAGCAGGAAATTTCCCAGGTATTGAGGGAAATATGAAAACACTGTGGAAGGGCGGTGGAGGTCCCCATGCTTTGACAGCAGGTCAGATGGAAGGTCTTGAAACAGTCCTTCATTTGATTAAGGCTGAGTTCATGCTGGCAAGGGTTCCCTGGAAATATGTCAATGTTCATAGGCAGAGTGCACCGTCTAGGGTAGCTGATCCAGGCAGTGAGATTTACAAGAAGATTGTCATTCCTTGGATGGAATTTTTAGGTGCTACAGACGGAGGTCCTGATTTCTTTACAGGCAAAAAGAAGAAAGGAAATCCGGTTCCGAAGGAATGGAACCCTAATTACAAATATGGATACTTTCAGAGATTATAGGTGAAACATGTCCAATTTATTACAGCTAAATAGTGAACATTTTGATAACGAGATTCAGATGGATCTTGTTGAGATAGGTTGTGCCCATAAGATTGGTGCATTTTCTATGGAGAGGATGAGGTATGAGAAGACCAAGTCTGCTATAGGAGATGAGATTATTTATCGATTAGTTACTCAGATGGTTGCAGAAGCTTTGACTCCTAAGACTGAGACAAATACCTTGGTTGAGTTTGATAAGACTGTAGAGGTAGACCTCCATATGGAAACTGTTGTACCCTTGTCTTGGTGGCAGCATTTTAAGAGGGATTGTTTTCCCCAATGGATGCTGAAAATTTGGCCAGTGAAATGGGAAGTGAAGAATTCTGTTGAAAGGAAGAAGTTCATATTCAAAGGCAGAAAGAAAGTAGATGTGAAAGTGTTAGCAACGTATCCCAAGTTCAATCAAGTAGTTCCGGATTTAGGTCATTCTGTAATAAAGGCACATGTTTTAGGCTGTAGTGATGTTCCGATGAATGGAACGTGTGATGTCGAGGTCACAGAAATAAAAGAAGGAGAGACAAATGGCAAAGAGTGAGAAGAAAGCACCAGTAACGGTTAATAGAAATGTATCCCTGACTTACGTCGAGGGTAAGGGATACGACATCGACATGGGGAGCATGAGTACTATGGACTTTATTAAGTTCATAGGTACCGCTTCTGCCTCGATAGTTAAGATCAAGGATCTAGCCGAAGCCGAGAGAGAGTTAGTGCTTTCTTTCCAGAAGGCCAGGGCAAATGCTCTAGAGGAAAAAGAGAAGGATTCTGCTTCCCGCTCTGCAAAACCGAAGGCAAAGGTTACAGAGAATTCTGGCAAGGATACTCCGAAGAATGACTAGACCTAAACGCTACCTATTGACCTACTTGTGGACGATTCCTTGTGATGTCATCGTGTGGCTTATGCTTCTGATCATGTGGGGTTTATGGGGAACGAGGTTGCACTGGCTTGAAGGTGTTTGGTTTGAATTTAAAAGCAATTCATGGCCTACCAGAACATGGTACAGAAAACGTGACAAGAATAGCCACTTTCAGACCAATCCGGTAGAGGATCAGCCCCTATTAGGTCGATGGAAAACTTGGGGAGGTACGACACTAGGCCACGGAGGATTTTTAGGCCCTGGCAGAGCTGGAGGTGAAGGCATAGATACCAAGATAGAGGGTCATGAACATACTCATACAGAACAGTATGAGGTGGCTATGCTTGTGAACTTTCTTACCCAGCTCATATTGGTTTCTGCACTTCTGATTACAAAGCAAGATCCGGTTTGGATAGTACATCTTGTTTTGTGGATCTCTGGTGGGATATTTTCCTATGTGTGCAGCATGTTCCAAGCAGTGCTTCGTGGAGAGGATGCGTATCGGGGTAATATCAATGAGGAGTCGGCATATGCTCAATGGAGAGATAACCAATGAGCCAGCCCCGATATTCTTAGTTGATTACAGACTTCTGCTTGAGACGAAGACTCGGTTCTTTTTTTCGAGAAAGCTCACTTTGCATCCAGAAACTCCTGCTTGGAGCAGAAGAAATTGGGAACACAATATTGTAATTTTTTCTGTAGGGTCTAAGGACAAAGATGTTGTCGAAAGATTATTGAGTCCATACTTCAGAGAATTCATGCATTTTAGGTCGAGCACAGAATTTTTTGTTTGGGTTCAGCTATCTAAGTATATCCGTAGAGTCATCACTGATGATCCAGCTTTATTGGGCTTGGATAATGTTTACAAGAGTTTTGGTGGTTGGAGGGAGAGAATAATCTAATGGACTTGGAACGAGCACTGATCTCTAAAGTTCTTTTTGATAAATGTTATTCAGATGCAGTTGACGAACATATTGTAGAGGAATTGTTCGTAGAACATAGGGAAGTATGGAAATGGGTAGTTGAAGAATACAAGAAACATGGAGATGAACCTCCGGTAGACTTCCTAGAAGAAAGATGGCCCCAATTTGAATTTGGTATGTCAGAAGGTTCAGTTCCTTTTCTAGTGGAGGAATTGAAGAAGAGACGTGTTAAAAGTCTTATTATTGACAGTATTCGTAAGCAAGGTGATTTGATAAAGGCTAAAGACCCGATGGCTGCCCTTGATGAAGTCAGGACTTTGCTTATCAAAGCCGATATGGAGACCAGACCATCGAGAGATGTAAATTTGACTGAGAATCCCCTTGATAGAAGGAAGAAGTATGATGAGATAGTCAATGCTGGTGGTGTTACGGGAATGCCTTCACCGTGGCCGCCTTTAGACGAAGAGACGCAAGGATTTCACCCGGAAGACTTGATTATGTTTGCTGGTAGAGCTGGAGTTGGTAAGACATTTACAGAAATGGTTCTTGCCAGGTATCATTGGTCTTTAGGATATGTACCTCTTGTGTTTTCTCGTGAGATGGCAGTTTGGCAAATTATTCGTAGAATTGATGCGATAAATGCAGAACTGCCTTACAAGAGATTTAGAGGAGGCCAGCTATCTTCAGATGAGCTTGAGAGATGGATGCAGGCCCTGAAAGATATGGAAGGAGGTACTCCATTCTGGGTCAGTGGAGATGATGATGTTTTAGGGGTATCGGGAATTGAGGCCAAGATAAAGAAATACCGTCCACATGGTGTGTACATTGATGGAGCTTACTTAATTGGTGACGAACGAGGAGCCAAGGCGGTTTGGGAGAAGTTTCTAAATGTCTGTTGGGATTTGAAGAAATTGGCCCGTCGAGTAAAGCTACCGATATTTGTTACTCATCAATTTAATTTATCGGGTTTAGGTGAGAAGGGAACGGCAGACACCATGAAATTTGGTGATGTCAAGATGTGGTTCGATTTAATGATAGGTCAGTACCAAGATGAGAGCATGAAATTGAATAAGGAAATGCTCTTCAAGATTATAAAACAGAGAGAGGGTGACGAGGTTCAGTGGGTATCTGAATGGGACTTAGACAGGATGTGTTTTGGCCATAAGAAATCAGGGCATGATGACATCCCAGATGAAGCAGAAGAAGATCCGGCAGTAAGATATTAGGAGGAGCTATGGGACGTGTGATAGATAAACGGTTAGAGTATTTGTCGAGAATAGGTCCGGCCGAGGTAAAGAGATCTCAAATTCTAGAGATAGGCATGTATGATCCTGTTGTAGACGAGGCTTTAAGTGTGTGGAGAAGAGGAAGTGCAACATGGGATCAAGTCATGTCTTGGTTAGTTTTGGTGATTACTAGGGAAAATACTGTTTTGTCAGACAGGTTGTTGAGGGCATTGAAGATGGTTAATGAAGATCAGTATAAAGAAATCATGGGTGAGTGATGGCTAAGTATGTAGAAGTAGAAGAAAAAGATCTGCAGATTCTCATAGAGTGTATCGAGTATGTGATAACTCGATATGAAAATGATGATCCAGAGATGTGTGAATATCTCAAGGAACAGTTAAGTGAAGTCTTGCGGCATGTCGATAATGAGACTCGTGGAGGTAAAGTTGCTTCAGAGATCGATGTGGTTCTAGGTGTTATTGGAGGACATGTAGATGGAGAAGGAGAACGTGATTGAGGTTCTCAGACGTTTAGGCGTGTCTAATATCCAAGTTCATTCGAAAAATATTCAGTGTTCATGTTTCTTGGCTAGGTGGAAGGCCGGACACGATTCCAATGCTTCTGGGAATAAGTCTTCAATGGGTATATCTATATCGGAAGGTGATGTGTCAGTAGTACATTGTTTTAGTTGTGGCTTTAGTGGGACTTTGCTCCATGCAATTACTATGTATGGAGCTTATTCTGGTGAAGACATTAAGGAATTGGCCAAGTATGTAGTCTCTTTGGAAAAGGGAGACATTGATGCAGTACTTGATAAGATAGATCGATTAGAGGAGGAGAAGAAAATTCAGATAGAGGTATTAGATGAGTCATTTTTAGATGATTGGCCTCCGATGGCTCATAAGTACTTAGTGAATAGGGGTATTTCAGTAGAAACCCAAAAAGCATGGGGTTCTAGATGGGATACTAATCAGAAGAGAGTAGTCATTCCAGTAAGGCTGTATGATGGTGCTCTTATTGGGGCCGTAGGACGACAAGTAGTGAAAAGAGGGCCGAAATATTGGAATTATGGGAACTTCAAAAAGGCTCAAGTATTGTTTGGAGAGCATTTGGCTAGGAAAGGGGATCCCTTAGTCATAGTAGAAGGGCCTCTGGATGCCGTTACAGTGTGGCAAAGCTTGAGAGGAACTGAGTATAGCGTTGTAGGTTTGATGGGGTCTGAGGCTTCACGAGTGCAGGTTCAGCGTATAATGGACCTGACTGATGAGGCTCTGCTGTTTTTTGATAATGATCCAGCAGGGATTACGGGTACGAGGAAGCTGTCTAAGGTCTTGGAGAAGAGAATAGATGTACGATATGTAAGATATGGTCGGGATGAATATTCAGCAGATCCGGCCTCGCTGATTTTGTCAGGATGTAGTATTATAGACCGATTAAAACAGGCTTCTGTTGTGGTATGGAGGTGAAATTATGAAAGTACCAACTGTCTTGATGATCTTGACTGTGCTGTTGCTTTGTCTAGCAGCATATACAGCCTGGGGTGAAGGTAGGAGGAAGACTATGATTGATCTGGTCTTCGATGGAGCTCAGATTGAGTCAAGGGAAAAAGCCAAAGAGGAGGTAAAAGACGTAGACATCAGATCTATAGTGGATCTCGAAAATTTATGGTCAAAAGATGATGGGGATACAGATCTTTGGATACGATTTGTTAGAGGGATTTTGAGATCCCGTCAGAAGGAGAGGATAAACGGAACAAAGTACATTGATTGGGAAGCGTGTGGAGAGGACATTCCAGATGAAGAGCTATACGATAGAGCTACCACATGGGCATTGTCCATAGTGACTTCTTTAAAGGAAGTTGAGGAGCAGTTTGGAGTAAAGATTAATCCTTGGGGAGCATTTGCAACTACGGCCAATGAAGGTGGATTTAATGAATGTAGTTTGAACTATGCAGCCAGAAAATGGGCTTCTCAGCATGTAGGCCGAGAATTAATTGAGGAAACGTGGAAGGGAAAAACGGTAAAAAGAAAGGTCAATAAGAAAGTAGTAGAGAGATTTCGATTGACCTATGACCGAGATACAGTCTGGAAGATTATCAATCATGAGGATTATGCGGATGCTTATGTTTGGATAACGACTAAAGGCAATATCAGAAAAAAGGTCTATCTGAAGAATAAGTTTGATGGTGGTCCGTATCAAATGAGGTTTTCAGTTAAGACAGTTTCGAGAGAGCAATTTGATTACCTGCTGTCGATACATCCTGGAGTATATTTGGGTTTGAAGGAGATGGCCCGTAGAGCAGCAGAAGCTCAGAGATGGCATAGATTAGATGATCCTCATGCAAGACCGTGGGCTATGTGGCCAGGATATAAGTCACCAGCAATAAGTCATAGGTATGACAGAAAAATCAGAAGTGTAGCAAGATGGCTTGGTGCCAGAAAAAATGAGATCTAGAATAACCTTGCTTGACAAAACTCTTTAGATCTATTACCTTTGATGTATCCCTAGTATACTATTGTAGGGACAAGAAGCGGAATACCCGCAGGAGGAAACAATGCCTGATTGGTGTAACACAGGAAAAGATGGAGAAGCAGCTTTAGAAGAGGCACAGAAGAAGGCCGCAGCAGCTAGAGAAGGTCTCTTGAGGAGACTATATCTACCAGCAGATGCGTCATGCTACATAACCATGTTGGATGATCTAGTATCACCGTATGATTATGAAATGCCTTTTACATTTTGGGAGCATCAGCTTTACCGAAATGGTAGTTGGAAGAATTGGTATACTTGTATTCAGGGAATGAAACATCCTGATACAGGTAAGTCGATGTCATGCCCATTGTGTGAGAGTGGTGACAAGCCTGCTTTTATGGCAGCTTACACGGTGATTGATCATTCCAAGTGGTCGGATAAGCAGGGCAATGAACATGAGCATGAGGTGAAGTTGTTTGTTGCCAAGTCTGCTGTACAGAAAATACTCCTTCGTAGAAAAGAGAAGTTTGGGGCTTGGAAGGGTTGGTATGGGGAAGTTATGAGATTAAGTTCAGATTCTCCCAATACTGGAGATCAATTTGAGTGGGAAAAGCAATTGAAACCTGCTGATCTCAAGAAATTGACCGGGGGTAAGTTCAAAGACTTTCCAGAACCTCCAAATTACATCGATGTTTTTGCTCCGAAGACTTTCGAAGAACTACAGAAGGTAGTCAGTGGTCAGCCAGAAGAAGATTTTGGTGATGGTGGAGAGGCTGACGACGATACGATTCGATACTAAGTAAGGAGAAATAGTGTCCGATTTTGTACTCAAGAAGGAAGAGTTGCGTCCTTTGATTGAGAGAGTAGTCAATTCACAAGAATTGGGACTTGATTATGAAACGACTTCTGTTCATCCGAGTGAAGAAGCTCCGAAGCATCATGACAAATTGATGGCCACGGGGTTTGGTGTAGCTTTTTCTGATGGGTACAGAAAATATGTTCCGATGATGCATGTTGATAGTGAGTGTTTCACTAGGGAGGAAGTAGATTCACTGTTGAGAGCAATTCTGATGGATAAAGATAAGCAAGTTTGGGCACATAATGCCAAATTTGAGCAGATGGTATCGAGATCCCTTGGATATGATTCAGAAGCAGCGTGGAGATGTTCCATGCTTCTGCAATTTGGTGTTGGGTGGAAGCTTCCTGGCAATGATGGATTGAAATTGAAGTCTGCTGTAAAGCATTATCTGAATCATGACATGAAATTGTTGAAGGATGTGATTCCTCTAGGTCTCAGGGCTCATGATATTCCAGCTAGAAATATTGCTGACTATTGTAGCGATGATGCTTTTCAGTGTTTGAGATTAGGCCATAAGGCTATGGAACGTGCAGAAGAATTGAATGTAGTAAAGCCATTTATTGATCTAGAGTGTGCGTTTACTCCAGTTCTTGTTCATATGTTGGAAGTCGGAATAGGTTTGGATCAGTCTATGTTGGATGAGATGCATATTAGACTGAAGACTAGAGTAGATGAGATTTCAGAACTGTTTCTTCAGTTGACTGGTGCTGAAGTTGGTTCGAACAAACAGGTTTCTAAGAGATTGTATGAGGAGTTGAAATGGTGGCCGAGTCATGGGTTCAAAAAGGGTAAAGGTGGTTGTTACAGTGTAGATGTAGGTCATAGGGAGAAAGTTAGAAAATGGTTAAGGCCAGGAGATGGTCTAGCAGCTATGGATCTCAAGGATGAGCATGCAGAGCTTTCTAAATTGGTTTCGACTTTTACTGGCAAATTGAATGGACATGCTCTGAAATATGATGATGGAAGAATAAGAACAGATATTCGTCAAGTTGGTGGTGACACAGGAAGAATGTCATCATCGAATCCGAATCTTCAGCAGATACCCAGTCATGGTTTAGGATTTGAAGTTCGTAGAGCATTTGTTTCAGAAGAAGGGTGGACGATAATAGATGCTGATTATTCTCAGATGGAATTGGTGTTGATGGGGCATCTCTCTAGGGATGAGAATTTACTCAAGGCATATCGTGAAGGGTTAGATCTTCACCAGATGACAGCAGATGCTTGTGGAGTAGCCAGACCAGCAGGAAAAGTCATAAATCTTGGTTTGATTTATGAGATGGGTCCACGGACTTTAGCCCAGAATTTGAAAGTATCTTCTTTTGAGGGGAAGAGAATATGGACTGCGTGGCATGCAAAATATCCAAGGGTAAGGCAGTACTGTAATAGGATGCACGCATATGCCAGGAAGCATGGCTTTGTTAGGACTATTACAGGAAGGATACGGATGATTCCGCAAATTGATTCTAATGTTCCAGCAATACGAGCATATGGTGAGAGACAAGCTAGCAATAGTCCAGACCAAGGTTCAGGAGTAGACATTTTGAAATTGGCTATGAGAAATCTATATCGTGAATGGAAAGAACGAGGAGTTCTATTCGATTATTGGACTGGTGAAGGTAAGGTGAAGATACCGTTGTCAGTACATGATGAGATTCTTCTAGAAGCAAGAGATGATTTCAAAGAAGAAGCCAAAGCAGATCTCAAACGTCATATGGAGAATGTTGTTGAGTTAAGGGCTCCTTTAACAGCTGAAGTAGGAGAGGGTCCGAATTGGGCATTTGCGAAGGAGATAGCAGCCTAGGAGGTTTTGATGGCCAAATGTAAGACATGTAAAGCACCAATAATTTGGGCAGTAACTGATAAAGGTAAGTCTATTCCTTTGGATATGAAGGGTGAGAAGAGATATGTATTGGTTCCAGCACAAGGTGATAGAGATCCAGTAGTTGAATTGAGAACTACGTATGCAAGCCATTTTGTTACGTGTCCTGATGCCAAAGAACACAGGAAGAAATAATGAAGACTTGGTACAAAACAGGTAAGGAAGCTGAGGAGGAGTTATGGTCTCTTATAGCCAAAAGATTGAAGCGACAGCAGGAGTATTGGAATATGCTGGAAGATTCTGCCTATAGTTGTCCACCGCAAGGCTACGATGATTTAGATATTGATGATGATTATTGGTATGGGAGTTTATAGATGGTTTGGACTCTAGATAGTACGTTGAATGTACCAGAATCTTTTATGACTCCCGATCTGTTGGAGAAGTTTCAAATAGGTAGGGGAAAAGACAAGGTACTTTTGTACGATCACGATGAAGAAAGGGAAGAATATAGACTTGCAAGAGCAAGGGGACTGAGTGTTTTAGGGCATTTTGGATATGAAAATAGGAGTACTTTGGGAAGGGATATTCAGTCGAGCTCTAGCTTCAGTCCAAGAACTGGCCAAGAAGATTCTGTTAATGGGATATTGAGGAGTGTCCATGAATATGGAGGAGGAATCTTAGTTGCTCCTTGTGGTCAGGGTAAGACAGTAATTCTTGCCGAGACGATACTTCGTATAGGCAAAGCAGCTTGTATCCTAGTCCATAAGAATTTCTTAGCACAGCAATGGGAAGAAGCTTTCAAGATGCTTGATTCAGGGGTGCGTGTAGGAAGATTACAAGGGGATAGATGTGATACTGGTGAGACGCATGATGTAGTAGTAGCTATGGTACAGAGTTTGACATCTTCCGCACGAGAATATCCTGACGAGCATTTCAAGTCATTTGGTGTACTGGGATTAGATGAGGTGCACAGATATGGAGCAGATGTATGGAAAACAGCTATAGTTAAGTATCCCTCTAAATTGAGAATAGGTCTGACAGCTACTCCACGTAGGTCAGATGGGATGTGGGATATGATGGAAGCCCATATTGGTCCAATACTTCACACGATGCAGGGGGAGAAGATGTCTCTCAAGATCTATATGGTGTCTACAGACGCTTGGGTAGATCCGAAGAAGTACAATCATAAATGGCTTGATGATCATGGTAAGAGAGCTAAGTTGATAACTGCTCTGTCTGAGTTACGTGGAAGGAATAAAGTTCTTATAAGAAATATTCGTAGAGCTTGGGATGCTGCTAGAAAGATCTTGGTGATTTCTGAAAGAAGAAAACACTTAGATACTTTATGCAAAGGACTATTGGATACAGGAGTACCCGAATCAGATATAGGGTTTTATGTAGGTGGTATGAAACAAAAAGCTTTAGATGATGCTGCAATGAAAGATGTCATATTCAGTACTTACCAGATGGTGAAGGAAGGTCTTGACATTCCAGCTTTAGATACTCTGATGATGGCTACGCCTCAGTACTCGATACAGCAATCTATTGGAAGACTTCTTAGAAAATACGAAGGCAAGTCTGATCTAGTTGTTTTAGATTTAGTAGACAAAGAAATTGGTATGTTTCTAGGCATGTCGAAGGGAAGAAGGAAACAATACAGAAGTTTGGGATATGATGTGGCCATAAATGACAACATAAAGAAATAGGAGAAAGACATGTCAGAAAAATCAATGGTGTTGATGAGTGCCGAGAATCTAGTTGATTCGGATTTGATACTAAGGACTCCACCGGAAGAAATGTTGGAGTCTGATGTGATTGCGGTATGGAGTTTTTTAGACCTGGTTGAGAAGGAGATGGTCAAGAAGAGGAAGGTAAAGCTTCGTGATCATCTGATGAAATTGGCAGAAGAGAAGGGTACTGTAAACAAGAATGGATCTTTTGTCTGGAAATCAAAGGATTCAGATGCCAAGGTTACGAAGCAGCGTAGAGAAGCCAAGCCTTCTTTAGATGCAGACAAATTTGTAGAGAGATTCGAAGATATACCAGGGGTTTGTGGGAAGGCTTTGCGTCGCCAAGTATTCCTTACGGAGAGGGATTACCGCCTTTTGATAGATTTGTTTAATACTTTGATTTCTGAAGATCCCGAGGATGTCTTTGTTTCAAGTCTGTTGGAGAAAGTCAAAGATGCTTCGATTACTGTAGATGAAGATGTAGTCGAGGGAATGGTGAAACTCGGTATGATTGATCTAGAAGATCTTAGGGAGATAAGTACTCCAGGGAAAGTGTCATGGGCTTTGACTGTTAAGAAGCCTTCAGAAATCGAGGAATTAAAGAAGAGGATGTAGATGGCAAGGCCAAAGTTACCAGAAGATGAGAAAGCCGTAAGAGATCCGATCAAGCAGTCAGAATATAATCGGCAATACTACGAGAGAAACAAAGAGAGGATCCAGGCTAGGAAGAAGAAGCGGTACCATAATGATGCTGGTGTTAAGGAAGCCTATATCACTCGTGCAGTCGAGAGAAAACGACGACTGTCTAAGGAAAAGGCTGCTCTAAAGAGAATGGGTAAGCTTCCTTTGAAACGGGAGTGGGCAGAATACAACGTCCAGCACAATGGGAGATGGTTTGTAGTTGAGATGACTACGGCTGGAATACTTGCCAGAATGTTTAGTAGATCTATTCAGACTCTACGTATTTGGGAGAGTCGATGCATACTTCCGAAATGCGTATGGAGGTCTCCAGCAAGTGATCGATTGTATACTCGTCTTCAGGTAGAAGGTTTGATGAAGATCTACAAGGATCAGATCAGGAAATACGGCAAGCATATAGTAAATACCCGTATTGGAAGTACGGAATTCTCGTCCAGAGCCCATGAATTATGGGTCCAATATCCATTGGGGTTTGATCTATCGAAGGTCAGGAAAGAGGTTTAGGGACATGGTAGAGAAAAAGAAAAAGGCTAAGATTTCAGGTCAAGGCAAGCTTTGGGTATCGAGGAGGTATCCCGATAAGTCTGAGGATAGTGAAGAATACAAGCTTGGAGTTCGTGAGTTTGAAGTAGAGCCTGCTTATGTGAAAGCAGGATATGCTTTGACTTTGAATCTTGGGAACTACGAGAGTGCCAAATGTGAAGCTGGGGTTACGCTTCCCTGTTATGTTGAGGAGATCAAGGAAGCGTTTGATGAAGCATGGAGAATTGCTGAAGAGGAGATTCAGGAGCAAGTAGCCAAGGTACGTAAAGGAAAGTAGTTTGCCAAAAAGAAGCAAGAGAAAGAAGGTTTGGTATCCAGAAAATCTGTTTCATGAGGTTATGGAATATGATGAGCCTGAGTTCGAACGAGCTGTGTACAGGTACAATGAGAAATTTAATTCAAATTTTTTACCTGAAGAAGTAGCCAGGGCTCTTAAGAGATGGAAGAAAGTGCAGGGTAAGAATGAGTAAAATCGACAAGATCCTTGCTGATGTTAATAAGATGTTTGGTAAGGGTACGATGCTCCGTGCAGCCGAGGCAGATAGTTTAGTTGTAGACAGAATTCCTACGGGTATTTTTGATTTGGATATGAAGATTGGTGGTGGGATACCTCGTGGACGTATTACCATGTTTAAGGGTGAATACAGTACAGGTAAGTCTTCAGTAGCTCAGAAGGTAGTAGTCAATGCTCAGAATACATGCAGATTTTGTGGCGAAATGTTTGAATGGGTAGACTTGTTGGGTGAGGTACACGAGAAGAAATGTTCCTGTGGAAAGAGGGAGCCCATGAGGGTAGGTTGGTTTGATGTAGAGCATTGTTATGATCCAGTTTGGGCTTCCAAGTGGGGGGTTAGAGTAGAGGATCTGATTCTATCTCAGCCAGAATCTGCTGAGATGGCTGTTGATATATTTGAGAGGTGTTTAGATTCTCAGGAATTCGATTTGTTGGTTTTGGATTCAGTAGCAGCATTGACCCCGATTTTAGAAATTGAATCCTCCGCTATGGATGCGAATGTTGGAGTCATGGCTAGATTGATGAATAGAGCTTTACGTAGTTGGACTTCCCGCATGAATGCTCAAGGACTTTTGTCCAAAATTAAGACAACGATAATTCTTATCAATCAGATGCGTGTAGGTATTGGTCCGTATTCTGGAGTAACTTCACCAGGGGGAAAGGGTTTAGATTTTTTTGAGTCTTTAGAAATTCGGTTCAAGAAGAAAAAGGTGTTGCTGTCTAAAGATAAGCCCATAGGTAATTTGGTTGAGTTTACTATTAAGAAGAACAAGACAGCCCCGCCATCGTCTGGTGGAATGTTCAATATGTATCTTGTTCCGGTTCCAGGCAAATACAGTATTGGGGATACAGACTTAGATACTCAGGTTTTGAGAGCCGCCATTGCTTGGGGAGCAATCCGTAGGGGAGGAGCGTGGTATTATTTTCCAGATGATACGAAAGCACAGGGTGAAGAGAAGGCTTCAGAGATATTGAGGAATAATCCCAAGATGTTTGAAGAGCTAAAGAAGATGGTTATTGCTAGAGAGCTTGCTTGGCAAGATACAGGGGAGGGTCTAGATACAGAAGAATCTGATGAAGAGGAAAGTGAATAATGTCTAACTGGAAGCCGAAGATGTGGGATAAGGAGGAAGATTCCGTATCGATGAAGTCCAGAAAGAACGAAAAGAGATTGTCTAAAGAGGTAGGATTTCAGCTTACCAAAGGGTCTGGAAATCAGCCCTGGGTGTCAGATAAGGGGGATGGTAAATCAGATGATTTTGTATTTGAACTTAAGGAAACGAAGCATAAGAAGATCTCAGTCAATTCGAGAGTGATTGAGAAAATTTGTAAAGAAGCTGCTGCAGTAGGCAAGTCTCCTGTTTTGATACTCTCAGCTTATGGGTTGCCCGAGTATTTACCCAATGAATGGGCAGTGATGCCTGTTGAAGTATTTACAGAATTGTTTGAAGTATGGAAGAAGTGTAGATCATGATAGTGGATTTCATTTTAGATCTTCCGTATTGGACAGCTAGACTATTCATCCCGGAGTGTATTTGGGAAGATTGGTTGTGCGACTGTGAATTGAAAAAGGCTTCTTGGATTGTGAGATATTTCATTAAGCATAGATGGCCGTTGAGTTGTAGATGGGATGAGTACGATGCATGATTCTGAGACAGCTGTCCTGATGGAGTCTTTTGATAAGCATATAGCTGAAAAGAAATTAGGTATTAAGAAAAGTGTTGGTAATGCCTTCATGAATATAGAAGCTTTGTGTTTTGATATAGTCAGTGAAATAAATGATCAGATTGAATCTGAATTGATTAAGAAATTTCCTACGGATTTAGAACAGGCCGAGGCTAAGTTTGGTGGCATGTATATTGAAGTGCTCAGACCAGAATTTAAGGTAGAAGTTACAAAGATGATGGTATTTCAGGGTTTTAAGTATAGATACCAGGATGAAGGCCATCCGAATATGTTTGTAGAAGACAACATTAGATTCAGGGAAGTCTATGGATACGAAAACTATTAGAAAATGGTCTACTGATAGGAAGTTGCTTCGTATAAAGGAGATCTCTGGAGCTTTTGATTCCTATGAAGAACGGAAGAAGAATGAAGTTCTTGATGAGCTTGTAATACTTCTGCTTGAGATATTGGCTGCAGTAATAAAGGAGAAGAAGTGTAAATATACTCCTCTAGAATTATTTGAGGGAGTATTCAAGGATTTAGTTGGGGGTCCTATATATAAGAGGTTTTTGGAAACCAAGGAACTGGTAGGCAGATATAAGTCCAGTAATTCCTCAGATAGATCTCGTCTCCGGCCCAAGTTGGTAGCCAGAGGCATGATTTAGCTCTATTCTGAAATTATAAGGAGGTGTTCTATGAAAACTTTAATGCATTTGTGTCTTTTGTTTCTTTTGGTTTTGTTTCAGTGTTCAGAAGGAGAAATAGATAGAGATTCCGATACTGATACGGACACAGATACCTATACAGGAGGTGATGTAGATGGAGACTCTGATACTGATACCGATAATGATACTGATAGCGATTCAGATATGGACACAGATACTGATACCGATTCCGACTCCGACACGGATACAGATACTGACGCAGATATTGATACTGATAGCGACAGTGACAGTGACACGGATGTAGACGGAGATACTTGGGTAGATCCAGATACAGGTTTGATGTGGATAACAAGTCCTTGGAATGCTCTTCCGTCACTTTCTCAAGATGATGCCATCTTGTATTGTCAAAATTTGGATTATGCTGGAAATACAGATTGGAGACTTCCTGATATTGAAGAAATGAGGACGGTAGTAGTAGATTGTCCAGATATTGAGCCAGAAGGTGATTGTGGAGTGACTGAAGACTGTCTAGAATCTTATTGTGTAGAAGGATGCATTTTTTGTGACGACGGGAATTCTCATCAAGAAGAAGTTTTTGGAGGACCGTTTATGTACTTGTGGTCTTCGTCTCCAATTCCCGATTGGCCAGAATATGGTTGGACTATGAGCTATGCAAATGCTGGTATTGTTGCTGTAATTTCTGAGAACCCTTGGTACGTGAGATGTGTCCGTTAAAAACAATTGGATAAAAAGTTTGACAAAACTCTAGTATATAATATACTTGCCGTATGAACTGTAACCGTAAAATTCTCAGTCCAAATGACGGAAGGAGATTCAGTAGACATGCCAAAGACACAGCAGTCAGACAAAGAAAAATTTGGGGTTACGAAGGAGATGAGAGAAACATATGAACGCATAATGCGTCGAAGACTCTCTAGTCCTACATTCCATTACAGAGTTGATGAAAACGGTGAAGAGGTGAAAGTCTATCATCGAGACAGATCAACGAATTGGAATGATTCCAATGAAGGCACTGTCCGAAGAAAACAGCCGTATATGATGGGAGAGGGATTAGGTAACAATCTAGGGATTGATAAGCCTAAGTATACGTATTCTGAACGAGTCGAGGAGGTAGATGAAGAAGAAAGAGATTTCCAGAGGAAGGTACGTAGACTCAAGACTCAGTTGACTCGTAGGAAAAATAAGGTAAGAGTTGAATCCCAGAAGAAGGCTGAAGAGGACGGAAGGTGGATGACAGGACAACGTATTTTTGCTCTCAAGCGTACGTATGATCAGAATTTGAATCATGGTCGTGATTTTGAGACTCGTTCAAAACGCTTGAAGATACAGATTCCCGATGGAGTAGATGTTGCCCAGACAGAATTTGGTATGCTCCTCATTATTCCAGTAATAGAAGCAGAAGAGGGTTGGAGCAAAGGTTTAGGCAATCCGAAGAAAGATCCATATGGCAGGAATTTTTGGGTCAGTACCGAAGTCAAAGAGGCAGTCCAGAATTTATTTGGATATGTTAATTGGGAACGACCCCTAACTATTCCAGAAGCAGAGCAGTTTGGAGTAAAGGTGTTGTAATGATAAGGCATGTAGTTTTGATGTCTGGCGGACCAGATTCTTTGATTACGCTTCAGTTTGTGAAGAATAATTATTTGCCTGGGTTAGTGATTCCGATACATGTGAGCATGAATCATCTGTATGATACTGCTGAGAAGAAAGCTCTAGGCAAGATAGAAGCCTTGATGCAGATTGAGATTCAAGAATTCAAGGGTAGATTTGATTTCTCCAGGATAGAAGAGTCAGATGCCAATATCTATGGCAGGAATGCGTACTTATGTATCGCAGCAGCTTCAGTAGTACCAAAAGGTGACGATGCCTATATTTGGTTGTCGGTTCAAAAAGACGAGAGATCTATTCCAGATAGAAGTGATGCGTTTTTTGATAAGATGAGTAGGGTTTTGGCAGTTTTGAATAAGCCAAATGAGTTGGTAGTGAGTACTCCGTGGACGAATAAAGACAAAACAGATATGGTGAGGTATTTCCTGAATGAAGGAGGGAGTACAGGAGTACTTAGGTCTAGTTGGTCTTGTTACAAGGATACGTCAGTACAGTGTGGAAATTGTCCAGCTTGTATTCGAAGATACATAGCATTCAGTTTGAATGGGATTGAAGAAGAGTATTTAGAAAATCCGAAGAATTCAGCTACTGCACTGGATTACATTAATAGAGCTAGAGTTGGTGAGTATTATTCAGAAGAACGTAACCAAAGGATTTTGGCTGCGTTGACATAGGTCAATAAACAAGGGCAGTATGCCCACGATGTGTGAAGCTAAAATGGCTGAGGACACAGGAGGAAGATATGTCAATAAAAGTCGAAGAAGTGAGTATTGATAACTGTCGAGTAGATCCGGAGTTCAATACTCGTACACATGGTTTGGGAGATCTCACAGGATTGATTGAGAGCATCAAGTCCGGTGGTATTGAGCAGCCGTTGTCAGGCAAAGTCAGTGACTCAGGTATGGTTGATATTTTTGTCGGATTCAGACGATTTGCTGCTGCACAAGAAGCCGGTCTGTCCAAGATTCCGATAAAGCTGTATCCCCGAAGGAAAGTGACGTTGAAGCAGATGCTCTTGAAGAATGTCATTGAGAACGTTCATAGGGAGAATTTGAACCCAGTTGATGAAGCGCTTGCTTTCCAGAGGATGCAGACAGATCATAAGATGTCCACGGACGAAATATGTGGGGAATTAGGTCTAAAGAAGTCTTATATCCAGAATAGATTTAGGCTTTTAAAGCTTGAGGAGATAGTACGGGATGCAGTGCATCGAGGACGTATTTCAATTACTTCGGCTTTGGATATAGATCGTCTTCCAAAAGATAAGCAGAAGAGATTCGTGGACATTGCTGAAGACATGGGGGGCCAGAAATTAACCGATTTGATAGACAAGGAATTGAACAAGATTCAGAAGAAGATTGATACGAAAGATGGCCCTGAAGATACATCGCCAGAGAGTCCAGTAGACCCGAATGATGTTGCAGAATGTGTCAGAAGCTCTAAGAGGTATGTCTCCCATTTGACTGATGCATTGAAATATTCTTCAGAGGAAAGTGAAGGCATCAAGGGAGTGAACCTTCGGGTTTTAGAACTAGATGATCTCAAAGCAGTGACCAAGTTCTACGGAGATCTCTGTGACATTGTTGAGCCAGAGATTGAATTCAATGAAAAGGCTCAGAAGGAGATCATTTCCACAGTCGAAGGTCAGTTGAATGTAGAGTTGGATCTTGAGGCTCCGGTAGTAAGGCAGTCTTTGATTCGTTCAGTAAGTGAACGAGCTCAAGAGATAGCCAGGGTTCAAGCTGGAGAGGGAAAGCGTCCTAGAGTTACGTATCAAATTGCCAAAGAAGCAATTGATGAGTTCTACGATCCAATAGAGTCCGAATAATACACTCATACAGGGAAGATTGGCGCTGTCCAGATAAGATGTCTGGTAGTAGTCGATAGAAATAGGAGGAGATATGGATAAGACAGACAAAGAGATAGTTTGGCTTCCTATTGATTTAGCTAAGAAAGTTAAAGATGCTGAATCAACGAAGGAATTAGATGCTTTGATTATCGGCTATCTTGATGAGTCCAGAGGAGAAGTTAAAGCAAATCTTGAGAGTTTGGATGCGGATTTGTTGCAGTATCGTGCAATGATGACCAAGGCTAAAGTTGCTTTTAGAGAAGCCAAGGATGAGCAATGTACTGCATCCTATGAGCTTTGGGAGAATTTCGATAAGGAATTGCCTAAAGTAAAGGAGAAGATTATGAGGATTGTTCGTATCTTGAATCCTTTGTCCAAGCAACTTAAGGAAATTGACGATCTCATGAGGAAGATAAACACATATCAGTTAGAGAAAGTAGCTGAATTGCTTTCCAGGATTGAGAATGCGAGTCCAGCTCTTTTGAAGGCCATAGGTCTTTTTGTCAGTGAAGAAAGGGGAGAGTAGTATGGAGTTCAAGGAATTTAATGCTTTATTGAAAAGACATTTTCATGAAATGTCGAGTGGAGAGCAGTATCTGTTTGTAACGGATGTGACTCCAGACGATATGTGGGATGTTTATATGGAGAGCTTTCCCCCAGGAACGAATGAAGTTTTCAGGGAGAGGAGAGAATTTGATTGTGCCTGTTGCAAGCAATTCATTCGAGCATTTGGCAATGTTGTTGCTATCAAGGGATTGAAAGCGGTGTCGATTTGGGATTTTGATGTCTTGGAGCCTAAGTACAAGGCTGTAACAGAATCAATGTCTGAGTTCGTCAAGTCCAAACCGGTTCGAGATGTATTTCTTCCGATAGCCAGAGCCTATGGTACTGAAAAGAATCTTGAAACAAAGGACAGTAAAAATATTCTGACATGGCATCATTTTCAGATTCAGATACCGGAATCGGTAAAGAGGTTTAAGGAGATCGATGTTGGTACTGTTCGTGGACGAATGAGAGATGTACGGAATGTGCTCAAACGTTCTTTCAAAGAACTGTCCACAGATTCCATTGATACTGTTCTGGATTTGATAGCTCAGAAGTCCTTGTACAAGGGTGAAGAGTGGCAGAAGCCTTTGCAGAAGTTTCGTTTGATGCATGAGGAATTTCATCAGATGGAATTCGAGTCAGATCAGGAGAATTATTGCTGGGTAGCTTCAATAGAAGCTGGTGAAGCCATAAGTAAGATCAAGAATCATTCAATAGGTGTTTTGCTTACGGATCTTTCTGGAGATATGGATCTGAATGATGCTGTCAGGAGGTATGAAAGTATTGTAGCTCCGACCAACTACAAACGACCAAAGGCTATCTTCACTAAGAAGATGGTTGAGAAGGCAAAAGCCACGGTAGAGAAGATGGGATTTGGAGATTCTTTAGGAAGGAGATTCGCTACCCTAGAAGATATTACAGTAAACAATATTCTTTTTGCTAATCGAGATGCGATGAAGCAGATGTCGGGGGATGTTTTCGAAGATCTAACAGATTCAGTTCCAGATAAACCAAAGAACTTCGAGAAGGTTGAGGAAGTAGCTATTGAGACGTTTATTAAAGATGTACTTCCAACGGCCAAAGAAATAGAAGTACTGTTGGAGAACAGCCATAAGTCCAATATGATGTCGTTATTGGCACCAAAAGTTCCTGATAGTAAGACTATGTTCAAATGGAATAATGGTTTTTCATGGGCTTATGCTGGGAATATTACTGACAGCATGAAGGAAAGGGTGAAGTCTTTTGGTGGTAAAGTAGATGGAGTACTTAGGTTCTCTATTCAGTGGAATGACAATGATGATAATCCAGATGATCTGGATGCTCACTGTGTAGAGCCGAATAGGAACAGAATTTATTTCAGCAATAAGAGAAGTCCAGTTTCTGGTGGTGAGCTTGATGTGGACATCATTAGTCCCGATGGAGTAGCGGTGGAGAACATAACATGGCAAGAAACACGTCGTATGACCAAAGGAAAGTATGAGTTTATGGTTCATTGCTACACCAGTAGAGGAGCGAAATCAGGATTCACTGCCGAGATTGAATTTAATAATAGAATATTCTCTTTTGCTTATCCTAGGCCATTAAGACAAGGGGAGTACATCAATGTTGCAGATGTTTCTTTCGATGGCAAGGAATTCAAGATGGTTAAAGAGCATCTGACCTCGTCTGAAACTTCTGTCGAGATCTGGAATTTGTATTCGAATAAGTTTCATCCGGTATCGGCGTGTATGTATTCCCCCAATTATTGGGATGATCAAAAGGGTATCGGACATCGACACTACTTCTTCTTGCTCAAAGGATGCAGAAACGATGAGAATCCAAATGGGTTTTTCAATGAGTTTTTGAATGAGGAGTTGATGCCCCATAAGAGAGTGTTTGAAGCTCTAGGTTCTAAGATGAGAGTAGAGGATTCTGAGAATCAGCTCTCTGGTCTTGGATTTAGTTCAACGAAACGTGCTTCCCTTGTTTGTAGAGTGAAGGGAAGTTTTGAAAGAGTCATCAGACTCACTTTTTAGGAGGAAGCAATGTTTGAGAAAGCATCGAGAATGAAATTACGGTTTGCCTATAAAGGGCAGTGTTCGGTCGAGGATTTGTGGGATCTGTCTGTGGAGGAGTTGGATAGCATCTATCAGGAGATGCGGAAGAAGCAAAGGGAAAGTAATACCGATTCCTTACTGGAGAAGAGGGACGAAGGGGATAGGCTTCTAGATCTTCAGGTCAATATCGTGAAGCACATTGTTCAGGTGAAATTGGCTGAAGCAGAAGCCCGTGAGAGAGCTGCTGAGAACAAGTTGCGTAGAGAGAAAATCGCAGCAATAATGGCCGAGAAGCAGGATGAGGGTCTGAAGAATATGTCTCTAGAAGAGCTTCAGGAGGAGATGGAAAAAACGGTTTAATTTTCGTTCATTGACACAACAATTTTTATGACTAAGAAATAGGAGAAAGATATGCAAGAGTCAAATTCGGCTGCGGCAAGAGTAGCCAGACAAAAATTCGAATCCAGAATAGAAAGAGGTAGAGCTTCAGGAGCCCGCATTATCCAGAAGATCATGGAGGAAGTTCCTACGGACTATATAGCCAAGGGAAAAATTCTTAATTTCAATGGTAATGAGGAAGAACGTGAACCAGGATCTCCCTGGGGTCTTCTGATGTCTGTTCCGTCCATATTGGTAGGGGAGGAATCTTCGGTATTTTCGGTCCATAAGTGGGCAGAACAGCAGATTTGTGGAAGAGCTAGTCTCCCCTGGAAATATGCTCAGTACTTGGAGCAAGGAGATATTCGTTCCTGGGGCCTGCCTTTATTGGCCACGAATCTAAATACCCTCTATTCGAAAAGTAGGTCTAAGTACCTCCTGCGTACGTACAAGGGTACTGTTAGAGGGTTTTTATCCGATCGATACAAGAGATTGGATTCACGGCCTCTGATAGAGTCCTTTTCAGGTGCTTGCAAGGATGTAGGGGCTGTACCCATAGATGGATTTGGAACAGATACCAAAGTGGGTTTGACTGCTGTTTTGCCTAAGATCTACGAACCGGTTGAGAATGAGCCAATTTCTATGGGGGTAACTTGGGAAAATTCGGATTATGGCAATGGTCGGCACATGATAAACGGGTTCATAGATAGAGCTTGGTGTGCCAATGGAATCATCATGTCTATGGGATTTGCCCAGGTACACTTAGGCAAGCGTCTGACTGATGACATTGTTCTTTCGGAACGTACACATCAATTGGATACGATGGCTACAGCCAGTGCTATTGATGATGTTGTGAGAAAGTCCTTGAGTCAGGAAATGGTGGATCTTTTCTGTGAGACAGTGAAAACAGCCCACGAAGAGAAGATCGATGTAGAAAAAGCTCTGAAGAACATACGGAAGCAATTGACCAAGGGTGAAGTAGAGTTGATAAAGAACAAGTTCAATTCACCAGATGTAGAAATGCTTCCTCCAGGGAATACCTCATGGAGACTGTCCAACGCTATAAGCTGGGTGGCCGGCAATGATATTGAAGATGAAGAGAGAAAGAATGATCTCCAGAAAGTTGCTGGACAGGTAATTGCTGCAACGATGGCAGTAGTTCAGAGAAGGAGAAGTAGATTACTCTAAGCTGATTTTGGAGTAATTAAGTTATTTGCATAAAAATGGGTAGACCGGTATTTTAGGTGTAGTGATGAGATTGCTGTTTCACATCTTGTCCCTGTATATTGCCTCTGTAGCTCAGTTGGTAGAGCACCTGACTTGTAATCAGGGGACCGAGGGTTCGATTCCTTCCAGAGGCTTTGGGGTCATACCAGTGAGTGGACCTCTAGATGCATTTATGATTTATCGTGAACCCGAGCCTAGAGGTATTCCTCCTTGAGGTGGGTTATTGATTGTTGATGCATTTTAGAACTTTTCGGTAGGTTTGGTATGCGCAGGGTTGAAAATTACCCTAATTGCCGATGACAGCCGGGAAAGACCGGCATTGGGACATTAGCCATCGGGGAAGGCACCAGATTGTCGATCTGGCAAGGTGAGTTCGAGTCTCATATGTCCCGCAGGAAATGTTTCTGAGGTGGAGGTAAATCCAGGATGAGATTCCTGGGAAAAACTTGGAGGCAGAGGGGCGATGAATGTACTAAGGTCGCTGTGTAAGAAGCATTTTCTATTAGGACGTGGGATGTCCGAAAACATTTCCCGACCTGTGACCAGTAATTTAGGGGGTCTTTAACAGGGATCGAAACCTTGCAGGTGATGCAACCTGGGCATGTTCTAAAAAGGCCCACGCTTATATGGACCGATAGCTCAGTCTGGCAGAGCACTCCCACCAGTTACACGCGGGAGAGGTCGTATGTTCAAATCGTACTCGGTCCACTAGGGAGGAGTAATGTTTACAGCATATCCTAAATGTAAAGATTGTGGGGGTCAGATGCATCCGATGGCTGGTCCTGGCAGTAATCCTATTTGTTATGATTGTGCTCGTAAGGAAAGAGAAAAGCTTGAGGAGGAAGTTAAGGAGATATTGAAGGCGCTTACGATAGAGAAGAGATTGTCTATTGTTGAGGCTACTTTGGTACGTAAGGCTGATGACTATTGGCTTTATGATTTTGTTCAGGGGTATCGTGCAGAAGATGATAACTCATAATGAATTAAAGAAATCTCTTAGGAATAAGTATCCTTGGTCTCATTGGATTTTGTTGAATGAGGTAAGGGATGCTTCTGGGTATGAAGGTAATAGGTCAATAGATGCAGTGGCTTTTGGTCTTTATGCAAGCCGTGGGTATGAAGTTCATGCTTTTGAGTGCAAAGCTCATCGTACAGATTGGTTGAGTGAACTTAGACAACCAGATAAAGCAGATGAATTTGCAACAATAGCCGATAAGTTTTGGATAGTAGCGAGTAAGGGAGTGGTGAAGAAAGAAGAATTGCCGAAGGGGTGGGGATTAATACTTGTATCTAGGAAGGGAGATGATTTTGTTACTCGAATAGTTGTCCAAGCTGAAATGAGTGAGCAAAGGGATTTGCCCAGACCATTTGTAGCCTCGATGTTAACTAAGCTTAGAAAGAAGATTGAGAAGTATCAAAGGGAATCCGTTTTAAAATCAGAGATCTATGACCAGATTAAGGAAGCCCAAGAGCAAGGTAGAGAATGGGGTAAACGGTCTTCTGATTGGGATAAGAAAGATTATGATGTGCTCAAGAAAATAGTAGAAGATTTCGAGGAAGCTAGTGGTATACGTTTGAATACTTTTAAAGGAGCCGATGTGATTGGGAAGGAAGTAGCTCTAGCCAGGTCTTTATTCAGTATTGGAAAGGATCAGGGATTAATTAATAGAGCCAAGGGTTTTGCAGGTAAGCTAAGAGGATTTGCGGATTCTATTGAGGAAAAAGCAGAGAAATTGTCCATTGTATGTGAAGAGATGACTAATACAGATGAAGAACTCTGAGAAGCTTCACATAGTTTATCGTTCTCCAAAGGGAAGAGTTGTAGGATATAATGGATACGGGATTAGACTTTTTCTAGAGGAGAATGGCCCTAAGGCATATTGGTTATGGTCTATGAATGTAGATAAGGATGTGAATTCAGATAAAAAAGCTGAATGGGTTGACGATATAGAGAATGCAGATGCCCAGAACCCTGACACTGATTAATGTTGATTCGAAGATTTCTCGTAGTGGAGAATCTGTTGGTGTTGTTATTAAGGTTGATTTAAAAGGTAAAGTCGATAGGTATGATATGACTGCCAGTCAATTGGTTCAGTTTCTTGAACCTTACGAGATATTGGGTATTGCACCCCAAGAAAATGGTCAGATTGTTATTGTTGGCAGGAAGAAGTTGCGATGTGTTAATTGTGATTTTTGGGTTCGTGACAGTGTTCATGGTGGTGAGTGTATTAATGATAATTTTCGAAATGCTAGGACTTTAGGTGATCCTGACAAAGAATACTGTCATTTGACCAGTGAATACAGTGGAGAGAATTGTAACTTTCATTCCTATTATAAGACGGGAAAGAGGGGTTGAAGTATGCTGAATAAACGTGTGTTGAATGCATTGATAAAATGTCGTGAGGAATGTCATCAGAGGATGAAGGACATTGAGAAGGATAGGGTTTCTTTGAGAGAAGAGGAATTAGCCCTCGGTGAGAAGTTGGAACAGCTTAATAGGACGATTAGCTTATTTGCTTATGATGAAGATACTCCAAAGAAACGTAAGGGCAGGAAACGTGGTCCAAAAGGTATTAGATTCAAGAATACCGATCCGTTAGACATCCCGATTGAGATGTTCGCTTCTGTACGGAATCCGAGTCAAGCTGCAAAAATATGTCAAGATGTCAGGAGTATTTTGGGAAGTCAAAAAGGATACCTTACATTAGATGATATAATTCCCCTGCTGGCAGCCAAGCATTCGTATGCTAAGGGGATAGCGTTTAAAAGTACCCTTTCTAGGGTTATGAAAGCAGCCAGAGAAGCTGGAGGAAAGAACTGGCTAGTCTACAGTAAGGAAGGACAGAAGAACCTGTATAAGCACATTTAGGGTTTGAAATGGGAAAAAAGAATCTGTATGTGGAGTTGAGGGAGTTGGAGGAGGAACGTTGGAGACATGTACTGGCTATGGGATATTTTGTTTCTTCGAATGGATATGATGCTTCAAAATTATGGGAAATAGATTCGAGCAAAAATATAATCAATGAGATTCTGATGGAGAGAAGCGATTTTGTTTTAGACCAGTTGTCCAAAAAGATTCAAATTATCAGAGATGCTTTGGTGGTAAAGAATCAAGGTCTTGTATATAGAATAGTCAAGCATAGGGTTAAGAGATCAGTGGGAATATTGGATTTAGAGGATTTTCAGATTTATGGTACTCTAGGTCTTATGGTGGCTCTGGATAGATTTGATGTGAATAGGAAACTTCAGTTCAGTACTTATGCTTCGTCTTGGATTGTAGCTTATGTTCTAAGAGCACTTGGAAAACATGGTTCAGCAGTCAGGAATCCATTGCGTAAAGGTGTTTTGGCCAAGGTCATTTCGATAGAAGAACGTGTCAATGATGTTCAGACTATTAAAGATACTTTGGTATTGGAAGAGAAAGAGGATACAAGTCATCATTCAGGTATAAGCGAAGATCAGGTACGAAAAGCAATGCTCAAGCTACCCAGCAGACATAAGAAAATATTGATGGAGAGATTCTATGAGGACAAGACGTTGAAGCAAGTTGGAGAAGAGATGGATCTTAGTAGAGAGAGAATCCGACAGTTGCAAAATGATGCTTTAAATGAACTGAGATATGACTTGGGGGTGAATTGATGATTATCGATGAGAAATTACGTGAGATTCAGGCTAAGGTTTTGGAAGAGTCTTTATGTACTGCTACTGAAGGAGAATCTTGGGAAACAGACTCAAGGAGTTTGGCTGAGGTAATAAAGGAGCTTGAGTCTCTGATGACTAGGAGGAGTAATCTAGAGAAATACTTACGCGAATATGTTAAGACCAATCCCAAGGGGTATTTCTTGTTAGAGCATTATGGATTTAATCCGTTTCCGTTAGAGATGCAGGAAATTAAATTAGAACCGTCTGAGTGGAAGAATTCATTGTTTCCGATGTTTGTTCTTCCAGGTCCAATAGGAGTAGACGATGATAAAGAGAGAGAAGGGTGGATATGTAGTGTACTCTGATGATGGCAAGAAGAAGTTATCGAAAGTGTACAAGAAAAAATCCGAAGCTGATAAGAGACTCAAGCAGATCGAATGGTTCAAAAACAAAGGTAAGTAGTAGAAAGGATAGGCCATGGCGCTTGCGGACTTATTGAAGAAAGTCCATGGGCCAGATAAGTTGTCTCCGTCTCTAGATCTTTTCATTCATAGGAGAGATGCAGATTATAGAGAACCTGGATGGCATCCGTCTAGCTTTTGTGGAGTATGTGTACGTCGATTGGTTTTAGAAAGACTTTTGGGTAATGCAATTAAGTCAAAGAAAACAGATCCAAAAAAGCAACGTATTTTCGATGTAGGTAAGGCTCTGCATAGGTGGTATCAGGAGGAATACTTTGGGAAGATGGGAATTCTCTGGGGTATGTGGAAATGTTCAGTTTGTGGGTATGTTTCTTGGGGGTTTCAGCCAAAGGAATCGTGTGATTGTGTAAAGCGCATATCTCAGATGTCTAAGTTTCCACCGATGAAAATGGTATGGGAATATAAGGAAGTGCCTGTTAGAGGAAACTTGCCCGGGTTTGAAGAGAGGGTAGTGGGTCATGGTGATGGTTTAGTTTTTCTGAAGAATAAATGGTATCTATTGGAATTGAAGACAATTAACTCATGGGGATTCGGTAAGCTTCAAGGTCCTATGCACAGTCATTTTCTTCAGTCTCAGATATATGGTGAATTGATAACACAAGGCATGGTTCCAGTACCGGTAGGAATTACGATTCCGAGGCCGAGTGGTATTATTGTCTTTTATATCGACAAGAATACTTCCAGTGAGAAAGAATACCTTGTTGAATTGGATTCTAAGATAGGTATTCAGGAACTTTCCCGACCTTTGAGAGTAGAGCAGGCTATGGCTAGCAGATTGTTTCCAGAAAGAGAAGAAGCATGTGTAAATGCTTTGAAAAATCCAGCCAAGTCATGTCCAGTTGGTTCATACTGTTTTGGGTCTAAGACTTGGGATGAATTAGAACACGTAGTATAGGAGGAGAAAATGCATAGTGATCCTATCACTTTGAACGAGAAATTGAGTAAAATGGGATATACTCACAAACGAGCTGAGAACCACAATAAAACGGGTAAGCATGACATCCTGGATAAGGATGAGAAGATTTTGTTCACCGGTACAGCCTCCCAAGTTTGGGAATGGTTGAAGGGGTTAGAGATTAAGAAGAAACAGGAGTAAGACATGTCAGAATCGGTTGTGAAGGATTCGAAGACTCTGAAGAGAGCTCGTACAAAAATGAAGGAATTGGGGATTCCTTTGCCCGAGAAGGGCGATCCAAAAGCACATGTTTCATGGCCAGGGAATGTCGGGGACTTGAGTTCTGAAGAAATTGCTCAGCATATGACTTGGTGGACTGCATGGTCGGGATTTGTTCGATATGAGTTGGCTGAGGTTGAGACAAACGTTGCTGCCCTAACTGCTGAGTTAGAGTTGGTCAAAGGTGAAGCCATGCATAAGTCTGAAGGAGATTACAAAACAGTTACTGAGTTGAAGGCTGCTGTAGCACAGATGTCTTCGGTCCAGACTGCTGAGGCTATGGTATTAGAAGCTTCGGCCACGAAGAGGATGCTGAAGGCATTGTTGGTAGGGTACGAGGAGAAATATCAGACGATCTCCAGAGAAGTATCCAGGAGGCAGGGAGACAGGGAAGAAGCGAATTCTGGCAACAGCAGAAGGTTTCAAAGATGAAGTATTATCTAGGAATAGATCCAGGATATTCTGGGGCAATGGCAATAGTCAATGAAGAGGGTATAGCTACTGCTTCAATTAAGCTCTCGGAAACTGAGACGGATCTGTATGATTGGTTGAAGTATAGGATTAAGGAACATGGCATTCGGTTTGCTTACCTTGAAAAAGTTCATTCAATGCCACGTCAGGGAGTATCTTCAAGCTTCAAGTTTGGCAAGTCTTTTGGATTTTGTATCGGTCTGATTACTGCCATGTGTGTTTCTTGGGATTTTGTATCTCCTCAGAAATGGCAGAAAGAATTGGGATGCCTGACTAAAGGAGATAAGAACGTGACCAAGAAATTAGCCCAGAGATTGTGGCCAGATATGAAAATAACTCATGCCATTGCAGATGCTTTGTTAATAGCCGAATATACAAGACGAACAAGAGCTTGATTAGTTTCGGTTCCTGTTTTAGGATAGATCAGATACTAAGTAGACAGGGAATTGACACAGGAGGAGCTAAAACATGGACCAACAACAAGAGAAATTTATTTCTTTGAAGGTTGCCGGTAAGTCTGAAGCCGCTAAAGTAGCGGGATCAATCGTCAAGAATATGCAGGAAGGCAAGAGGGTAGAGCTTTTGGCTATGGGAGCTGGTGCAGTGAATCAAGCTGTAAAGGCGATTTGTATAGCCAGGGGTATGGTAGGATCTCACGGGTGGAATTTGTATACAATTCCGGGATTCAAAGACGAGGTAGTGAAGGGGATTTCCAAGACAGCTATCCGATTCAGTATTGTAAAGGAATAGTCATGGGGAAGTGGAGAGTAACAAAGCGTATCGAATTTGATGCTGCACACAGGCTTTGTAATTATGTAGGAAAATGTTCAAATGTTCATGGACACCGGTATGCAGCAGAATTCACTTTTTCTAGTGATAGGTTAACTGATCAGGGTTTTGTCGTAGATTTTGGTGACATCAAGAGATTGATTGGTAATTGGATCGATGAGTATTGGGATCATGCTTTGATACTTAAAGAAGGTGATGAGGCTGTGAATATATCTTTGTCAGATGCCAAAGTTTATTACATGGATAAGTCTAATCCTACGGCTGAAAATATGGCTGAATATCTGTGGAATAAAGCTTTCGAGCTTTTTGATAAGGAGAGCATAATCGACTATACGCGTGAGCATGAGTATAGAATTCGGTTAGAGAAGGTTCGGGTATATGAGACTCCTACGAGTTGGGCGGAGTATATGAGATGAAGACATATAACGTAAGTGAGATATTTCTGTCCATTCAGGGTGAAGGTAGATCCGTAGGGTCTCCCGCAGTATTTGTTCGATTAGCTGGTTGCAACAGAAAATGTGAATTTTGCGATACTGATCATATGGTTCAGGAAGAAATGTCTTCAATGACTATCCGAAGGCGTGTCAGAGAATTAATTGAAGATTGTGAAGACATGTTGATAGTTCTGACTGGTGGAGAACCTCTGATGCAGATGGATCAGGAATTGCTGCATTATTTGTCAGGCATGGGCAAGGTATGTCTTGAGACAAATGGCGAGCTATGTGAAAATTTTTCAAAAAGGTTTGATGCCAAGTTTTATGACATTGTATTAAGCCCTAAGTCTCAGAAGATAGATTCAGAATTTTTGCAAATGGTGGATACATTTAAGTTACTTGTCCCGTATCCGAAGGAGTTGGATGAGGAGAAGGTCAGAGCCATGATTACGATGGCTCAAAGGGGTGGTCCCAAAGAATTAATACTCCAGCCTCAAACGCATCCAGGATTGTTTCAGCTGGACGATACGAGGTCTATTCGTCTAGTAGGTGGAGATGTCTTGGTTAAGTGGAGAATGAACTGTGAAAAGGCACTGAAGCTGTCTCTCAGGTGGAGACGACAGTACAATGAAAATTGGAGAGTAATACCTCAAACACATCGATTCATGGAAATGAGATAAGGAGAAGTCATGACAGATGAGAAGATCATGGTAGATACGTATAGAGAAGGAGATGAGGAACCGACTCAAGCTCAAGAACCTAAGCTAACAGACGTTTCAGAAGAGGAGCAACAGGAAGAAGAGATTCCTTTGTCGGCAGTATTACTTCTCAAGTACAAGGATCGGGTAGAAATAGCCCCAAAAGGATTGGGAATCGAAGTAGATCATGAGGCATCTGCACGGGAGATCCGTGACATAGTTCATTCAGTGTACTGTGATTTCGATACCATGATTAAGGGCAAGGAAGCAGCTAAGGCTATGGCAACGACTCTTGTCCAGGCTTCGAGGGTTATTCAGCCTCCGAAAATGGCTATGACTAACTTGATGAAAGGTATGCCAGGAGGGAGACCAAGATGAATGAAGCCAAGCCACTGGTTGAGCTTTCGAAAGCCGTTGATATGATTCTGGAATCTGTTGGTGAGAATACGGTTAGAGAGGGTTTAAGAGAAACTCCAGCTCGAGTAGCAAACATGTATCTGGATTTGACCAGGGGATTGAGAGATCCAGCTCCAGAAATGACTACCTTTGATAAAGGGGATAACGATCAGATGGTGACCATTATGGGCATAGATTATTGGTCTATGTGTGAGCATCATTTGATTCCTTTTTATGGACAGGTTCATATTGGGTATTTGCCTAACGATAGAATAGCTGGATTGTCTAAGTTTGCCAGAATAACAGATTGGTATGCAAAAAGACCACAGATTCAGGAACAGATGACGGCCCAGATTGCTGGACATCTGATGAGACAATTAGAACCCAAGGGTGTGATAGTGGTAGTAGAGGGTACGCATTTGTGTATGGCAATGCGTGGGGTTAGGAAGCCCAATCATGTTACGATGACTTCAGCTATCCGAGGAAACATACCTAAGTCTGAGTTTCTTGATCTGCTCAAGATTCATAAAGGTAAATAATGCGTGATTGGGGAGGCAAGAAGCCGATAGCTGTCGTAGATATCGATGGAGTATTGGCTACAGGCACAGTGGAAGATGTTTATTCAGAAGATGCTGGATGGGCATTTGGTAAATGTAGTCCAATTTTTGAAGGGATCGAAATCTTGAATAGGCTTCGTGAGCAAGATGTGAAAATAGTGCTTCATACGGCCAGATGGGAAGATGACAGAGCAGTTACCGAGCATTGGTTGAGTTCACATGAAGTAGCTTATGATGAGTTGATAATGGGCAAGCCTAGTGCAGACATCTATATTGATGACAAGAACTTTCCAGTTCCTTTCATTCCGGAGGATTGGGATTTAGATCGGGCCATTAATTACATTTTAGATGAAATCGAAAGCAATCGTGGGAAGAGAACATAATGGAGAGAACAGTTCCAGACGTTTCTAAGCAGGAAGGTAAGTTCGAGAAGAGGTGGTCTAAGAGTTTTGAGAAGATGCAAGTACTCAAGGCAGAATGGCTTATTACCAGAAAATGCGATTTGAAATGTTCTTACTGTAGGATTATAGATTCGTCTTCTTTGCATGGTAGGCCGGAATTGACTACTCAGCAATTGATCGATGTAGTCAAGATGTTTGCAGATCAATGGCCTGGGGCACCGCTGGTAGTTTATGGTGGAGAACCTTGTACTAGGGATGATTTGCCTGAGTTGATTAGTGCTGGTAGGGAGTATGGTGTAAAGCTTCCTGTCATTTCGAATTCTCTGAGGATTATGAGGGATGAAGATTTTCGTGAGAGGCTAGTACGTTCTGGCCTAGAAAATTGGTCTGTTTCGTTTGATGGAGCTTGGGAAGATCAAACTGTGGATAAGGCTTCGTTTTTGAAATCTGATAAGGGATTCAAGGCTCTTCAGATGTTCAGAGATAAGTATGGTATTAGGGATTTGGTAGCATGTGTTACAGTGACAAATAGGAATATAGATAATCTTCCTCAGATTCTTCAGTATCTGACGAGGGAAGGTATTCATGCCATATTTACTCCCTTACATATTGGGGGCCCAGAGTATGAATATGGTCAAGGAAATCCAGATGACTTGCCTTCTCAGAAACAATTAGATGAAGTGTCTCCACAACTTTATTCGATGGTGAAGTCGGGTAGGTATCTTTGTTCTAATGATGCAGCGTGGTTTAATGTGTAGCCAGAGCATTTTCGGAAACAAGATTGGATGTGTAATGATAAAGGTCTGGTGACCATAGATGCCGATGGTTCGTTGAAGTATTGTGTAGACATTGCATTTAGGGAAGAGGATACGATGTTTGTCTGGGAGCTTTCTACGGAAGAAGGTCAGAGAAAGTTTCTGAAGACCATTCAAAAAGGTCCTGTGTGTAAAGGGTGTTTGTGGAATCCAGCTTACGAATGTATTAAGAGAGCAAGGGATCCTGAAATAGGTATCGATGAAGGGAGAAAGCGTTCACGACATTACGTTGATGAAAAGAGGATAGATATTTTATATGGGGGTGCTGGTAAGTATTTCAAAGGTAATCCTGAGTTGAAAGTATGTAGATGAGTGAGAAGGACGATAAAAAAGTTTTTAATCTAGTTAAAGGTGGTGGAAAACCAAATAAGCTCAAAAAGCTTCTGGAGGATTTCAAGGAAAATTTACCTATCTTGATTGAATATTCAGAACCGAATGCAAAATTATGTATGGCTAGGTATAAAGCTTTCTTGGCCGAAGGATTTGATTCTGTCCAAGCACTGTCCTTAACCATGAAAATGTTAGAGTAGTTTAGGAGAGATTATGCCCAAGAAAAAGACATTGTCGTCTGTCGTTGTTGAGGAGCCAGGCATTACAGTTGCGATTCCAACGATAGGTAGGGTAGAAACGCTTCCTGCTGTAATAACGTCGGTGTGTTTCCAGACGTATTCTGTCGGTGAAATAATCATTCTTGATGAAGCTAAGACTCCAATTATGGAATCGTATGCAGTGAATCAAGCGTTAGACGTATTGTCTATCAGGAATGGTGTAGAGATAAAGGTCATTCGAAGTCGTAGAAGGGGAGGTATTGGTGCAGCTAGATTGAAGTTGGCTGAAGAAGCTTTGAATGATCGTATTATGATGATTGATGATGATGTGGTTTTGAATCCGGCATGTATAGAACATTTGTATAATGCACTTCAGGATTATGAGGTTCCGTGGGCAGTACCGACCTGTTTCTTAGTACCGGCTAATTTAGAGTTGGATGGATACATAGATACTTTGGTTGATGCTGAAGATCCGAAGGTGGTATCATGGACAGAAAAGTATCCGTGGTTTGTTCCGTATTTTCGATATTTGGGATCCATAGAGAGGAAGATACCTGTAGCTGGTACGCAAAGCATTATGCTTTCTAAAAGAGAATTGCTTTCTAAAGCTGGGGATATGTGGAAGCTAGGCAATCTTCCGAGAGAAGATACCTATATGACTAAGAAGATGGGTCCAGGCATGTTTATTTCGAGAGCAGAATGTCTACATTATGAACACCCTTCTCAATTGGATAGAGGAAATTGGGGTAAGTCTACGTTTTATCGTCTACATGAAGCTATAATGACAGATCCAGATGGGTTTCTGTCCATGATGAAGAAGAATGGTGTAGATTAGGAGAGATTCATGAAGGTAGCCCTGATAGCAGATGAGTATCGTACTTCTTATAGTAGGTTTGAAGACTATTATTTGAATTATTCTGCTATGGGCTATGTTGAAGGACTAAGCAGAGCTCTAGTTGAAGCAGGCCATGAGGTATTGGTCATAGCCCATAAGCCAGAATCTGAGTTTAATAATGGTAGATTTACTGCCTTGGGATTAGGGATGCAGTCTGATATTGAATTCTCTCAGTCAGTGCATCATATTTTGTGTGAGAAGCCTGTCGATGTTGTTGAGGCTCCGTCTTTCAAGTATCCCCTGTTGATTGAGCAGCTTGTTGGAGGGACTCCCACGGTAGTACGTGTTGACATTGGTACAATGGATTTGGTTGAGAAGGGTAGATGGGCTGATGATGTAAAATATGCTTCAAGGCATAAGTCCTGGTCTAGGCATCTACTTGAATTGAAAACAGTGTCTATGGCTTCTGGAATCATAGCTCCGAAGTCGGTCCATAGAAGCAGGGCATCTTTGATTACAGATGCTCCGATTTCTGGGATTTCAAATGGGGTAGATATTCTGATAGACAGGGAAGATCTGTTTGAGAATAGAGAAGGTTTTATTATTCCAGTGTTAGATGTTTCTAGGGAGATGTCTGCTTTAGTCAAAGGGATCTGTTCAGTACTCCAGGGTGAGAAAGTTACTTTGGTAGGGCATCCGAATATCGGCAGTTTGTTTGATGGGGCTTTTTTGAATACAGTTACTTTAGAGATGGATATAGGACTTCATTGTTGGACTAAGAGATTGCTTTCTTGTGAAGCTGTAATTCTCCCAGGCATGTTGTCGGAGTATACTCCTATGGTTATGGATGCAATGGTTCATGCATGTCCGACTATTTGTTTCAACTGTGGACCAGATACAGCTTCTTGGCCTTTATATTTCATGGGTGAGCAAAATATTCTCTCGGTCAGGAATCTTCCGAAGATTTTGGATTTTATGCGTAAGGAAAAGAGGGAAGATCAGGTGAATAAGTTCTATGAATTTGCTGAGAAGCATTTGTGGAGTAAATTAATCCCTGAGTACGAGGAAATATATCTCGATGCTATGGCTTATTCGGCTAATAGAGGACGTACACGAGGATGGTAGACAAAGGCACAGGGCAGGAAAACATTGTCGTCGATGACGATGAAGAGTTTCCATATTGTGGTAGGGAAGGTGATATAGAAGAGCCACCTGAAGATGAGGAGGATCTTCCTGAGACATTAGAATTGTCTCCAGTTCCAGAGAATACGTCTGAAGATTCTTTAGACTCTCGTATAGAAGTAGTGAAGAATCCGGCTTTAGAATCATTCTTGAAACGATGTGATAGAGATTTACCTCCAGATAGAAGGTGCTATGGAATAAAGCTTTGTTTTGCTGGTTGTGAATCAAAAGCTGTAAGGGATGGATTGTATCGAATAGGAGTACGTCAGATTCTGGTTTCGTATTTTTATTTTAGGAAGTATCTCAAGAGGACGTCCCTTCAGGAGCTTGCCGAAGACCTAGGTAGATTTGATTTTGTGTTTCTTGATTCTGGTGGATTTACTCTGATGCAGGCTTTGCAGAAGAATAAGGCTACAGAGAATTTGAAGGATTATGCAGAGGAATACTACCGTGAATTGCCTAAGATACATCATTTGTTCTCGATATGTGCTGAAGTTGACGTAGAAGAATTAGGCATAGCCTATATGGAGGAGAAGAAGCGTCAGATGCTAGATGCAGGAGTAAATATAGCTCCAGTCATCCAGCAAAAGCCAATATCTCAGTATGAGAGCTATGGTTGGTTTGATTTGTTTCCCTACATAGCTTTGGGTTCTATTACAGCCAGTGATCCTAAATATGTTTCGTACATTAATCAGCTGTATGAAATCGGTAAGGAAAAGGGAATTGTCTATCATGGTTTTGGTGTGACCAGAGCTAACACGATTCTTCGTTCTCGATACTATTCAGTCGATTCTACGTCGTGGACTTCTGGAGCTCGATTTGGCGTGACTATGATTTTTCAGAATGGTCGTATACGTCACTATGACAAAAAGAAAAAAGATGTTCGTAAGAGGTATAAGAGAAGGTTTGAAGAGGCTGGATTGATCTGGAGTGATTTGGAGCAGGATAAGAACTTCGAGATCAATATGATGAATGCTTTGGCTTGGAAACAATGGGCAGACTATATCAAGTATTCCGCACATAAATGTTACTGGTTGACACCGAAGGAGTGGGATGAAGCTCTGACCATGAAATCCAAGGCTTTTAATGCCGAAGGTCTGATGGATAGAAGTGCATCTATTCAGAGGACTATGAGTAGGAGATTAGCTCAGGTAGATGATGCGAGGAAGGATGATAGGACTCAAGAACCCCTGCTATGTAACAATTGCAATATGTCTGGTAGGTGTCCCAGATATAAGCCAGAACAACCGTGTGGATATGACATCAATATTCGATTAGAGACTCAAGCTGATCTGAAGAGAGCTATTCAGATAGTGTTGGAGTCTCAATTAGGTAGAGTGAATACAGGGATTTTATTTGAAAAGCTGGAGGGAGGTACTTTTGATATGAATCTTTCTCTAGAGGTCCAGAGATTTATGAACATGGTTGCCCAGGCAAAGAGTATTTTTGAAATACGTGACGATGAGATAGAAATAAAGGCTAAGGGTGGTGGAGCTGTATCCAAGATGATGGAAGCTTTGTTTAAAGATTCAGATTCCAAAAAAGAAAAGGGTCCGGTAATTAATATTACGAAAGAAGATTAGCTGTTTAAATGTTTGACAAAACCCCTAAGTATACTACAATGCAGTGAATCAACAGGAATGAAGCTCTGCATTCAAAAGGAGATATGTTTATGACAAACGAGAAGAATTTTAGCATCCAAGCATGGCATGATGAGGGTGAGAAGCACTATGTCAAGCTTGAGACTGAGGTTAATGAATTGAGGGCACAGCTTGAGGCCAAGGAGAAAGAAAAACAAGAACTCGGTATTCTTTTGGGTAAAGATCAGCCCAGTAATGTCACTAGGATACAGGTAAAAAGACCTGTCATGAGTGCATACAGATCATTGCATTTGAAGGGAGATGATCATGCCGAGGTTAGGGATTTTGTCCAGGCTGTAATGAAGAACAACAGCGATCTGGATGAGAAGAGGATCATGACATGTTTGCGAGATCTATCTCGATCAGGTGAGATTGGTTTAGATGTGACTAATAATCGTCTGACTGCTCTTAAGAGTCAAAAGAAATAGGGTACGATAAGCTTAGAATTACAGTGTAGTTGCACATAAGACAAGGAATGGTTATACTAGATATGTGGAAAGTGGAATTGAAATGTTTGGATCGAGTACAAAAAGCACTGTTGCAATGCAGAAGCTCTATTCTGAAATTGAGTGGACACTTGTGCAATGCTCAGAGTGTAGCTATGAATGGCGAAGTACTGCTGTCGCCATACATGGAGTGCTTTGTCCCGTTTGCAGTTCCCCGGTTGAAGTCAAAGAAGATCTGGATCTCGAACTCGTCTAGTTCACAGATTCTAGGTACTGATTGGCTGAAGCTTCTGGCTATCTTTGTCCTTATTGGCAATTTTGTTTGGATCATTTTTGCTCTAATCCGGTCGGTTTTGTAAGGAGAATTCTATGTATTGGTTGAGCTTTTCTTTTGTCGGAATGTTTAAGAATCTTCCGTGGAGAAAGATATTAGAATGGACTATAGCTATTGGCATAGTGTTGTCCTTAGTATTTTGGATCAATCGATGCAGGGATTCAGGGGATTTGTCTGGTATTGATGCAGTACTTGAACATACTAAGAGAGTCGATGAGTCTTTGAAGAAGTCCATGGATAAGATCGATAGGTTGGAGCAAGAATTGAAGACAATCCGTGGAGCATTAGAGATTTTGGCTGAGAGAGAGCTTGAGAGTATAGAAGCTCGGGAAGGTATCGAAAATGAACTTCGTGACGCCGGTACGATTTCTGATATCGATTGTCTTGTGTATGGGGATTGTGTTACCAGCATACGCTGATGATCCAAGGCCAGAGGAACAGTACGAACCTCCGAGGGGTATTACCAAGAAATTTAGTGGTGAAGAGTATAAATGTTTCAATACGTCTGAGTGGAGAACTCTTGGGATAATCATCAATGACTACAGATGGTTTTGGGTATGGTCAGGCATTGTCCTAGATAGGGAGAATGAGAGGCTGAAGGAGATAAGTATTCTTACTCAGCAAAAAGAAGAATTGAAGATTGCTCTAGATCGAGTGAATGATAATCGTCAGTTGCTGAAAGATTCTGTTGTGGGCCAGCAAAAGGCATTGTCTAAAATAAATCAAGATTTTAAGAAGCTTCAGAAGAAGGAATGGATTCGTTGGGGGGTGACTGCAGTAGTTGCTGTTTTGTTCGGTGTTTATGTGGTAGTAGATAAGTCTAAGGAGTGACTGATGTCTACGTATAGTGATTTAGTAGCCAAGATAAAAGCTGCAGCAGACAGTAGTACTGATGTAGTCAAGGTAGCCATTGGAAGCACGGGCAACACAGTTACGATAGATGATGTAGAGATGTCTACAGGTAAGGCTTGGCAAGACCCTTCGTTTATTGCTGTTTTACAAGAAGGTTTGTCGGATTGGTTAGATGATCCGTTGATATCCAAGCTCAATGAATTAATTGGTCAGTACAATCAGCTGAGATCCGATTATAACAGTATGACAGTACCTACTTCTGCAAACTCAGTGAGTACGCTTTAGTTTGAATTGAATCAGGGATAGTTTCAGCGAGCCTAAATCGACACCTGACGAGGTAATGTTCGTAACGCTGTGGTATTTAGTGCACTGAATACCAGAGAGAGTAGGTGGGAGCGGTAGAAGGCCGTATAAGTGATACGTCGCATCAGCCTGTAAACTCAAACTATCTCTGATTGAATTCAAAAAGGAGTGTAAAATGATACCGCCGTTAGTGAAGAAAGCTATCGATAGGCATGTTTCTCAAGGAATGGTTTGTGGAAAGTTTGTGACCTCTGTTTTGGAAAATAATCTGCTCATGGCATTTATTCATGCAGATGAGAATAGCCTTGATGCTTTGAGAGAAATTGTAGATTATTTGTATTATGAAGTTCCTGCTCCAGCCTGGGGATGTAAAGAGAATGTCAAGAAGTGGAGGGAGCAAGGAGGATTAGATGGACTCAGTTAATGAGGGAATAATCGATCTGAGGATTTATAGACAGAATGATGTAGTTGGGGTTTCAGCCGATATTAAAGATGGAGCTACTTTGTTCGATGTTCTGAGTGGACTGGCCTTTGCTGCTGCTGTATTGATCGTGAATGCAGAGGAAGATTTGAAGGATTTAGATTCTGTTGTAAAGAATTACTGTGGGATTTTTCAGAGTAATGTCAGAGAACTGAAATCCGAAAAGGATAGAATAGGTACCGGTAAACCTAATTAGGAGGAGTTATGGTTGAGAAGATAGGTCCAGAACTAGTGCATTTGGGAAATCCATGTATATATTGCTTGAAGGAGCATGATGGCAGTAATGAAGAAGCTTGTCCGGTACGTTTGAGGGCTAAAGAAGAAGCTGAGAACAGGATTACGAAGGCCAAGAATTTAGAGAAGGTGACTAATGACTAAGGTGAAGAAAATACAGAAGGATGAAGATTCCTGTCTTCCTTTAGAGGGTGGTGGATGGGGAATGCTGACTCCAGCAGTAGGGGGAATTCTAGTTACACTAGATTTAAGAGGAGTATTCATTTCTGATTCGGATTTAAAGAAGCTTGGGTACATTCGTATGCTAGATGTTGATGTGGAAACAAAGGTTACGATTGGCGAGAAAGAGAAAGAAGATGAGTTGGAAGTCGAATCTTCGTAAGAATCTTGAGGCTATGAAGTGGTTGTATTCTAAGGTTGATGAGACCATGGAGAAAGCTGCTAAGAAGTACAATGCTCCGTGTAAGAGTGGATGCTATGATTGTTGCCATCAATTAGTAACCATGACTCTAGCTGAAGGGGTATGTATCATAGATGGAATCTATAGATCTTTACCTCGTGGAGGATCTTTGAAGTCTGTTTTGAATCCTATTTTAAAAGAATCTAGCAATCAGTTTAAGCTCTTGGTTGAAGACCCAGGAATGAATGTAGAAAGATGGTTTTCTAAGAAAACAAGATGTGTTCTCCTGGATTCAGAGGGTAGGTGTAGGGTATACGAAAATCGTCCAGTAGCTTGTAGAAGCCATATGGTTACTGAAGGGTCTGACTGTAGCGTGAATAGCATAGGTGCGATGAATCCGCATGTGAATAATCACGATATGATTCAGGCTTCTTTAGAGGCTGGAAGACGATTCTCAGATGCGATTAATATTCCTTTGGGGTATGCTCCTTTGCCAGCAGCATTAGTTTGGGCTTCTATCTTGTACTTGGAGAGTCGTGATGGTTTGATGAGAAAACTGAAGGGTACAGTTTTTGAAGATGATAAAGCTGGAATGTCATTTTGGGTTTTGAAGCTGAAAACCATGCAAGAAATTCAATAGACGTGGTAAAGTAACTCAAAGGAGGTAGAGCATGAGATTTCAAATGAGTGCAAAATTTGAGCAAGGAGTTGCTGATGTAGATCCAGTAACTGCTCCTCAAAATATACTTGTAGAGCATTTCTGTGATCCGGGTGTAAAGGCACCGGATGATCCAGAGGCTTTGTATCTAGCTTTAATGGGTACTGGTGCAGAGACAGTTACTCTCGATTTGTACCTTTTGATTGAGAGCAAAAATGTAGATGCTAAGGCTGCGGATTACAAAGAGGCAGGAACGAGATGGTTCCAATTTGCAACAGGTCTAGTAGTAACCAATGGTACATTGGCTTCAGTAACGGCTAATTTGCCTGCTGGTGGAATAATTTATGCTCGTAGAACAGCGGATGCAATTACTGTGGGTCAAACTAGATCACTGTTAATGAGCTGGAATCCTGCTGTCCAATAAATTCAGAAATGTACAAATTCACTGCTTGACAAAACTCTGAAGTATATTACCTTTATATGTAGACATAGAACAAAGGGTCGTTAGACCCCGTAAGACACAGGAGTAAGACATGGCAACCACAAAGAAGAAAACCGTCAAGAAAACCACAGCAAAGAAATCAGTCAAAAAGACTGTAGCCAAGAAACCAACTGACAAGAAAGTGTCTTCCGAGAAGACAACAGCCAAGAAGGCTGATCCTAAGAAACCCGTCAAAGAAAAGGTGGCTCCGGTGAAGATCGATATTTTTGCCAAGCACCATTTATTTTCGGTAAAGCTGCCGAAGGGTACAGAGGTTACCAGAAGAAGCAGAAGGCCGGTAGTAGCCGTTGTTGCTTTGGTTCATGCTGACGGCCATCAAGGAGTTGTTCAGTGGACCAGCAACCTGTCCAGAGCCCGTTTTGTGGCTAAGGAACATGAGGATCGATCCAAGGATGGCGGAAAAGGTTACGCCAAGGCTTTTGGCAAGAAACCCCCGAAATGGTTTCAAGAGCATGGTGCACCGGTTGAGGTGAAGATCCTGACTGAGGTTAAGGATCTCGGTGAAGCTCCAGAGGAAGTTAAGGAGAAAGCTCCGAGAGCAAAGAAAAATAAGAAATCAGTTCCAGTCGATGACATCTTCAAGACCAAAATTCAAGCCGAGAAAGCAGCAAAGGCTCTGAAGCTGAATCCGGAAAAAGTCATTTCCAAAGTAGACGAGGGTTGGAAGGTATCTTTGCCCTAGGTTTATCCGTCTATATAGGAGTTAGAACATGAAAACATGGGTGTATACTAAGCCTACATACGGAAAAGACAAACCTGGTTACGTGTATTTTTCTGAAGATCTTAGACCTAAGCTTATTTGGGTTGGTGATGTTCCTCATTTGCTTAGAGCAGGAGATATGATTCAAGTTGTAGAAGGGTTTTGCGTAGAGACTGTTGATTATGTTTATTATGATTTGAATGAGGACAGTCAAGAAGTCCATTTAGTAACGATGGATTCTGGCAATGAATATGAAGAGTGTGAGGAAGCAGACTAAGGTATGATTTGTGAATTCTGTAAGAGGGATCAGATGAAGGATCTTACCCAGGGATTGGGTGAGACAAGGAATCTCTATTGTTCTAGATGCAGAGCTCATTTTTATCTAGGTAGGTGGTATTCCAAAAAAGAATGGGATGAGTATGTGGAGGATATAGATGTGGATTGAGAAAGATAGAGAAGCTGCTGAAAAGAGGATAGCTGAGCTCATCGAAGAAAGAGATGAGTATGACAAGCGTCGTAGAGAAACGATGGAAATATCTGAGAGATGGAGGACTGCATATCATAGTCTTGCAGAGTTAGAGGGGAAGCCGATAATATCTCCAGATGTTGATGTAGTAGTTAAGAATTCTTTGTCTTCAGGAGATCTCTATTTAGTTCGAGCCCATACTTATGAGATGGATAGTGCATTGAATGAGCTGACAATACGATTCAAAGTTTTGGATATAGGGAAGTATTGATGATCCCTCTTACAGGAAAATTGCCTCCAGATGGGAACTAGTTGAGACAAGGGCAGACGGGTCTTCTTGGATAAATCGCAAGAAGAAGCTTTATGTCATTGGTTCAATTGCAGTTGAGCAAGATGGAAAGAGATGGTTGCACTTGTCGATGTCTCATCAGAAGAGAATTACGAATTATGAAGAGCTTACGTATCTAAAGAGACATTGGGCAGGAGATGACAGAAAATGTATAATGGTACTTCCAGCTAAGAAAGAGCATGTGAATATCCATCCAAATGTACTGCATTTGTTCTGTTGTCTAGATGAAGACCCATTACCAGATTTTACTCGTGGATTGGGTATGATCTGAAAATAGCAGAAAGACAAAGGAGAAAGACATGAAAGTAAGACTTACATTGGTAGAAGAAATGCTGGGAACCTCGTGTTCGAATCCCGAGGTGCATGAGGAATTCATTGCCAGCAAGAGTGCAGACAAGGTGAAAATCAAAGAGGAGCTTGAAGCTCTTCCAGCCGAAGTGTTGATAGAGAAATCCTTGACGATTTTTCCACGAGATGAAAATGGAAATCCATTCCTCTATGATTATCAGATCAGGGGATTCTTGAAGAATTTCCTAGGAACGAAGGTTGAGTTTGGACCATTGGTGCTGAAGGTAGGTAAGAAGGATTATAAGTTTTCGAAATGGACCTACAAACGTCTTGTTGATAACTATGTCTTTGTCAAGCCGCGGAGGATCAAGTTGAACATGCCAGAAGGAAGTGAAGTTAGTTTCTGTACACGTCCACTAAGAGCTGAGACAATGAAGGGTGAGAGGGTGGCTTTAGCTACATCAGAAGCTGTCCCAGCAGGAACGACATTTGAATTCGAGATAAGGTGTCTTCAGCCAGAACTGTATGATTTGATGCCAGAAGCTCTAGACTACGGTGAATTCAATGGATTGCTTCAATGGAGGAATTCGGGAAAAGGTACCTTCACTTGGGAGGATCTAGATGAGCAAAAAGTCGAGGAAAGCAAGAAATCGGCGTAAAAGAAGACAAGAAAAGGATTTTCTCAAGAATGGTTCCAAACCCAGACACAAATCGAAAAGTGGACGTACTGGAAAGATTCAAAGTACTAAGAACAAGTCCCTGAATGATAGAGCACAACGAAAAAAGAAGTAAAAGAGAAGTTATGTGCAGTTCTGTAAGGGAACGGTGCTGAATCATCAAGTATGATTCCGTAATGGTAATGAAAGGAAGAGCATATCAACGTCTTGTATCGGAAGGGTACTGTTCAGCTTAGTTATGAAGTGTATAGGTACTGATGAGTCTTGTGTGATTTTGTAGGGGAAGAGTACAGATGCGTATTTATGAGAGGGGTAACGTCCAGGTGTAGTTGAGCAGTTTGGAGTTATGGAGTGGCGCGGTAAAGTTGCGTTCTGGTATGGTCCTGTGAAGTCATGTAAAGGATACGTATTGAACTGTTATATAGGGTCCAGATATGGTCTGGTATGGTGACGAGAATATCCGTAGAGGATGTGAGGCGTTTGGTAAAGTTATGTCACGTCAAGGAACTGAAAAGTCATGTTTGATTTAGTAGTGGCGTGGTCGGGTCTGGTGCTGGCATGTACGATGGGGTCTAGTGGAGGCGCTGTGTTATTCGGTAGTGAAGTGTCCCGTTGGGCACAGGAAGAGTGCTGCGTTGAAGTGTGAGAAAGGGACTTGTGGTTCAATACAGACGTTCCGTGGGAGGAACAAGGCTTCTGTCTTGTCTCAATTAAAGAAGTCTAGCAAACAAAAGGAGGTAGCAGGGGATAAATAGGTGTGTCCGGCATCTGTCTGTGGAGAGTCAGTAGGTTCGAATCCTACCAGATGCCCCAGTCAAAAAGGAGAAGACAATGAAATACAGTCCAAGGGATAGGTGTACAGAAGAAGAATTGGCAATAACCAGTATTGATAATGATACTGTCTTTACTGATGCAGTAGTATCGAAAGTGCTTCCTAATGATGTGAAATTTGTAGATGGCTTTCATTTGTTTGTTGAAGATGCTGAAAAGTATGTTCAGCCAGATGATACGCTTCGATTATATGGCCAAGGTATTGGTCATGTTGTAAGAGGAGTGGCGGTAGTCAAAGAAAATGGGAAGATAGAAGTATTGAGATATAAAACTCCTCTAGAGTCTGCCACAGAAGACTGTAAACGGTTTGAGGAAAACGATAGAAAGCGTGAAGAACAAGCTGAGAAGATACGTAAACAAGTTGATGTTGATCAGCCTCCCAAGTTTAAGTGTAAGGATCTAGATGCTTGGAAGACCTGGGTGAAGAATAATCTTGAGCCCTATGGTCGTGCAGTAATTGTGTATGCTGAAAGATGGGCTGTACTGATGGAAAAGAAGATGGCTGAGGGTGCGACTCTAAAAGACATTGCCAAAGATACAAGTCACGAAGCAGACACAGATGGGATCACTGGATTCATGTATGGTGCAGCCATAGCTACACTTGTTGGAACGTGGGAACATGGAGAAGAGCTGAGAAAATGGCATAATCTAGATATGCAGATGGGAGACGAGGGTGAGAAAGCCAATGAAGAAGGTGGAGTATTGAATCCTGCTTGTTTGAGTATCAGCAGTTACTAAGAGGTAGTCATGACCAGTGGTGAAAAGATGGTATGGGCAGCAGCTTTTTTAAAGTCTTTTGATCTGAGATTGAATGAGAATCATTTTCGTGATCCGTCAAAGAAAGCAGCATTGGCTACAGTAGATGCAATGCATACTGTGAAGAGCCTTAGAGAAGCTGAGGACTATATAATTAAAAGTTGGGGAATAGACAGTGAAGTCTATTCCATGTACTGCCAAATGTTCGATAAATAAGGAGAGTAAAATGCAAGATCTTAGAGGAAAAGGAATAACAAAAATAGCTCTGCCCAGTGAGGTAGAAGAACTTAGTAGACAGGGGTATGAGTTGATAGGCATGTACCAGAATCTGGAGGGTACTGCTATCAGATGTGAAGTTCCAAATGAAACCAGGCCATATGAGACGTATTTTGTTGATAAGCCTGGAGTTAGTGCTGTCTCATATTTCATCATGAGATTGGATGAGGATTCTGCTATCAAGAAATTAAATGATCAATTGGAATCTAGTGAGAAAGAATTAAGGCAGTACAAGAAAAACTTTGAAGATGCGCATGAGAGTCTTATTCGTATGAGTAAACATACTGAACAGCAAGAGCTTGTTATTCAGTCATTGAATGAGGAGAGAAACAAACTGAAGAAGGATATCACGTCGATTCAGGAGGGTACTTTTAAAGTAGAAGAAGATTTGGGAAAGGTTCGAGAAGCCCTGGGAACTGAGAAGATGAATCAGATACTTGCTGGTAAGTAGATATGGATTTCAAGAAATTCATAGATGCGTTTAATGAAAACTTTGGAGACAATGTGTTTCCAAAAGGATTCATTGAAGCTAGGTTCAGAGGAAGTGATGTCTATATCCGTATTGGTGATAGAGATCTTACTCTGTCTCCAGATGGAGAGTTTTTGGAAGCAAGTAGAGTCGAATTTGGTGTGAGTGATTGGATAATCAGAGAAAATCATGCTGGGTGTTAGGAGCAGTCATGGAAGACAAGAAAAAAGAAATAGTGAGTAAAATGAGAGAATCCTTAGCCATAGCTGGATATGATACCTCTGTAATGACTGATGAAGAGGTATTTCAATGGGGATTGGGATTTTTCGATAAGTTGGCCAAGATTGGTGAAGGACTTGTAGAGGCATTGTCTAAGATATTCGAAGCTGTAGCAGAATGTGGATGTTCACTGAGTGAATTTGGTGAAGGGTGAGATTGAGTGGGTAGATAAAGAGTTGGAATTGTATGTAGTTCATTTTACTGAATCTGAAGACAATGTTTTGTACAGAATATCTGATGATTCCAGAGGATATTCAGTAGACTTGTGGAAAAAGGTTCTAGTAGATATGAAATCCAGGTATGAACCGCCAGAGATAGATGAATTTCCTACAGGGACTAAGTACATAGTAAAGAGCTTTACAGAAGAACAAAATAACGATTCTGATCAGGTGTAGTTTGTACTTAGCGATGTGGAGTATCAAAGGAGTAGATATGAAAGAAGATGTTGATTACAGTAAAATGAAGGACGAAGAATTTCAGGAAATCCTTGAAGAGATTGTCAATGAGGAGGGGGCCAATATTCTTTCGATTGGCGATGTGTACTCTGAGTTAAGTGAGCATTTTAATAATGATGTATTGGATAGATGGGCAGAGAGGAATCCAGATAAAGCCTATCCAGATGCTTCTAAGGACTAGATTATGTGCAAAGATAATTCGATACCGTTGTCTGAGTTTATCAGCAAGCAAGTAGCTGGGATGGAGAAGGTAATAGAAAATTACGAACATATCTTGGGAGAAGTTTTAGCTACGCTGAAAGTCAATATGGAGAGGGGTTCTCTAAAGGTAGTTGGAGAAGGTACTGAAGAGATCTTCATTCAGTTGATAGCTAATTGGGAGAAGCAGTATAAGCTCTTGAAAGGTAAGTAATCATGACTGTTTGGTATCAGTTGGTTTTGCTTGAGTTTAAGACTCAATTTTTTCCGAAGATGCTTCTGAACGAAATGATGGAGAAGTATGGTAAGGAGAAAGAAGCTTATAAGATAGAAAAGCTCAAAGAAGTTCCTGAAATATTCCTTGATTATGGTGGAATGTGTCAGGAGGGTATGGTTGACATGGAATTTGAGCTTCCGGGATGTATCTTGAAGATACCGGCCAGAGATGTAGAATTGTTTTTCAGGCAATTGAATAGTGTAGAGCCCAGGAATGATTTTTCAGTACTTTATTATAAGTACATAAGTCATTGGACGTGCATTATTTTGCTCCCAAGTCAGAGAGATATTCTATTGCCGTTGGTAGCTGATAAACTTCAAGAAGCTTGTGAAATAGCGGAGAAAGAGTGGGCAGATCTACGCAAAGCTACGGAGGATATTAATAAGAAGGCGGGAAGGATTGCAGTAATTCCTCCGTCTAGAGCTTTGAGGGAAGAAGACATTAATTAGAGGAGAACACGATGGATAGGGATGATGCAGTGACTCTGAATAGAGAACATTTGAAGAGAATGGGTGAAGTAGACTCCAAATTGACTGAGGAGGAGCAGAAGCATCTTGATGATCTCGATGATGATCAGTCTGAGTTTTTAGCCTATACAATGTATAATTTGGGCCAGATAGGATTGGTGGGAGGAAATATTCTAGATATTGGTGCTGGGAATGCTTTTAGAAGAGATCTCCTGCTAGAGGTATTCAAAGGGACCTATACTGGTATTGAGATGATACCCGAGGTAGCCTTTGCAGGACGACGTAAGGGGATTGTTCATGGGTTCATAGAGGACTTGTCAGAGAGCCGTCTGGGGCCGTTTGAGTGGGGGTTTGCATATCACGTTATGGAGCACGTCAGGAACCCGAGGAGAGCCTTGGAAGCAGTCCATGCTGTTTTGGTGCCCGGTGGAACATATGGCCAAGCCACACCTGCTGAGATACCAGATGATGAGCCTGCCCATATAACGGAATTGCACTCGTATGAATGGGCTGCTTTGTTAGAGGAATGTGGATTTGAGGTTTTGTTTTCAGGTATTCATCTGAAATCGAGCATTGTTGTAGGGAGGGCTAAGTAGAGATGAGGTTCATAGCCAATACTGTTGGAATTATTTGTACTTGTGAAGACAATCAGGTTGAAGAGGCTTTGGAGAAGATTGGTAAAAAGAACAATGAATTTTGGGATAAGTATGAAGAAAAGTATGGTCCAGGCAATAAGCCTTATGGAGCATTGCATTTTAGAGTAATTCCGACGTTGGAAGAGTATTTAGATCAATATGAAGACTTTGGTTTATTTGATAAGGAGTAGAAAATGGCAGGGTCATTGAGTCATATTGTGGGTAGTGATGGCAAGTTCACGATGGATCTTCTCGATCATATGGGAGATGCCAGGGAAGCTTTGGAAGAGTGTTTTGAAATAATCTACGGCTTGGCCAAAGGAAATAGCAAGAAGATCTCCAAAATATGTAAGAAATTAGGTTATCCAGATCCATGGAGAGATAGGTATGGAGATGATCCTACGGAGCCAATGAAGAGTTCTAGAAAGATCAAGTGGTAGATTTGGAGGGATCTGATGGAGTGTAATAGGGGATCAAGAAAGGGGCAAAGGCAATGAAGATCGAGAATGTTTTGCATCTTCCTAGTGGAAGGATCTTTTTGTTGCGTACAGATGATGGCTATCTAATTGAATCAACTGAGATGAGAGATGTTTCAGTAGGTGGAAAAGAACATCAAGAAGTACGTCAATCCAATGATCCTCATGTTATTTGGAAGCACCTTGTTCCATTTAGTGAAAAGTGGCTCCTGACTGTAAGTACACAGAAGGGATGTACCCATAAGTGTAGGTTTTGTGATGTTGCTGCATTGCCTTTTAAAGGAAACATTTCTCAGTATGAGATTGAGAAGCAGGTGACAGAGATTCTGAAAAGTACTCCGTATGTGAAGAAATGCCAAAAGGTCAAAATAGGGTTTGCCAGAATGGGAGAGCCTGCATGGAATCTTAATGCAGTATTGTCAACGATACGTAGGTTGCCAGACATAGCTGAAAGTCTTTCCAGAGAATTTAGATGGCTTCCGTGTTTCAATACGATTTTGCCGAAAAAAGCACCATGTTTAAATCAGGTGATAGAACTTAAAGAAAAAGACTACAAAGGATTTCTGCATTTGCAGATAAGCTGTAATTCTACTGATGAAGAGATGAGGTTAGAGCTGTTCGGGGGAGCATCTGTTCTTAGTTTAGAAGATGTTATTAATGAGGTATCGAAACACAAGATTACCAATAGAACAGTAACACTCAATTTTATTGTCATGAAGGGGGTAGAAGTCAGTATTGACAAGTTGAAGAAAATGGGTCTGAACAAAGATAAGTTTATGGTCAAGCTGATTCCCCTTAACGATACTCTAAATGCACGTGAGCATGATTTGGAAACAGTTGCTAACTACAGTAATTATGAGGATCTGCTCGAGCTCAAAAATGAATTCGAAAAAGCAGATGTCCCGGTAGTTGTAGATGTAATTGCTAAGTGTGAGGAGGCTGGTTTATGTTGCGGACAGCTAGCCCAAATATTTCAGTCATAACTAATTTTGGATGTGGAGCAGGGTGTTGGTATTGTATTTGGAAAGGACATCCGTTAGAGAACGTTCGATTAGAGACTGACTGGGATAAGTTAGATTCTTTCTTATATGAATACAAGGACAGGGAGAAGGTTTCTGTTTCTGGTGGTGGTGATTGTCTGTATAAGTACGATCAGTATGTTGGATGGTGGATAAAGTTCTTTGAACTGACAGAGCATCATGGGTTATTGGTAGATGTCCATACGAGGGAGCAATTTACGCATCAGTCTTTTTGGAGAAAGCATATCAATAGATGTGTTTTCAGTTCAGATAGGTTGTCAGAAGATATTAAGTTTCTGAGATATGTCTCAAAATTGTGTAAGGTCAGAATAACTCATTTGGTAACAGCCGATACTACGATGGAAATGATTGAGGAATATCTTGAGTTTCAGGGAGAAATTAGCTGTCAGTTTACAATAAAAGAACTGATAGGATTCAGTGATAATGGGATGTACGGACGTATTCGAGAGAAGTATCCAGAGATATTCAGTTTAGATGCTGGGGATTACAATGTGTATTACATGCCAGATAATACAATAAAAGAGCAGTTTTATTTGAGCATTAATTTGTCTCTATTGAAGGTGGAGTGATGAGACCATGTGATTGTAAAGAACGTTATACCGCCATGACTCAATTAAACGAGCAAGGCATCCGATTAGCTGATGCGGGTATTGGTCTAAGTGTAGAACCGGCAGTTGTCATTTTGGAAGTTGGCTCATGTACATTGAAAATACCCATGAGGCATTTTAAACGATTAGCCGAGTGGTACTTAGAAGACCAGGAGAAACCATTGAAAAAGTTAGTGCCGCCAAAGATTTTTGAATGTGAAGAATGTGGCACACAATACGAAACAGATCAAGAGCAGTGTTTGATTTGTGGATGCGAATATATCATTGAAATAAATGAGGAAACCGATGATTGAAAAAATACCCAAGTGGAGACGTCGGATACAGTCTGAATATAGTGTTGTAGATAGAGAAGGTGAAATTGTTACCGCCAGAGAATTGATAGAAACCCGTGAATCACTCCAAACCGAGCTGGCAAAGTACAAGAGGGAAAACAAGCGGTTGAGAAAAGATCTGGAAGAGTGGAAAAAACCCTCAGTAGTGGTACGGGAGGAGAATGGGAAGAAGATGTTGGAGAAACACGAAAATGATTTCTAAGCCTGAAAGATGTTGTCCGGTTGGTTCTACTGAACATCAGGTGCCTATGGCTGTTAGCGGTAAGAGAGTAGATGTTGATTTTTGTATTGCTGACATAGTAGCAGCTCTCAATGCGGCTGGTATTTACACAGCTATGAGCTGTTGTGGTCATGGAGAGAAACAAGGATGGGTGACGTTGCGAGATGGGCGATTGTTGAACGTTAATTATCCACAGAAGACACATGATCAATATACGGTTTGCAAGACTATCAGTAGTGAAGAACTTGCTCGACAAGGGTATTGGAAATGTAACTCTTGTGGAGTTATTAGAGATCGCGAAGAAGAATTGTGGTGTTGGCGATGTGGTAGAGGACAAATGATTTATCATAAGATATTGGAGAAAACCAATGAGTGACACCACCGAAAGTAAACTCTTTTTGTTCTATTGGAAAATTAGGTGGGCGTTGCGTAGATTACGACGTAGATTGAAGCCATCGATACTGTTTCGCGATTTGTTTTGGGAATATGAATCGTGTGTGGATTGTGGAAGCTGTTATAGAGAGATGTATTGGTTGAAGAACGATGTTTGGATGCATATCGTAAAGTCCGAAACTCCATGTTTATGTGTTTGTTGTCTTCATAATAGAGCCAGAAATGGCGGAATAGTTTTATCGGTCAGTGATTTTGAACGGTACGAAATATTTCTTCCAGAAGAACTAGAGGAGAAACCGATGAGTGAGAAGGAGAAATTATTATCAGGTGATTTATTGACTGTCATCATTAGGGATGATGGGCCAATGATTTTTGTCGGTGGTAGTCCGTCTTATCGGCGTGTGACGCTAAGATTAACCAGGGAACAACAAAAAAAACTAAGGTTGTACTACGTTGGCCATAGTGGCGGAAATGAATACTACGAAACCGTCGATAGGTGTTTTATCGAGAAATTGGAAGACACTTTTTGTGAGTGTCATAAAGAGGCAACCGATGAGTGAGAGAATACCGTGCAACGTCTGCCTGGGTCGGCCATTACCGAACAAGAAAAAATGCATCTGTGGTGGTATAGGCACAGAGAGCGCAGAACTAACGGGTATACGTGAGGAATGGGCAACGTGTGTGATAAAAAATAGTCAACTAGAAGCTGAGCTTGCAGAGTGCAAGACTCAATTGGCCGAGTTTGAACAACACGAAAAACAGACCCATGAAGCAATGGAAAGTATAGTGGGTAACAGTGATAATTTTATCAAGTTAACTAAGCAATTGAAGGCAGAAAACGAGCGGTTGAAAAACGACAAGTCTCCAGACTCGCCAAGAGAGGAGGAATGATGAGCAATGAAACATATGATGAAATTCGAAACGAACGAAAAAAACAGGATAAAAAATGGGGTGGTATTGACCATGATGATAAACACTCTAGTCACGATTGGGTTGCCTATATTGTCAGGCATACAGGCATGGCGGTTCATTGGCCCTGGGATACTAATATTTTTAGGCAACAAATGATCCGAGTTGCCGCTCTTGCTGTAGCGGCAATCGAATGGACAGACCGGAAAAACAAAGGAGAAAACCGATGAGTAAAAAATATCATCAATGGACAGACGACGATGACAAAAAACTCAAAATAGCGATTGAAGAGTGTGAGGTTTTATTTGAGCACTACAAAAACCAAAACAAATCATACAATGACGGTAATGTTTGGGACGCTATTGCAGGGCGATTGGTGCCAGACCTATGTGTGACGGGGGCTGCGTGTCGCCGCCGATGGGAGGTGCTCAACCAGCGCAAAAATGACGCATGGGAAAAAACATCCGAAATGGTGCGGACATACGAACGCGATCTGGCAGAGACAACGTTTGATGGTGTGTCGGAAATACTTGGAAACGTTGACGCGCTCTTTGATAAATTTGTCAACCTGGAAACGAAAATAGATAAGCTCCTAGGTATTTGGGAGGCGTAAAACGATTGCCATGTAAAGAGGAGAAAACCAATGAGTAATGAACAGCTTTTTAATCCAAGATTTACAGCGTATTCGGCTGCATCAAATCGAAGCGAGTTAGCCCAAATAGAATTTGATAGTGTTAGGTGGCCAGGCGGAAAGATGGCGGGCTTTATGCTGTGGGTAAGTAGTATGTGGCACAAGTGGTCAAGGGAAACAGGTGAGAAGCCAGAATGGGGTTCTAGCTGGAGCGACCGTCAGCATAAGCTGTTTGATCGATGGTTACTAGATCAAACAAGCTGAGGAGAAAACCGATGAGTGAGATTAGGCCGAAATATGTGGACGGTGAGCCAGTGTGTAGTGGTAAGAATTGCCCTGCTTGGATTGAGTACCCAGAATTATGCGATGATGCCGAACGAGGTGGCCCCTGTGTCCCCGCCCTCCGTCGAGACCGTGACAAATACTGCCTAGCTTTAGAGTCGTTAACTCCAGGGGGTTCGGAGTTTGTAAACGATGAAAAAGCATGTGTTGAGTTTGTACGCAATGAACGTTCTCGAAAGATGGAAGCGATTATGAATTTCAGCAGCAACGTGACAAGTTTGAAGCCGAGCTGGCAGAGTGCAAGCAGGAGCGTGATGAGGCTAGGCGGGGACTGTGTAATTTTGAAGCAGCTCTACTGAATTTAAAACGAAGATTTCCAGGACCAAGGGTGATGCCCAAAAATGTTGCCGAAAAACTCAAATGGGATTGTTTTGATGAGAAAAACCGATGAGTGAAAGAGAATCATTTACTAACCAGCGGCCTTTTACTGTCACGGACAGAGATGTAGTTGCTTCTTGGTGTGGTGTTCCAAATGGCAAAAATTTCCGATGTGCGTGGTGTGGCTATAAATTTCGGATAGGTGATACTGCTAGGTGGGTTTTTACAAACAATCAGGGTGCTGTTTCTGGTATACACGGGAATCCCTTTATCTGTGCGAGTTGTGATAACGGTGAGGATATATTGGGGCAGTTAGAAAAAATGGCAATAGAGGCTAAGACTAAATATTGGTGGTTTTGTAGGCATAAGGGAAAAGACCGATGAAATCTAATGATTTTAATAAATCATTATTCCTAATTAAAAAGGGTCTTCGTACTTTTGGTATAGGAGTAATGGAAACGAAAAGGGGTAAAATGACAACTAAAGAAATATTACACAAATTGCGTAATCCATACGGGTTGAGCGAGGAAGAAAAACGAGCTGTACAACTGAAGGCAGCTAAGGAGAAGTATGTGCATGTTCTGTTGCTCGATTACAAGCCTATGGGAAGGGGCAAGAATTTTTCCAGTGAAAGTACAGTAGGTTGGTTAGATATAGTGAAGGAATTCGATTCGAGGGTTTCGATAGATTCTTTTCTGGCCAAGAGGTTGGTGGAGCTTGATCCAGATAAGAAATGGGTACATCCGGCAAGTTATGATCCAGATTCTGATGGCCATGTTTCAATGTACTTGGATTTAGTTGAGGGGAAGTTTGCCAAGCATTCTTTTGTTCCCAAGAATGAGCAGAAAGAATGGTCTATTATGAAAACTTATGGGTCTCATGAGATGAATATCGATGAGATGTGGGCTGAGCTAGGTAAGGTATAGGAGAAATTTGTGTTTGATAAGAAAACAGAGGAAATGATACCAGCATTGAGGAAGTACATTGTTTTTGACTACAGTGGACGTCAATTAACGGTTTTGAGTAGGGATTCGGTACTTTCTAGGGAAAAATTCTTAAGAGAGAGGTATCTATCTGAAAAGAGAAGAGCAGATGAGTTTGAGTCCATTAATGTAAGACTAAGACATGATGAGCAATTAGCTACCAAGGCACTGACTTATTTGGCTGGTAAATTGTCTACGGATGAAAAGATTTCCAGTGATTGGATTCAAGAAGCTTTGAAACGATGTAAAGCAAAACAGTAGAAAAATGCAAATAGGAGCAGTAGCGAAATGGCAGATGCTAGTGCATACATGGTATTAGTAAGAGGTGTCTCGACTAATATTGTACAGGGCTCTTATCTAGTTTGAGTATGCAGGACTAGATGTGCAGATTCGAATCCTGACTGCTCCACCGTTCATGTAAGTTTGTTCTGACATATTTAAGGAGGTAGTTATGACCCTGAAAGATAGAGTTTATAGGGTTTCGGAGGAACACTTTGAGAAGTTCGCTAAGTTGAAAAAACGATTTGGAGTTTCTTTCAAAGATTTAGATGCATTTGGAACCAAGGAACAGCTTCAGAAGCTTTTTGATGAGGATGAGCATCTGAATCAGATACCTCTTAAAAAATTTGATGCCTATGCTCCTTGGTATCAGAGATGGGACATGGGTGATGGTACGTCTATGTCTTTGGCTGAAGTCACTTGTTTAATAAAGCATTGTTTAATAACGGAAGTTATTGGAGCCAGATTTGAGTGCAAGTAGAAAGAAAAAGATAATGTCAAACGTGTATGTAGAAATGAAGAATGGTGAGAAGAAAGAATTTTTGCATCGGGGAAGAGCTGGGGGCTCTTATACAGTGAGTTTGAGGCTGGTAGAAGGGTGGGCCATTATAGAGGATGAATGGGGTAAGACAACAGCTATTCCCAGGGAGGACATAAAGGAGATTCGAACAGAACCTCACAGAAGGGGCTGGTAGCCATGTGTCAGTATAATTGGTGTGAGATTTGTCAGTTAGATTTTTCTCAATGGGTAGATCCGTTTACTTATGCTTGTAAGCCGAAGCCAGAGAACTATGCTGAGATGCTGGTAAAGGCTGCGGAGAGATATGAGGAGAATCGTAAGAGATTTTGTCCGATTGAAAAGTATTGGCCTCCAAGGAAATTGGGAGCAGAAGAATCATTGCTTAGGGCTGCACGAGGGACAGGAGTATGCCCAGATGAATTAGCGTTTTATATAAACAGTGATCAGTATCAGACTGAACGTCTTGAAGAGGAATATGCAGACTACATTTCTGCACAGTAGTAGAAGACAAGTGGTAGCTATGGTTGCTGCCGAGGAAAGGAAAAGGATATGAGCGAGGAAACAAAAAGGATAATTGAAATTAATGGCGTAAAGCTCGAAGTAGATCTCAGAAATGCCAAGCAGATCAATCAGTTCAAAATAGGGGATAAAGTCAAGGTTTTAGTACCAGGCTATAATGATCAGATTGAAATTTGGCCTGGGATGATAGTTGGTTTCGATGATTTCAAAAGTCGTCCAGCAATTGTGGTAGCCTATTTGGAAACGAGTTACAATTCTGCTTCAATTAAGATAGTTTACGTCAGTAACGATTCTAAAATAGAAATAACGGCAGCGGACGAATTCTGGATACCGATAACCAAGTCGAATGTTATCGATATTATGGACAGGGAGATTAACAAAAAAGAACTCGAACTTATTGATCTGCAAAATAAGAAGGAATTTTTTCTCAAGCGATTTGGGAAATATTTTCCGGCAGAATCGGAGTAAGCCATGGAAATAACATGCAAAATAGAGTGGATTCATGAGGATGAAGGTTTAGATGAAGGCATTCAACGCAGAATCATTGATAGAGTTGTCGAAAAGATTTCGAAGGAAGCTTTAGACCAGTTGATGGAGAAGATTTCTGCTCAAATGGCGGAAAGAGTAGATGAGATGATAAACTCTATTCTAGAGAAGTTTATGTCCAAGGAGATCATGGTCACGGACAATTGGGGAGATATTCAAGAAAAATATGAGAGTGTGAATGAGCTTTTGAAAGCTAAGTTTGACGACTACATGACAGTTGGTGTGGACTTGAATGGTAGACCAGTTAAGGGTAGATCATGTGGTGGGAAGCCTAGAATAGAGTATGTTTTAGACAGAAAAATAAGCGAAGCTCTAGTCAGTATGGAGAATTTAATAACTCGAGAAGTAGATAAAAAGCTCAAGATAATGAAGGAAGAGGCTACGAAAGAAGCTGCTGTAAAGATAGTTGAGAAAATGAATCTCTAGGTTCCTTAGATACTGAAAATCATTAAGACATTTCGTCTAATTCAGATATTGACAAAATGGAGTAAAAGATGAGTTACACAGAACTATTGGGTTTTAAGAAGGGTGAAGTGGTTGTACTGAAGCGGTACACGAATTCGTACGGATCTGCTCCAATGATTTGGACTGCGTTGTGGGACAAGTACGTGAGAACTCCAGACATGGCTGAATGGGATACGTGGTTGACTGGAGATGACAGCAAGCTTTGGGCTTTGGCGGATGACGATAGGCTTTCCTCGATGGAGAAGGTGGTCTTGGTAGCGACCTTTGACAACCATGTGGTCAAGATAGAGGATGCCAAGAAGCTAGCCAGGTGTTTTGAGGAATTTGAATAGGAGGAAACATGGTAAATATAGGACCATGCCCATTTTGTAAATGCACCAATGTATTGGCCACTGTTCACCAGGGATTGTACTTTGTATTTTGTAATGGATGCCGGGCTAAGGGTCCAAAGTCTGAGACTGAGGAGTTGGCTGTAGAACTCTGGAATAACGGTTCTCAGGATGAAGAGAAGTCGTTGTTAGAGAGTCGAGTGAAGAAAATAGATGAGCTTAAAGAGCAGATAACAAGGCGATATGAAATGCCTCCGCTCGGTTGTAGAATGTATGGAAGAGCATTTTTCTATGCTGAGATTAAAGCGCTTCTAGAAATATAGGAGGAAAAGATGCAGGTATTTAATGAAGAAACCCTGGGTAAGAGAAAGGGCAAGCACATGCTTCTTCTAGATTCTAAGGAAGCAAGAATATTCATAGAAATGGCTGAAGAAGCTTGTAAGCACAATAAAAGGAAGGGAACTTGGAAGAAGGTATTTAAAGGTCTGGAAGATAAATTGTACTGTTATTATCTGACCAGTAGGAGGAACTGAGTATTATGAGTGATTTAGAAAGAATAGTAGAGTTTGAGCCTGCTTTTGACAAGAGACACAAAGATCCGTCCAAGAATTACGGTATTCATGGTGTGACTTTGAAGATGCTCTTAAAAGGTGAGAAAGGGGCAGTTCAATTCGTAGTGTACACGAATTGGCAATTGCCTCATGTGACTGAAGAGCAATTGAGAAAGCCTGCAGATCTTGTCTCTAAGAGAGTTCTGTTTCTGCCAATGCCAGCAGATCTTGGGTATCATTCTCCAAAGCCCATGTATGAGGATCAGTCTCCAATTACAGAGGAGTGTCCGTATTTAGATGGGAAGAGATGTTACTATGATGGGAGTGGTTTAAATGCGGAGAGAATATTTGATGTCCTAGTAAAAGAGGGTGATAAAGGAGTGTGGAGGGAATTGGAAAAGTACTATAAGGACACGTTTTCTGAATAATAGAGTATTGTCTGAGTATCTGGTCACGAATAAGGGTTTTGAAATTGACAAAGCACAATAAGTCTAAAATCCCGAAAATTGCGGCGAGAATAAAAAGGTCTTGTCAACTAATAAGAAATAACTAACTAAATACACCATAAGAATACCTGTAAACCATTGGAATCCAAGTAACTACTTTTCTAGACCTATCCTACATATATCGCCATAATCCAATCTGGCCCTTAGCCTATCTTTGAATGTTGCCATATGACCATGTTACCCGATACTGCCTTACAACGTATGTGTAGCATTTTCGTCTAGTATAGAAAGACTAATGATTTGGCGTAGTTATGGACCCCTTGATTTAGCAAATAATTCTCTGGAGGGAGTTATTTGTGGGTGGTTTAGGGCTGATATTTTCAAAAGTGAAAGGTAAATAGTGGGTGGTTACTTGATATAGGTTATGGATTTATATTTTTCATGATTTGTCTATTTTCTGGGCAGGTTTGGTGATTTTTGAGGGTCTTTTTAAGGTATTATTCATTTATTCGGGTATTGAGGGTTTATTCCGAACGGATCTGGAAAAATGGCGATACTTTCTAAGGGGGTGCATTCGACTTTGGGGGCCAAAAATTCGAATAATGTTAGTTATGGTAAGCAAAAATAGGGCTGAGAAGTATATAAGACCAGAAATGTGAAAGAAAAGTTGACCGATTTCTAAAAGCTTAATGATTACTTAAGTTACGAGAGCAAGAAATGTGGGTAGCAATGCTTGACAAAACTTTTTTGGATTATTATGCTGTATATATGGACGGAACAACAAATAAGGAGGCTAAGATGGCTAGGAAGCACTTGGACAAAAGATGGAGTCAATTAGAGGATAAGCTCTCAGAGGTCTTGGGGCAGGAAGTCAGATTTAGCGTGAAATACGAAGATCATAATCTGAGCAAGAAGATAAGTCTCAATGGTGAGGATTTGATTGAGCACGCCGGTATTTTCCAAAGGGTTTTCAGTAAAGCTTGGATTGAGGGTTATGGTCGGGAGGATATAGGACGGACGGTAGTGATTCTGAATCTTAAGTGGAGTCAAATCAGTGGTGGTCGGAATGGTACAGAGCTGATGTCGGGAGTTTACCAAAGAGGCGAATGGGAATTTACAGTAGTAGGGGAGGAATAAGATGAAATTCAGGAAAGAAATTGATGAAAATGGTGAATTCTGGGGGGTAGCAACTATTCCGATGAATTGGGGAAGCTGCGAAATTTGTAAGAAGCCAATTCCGAGAG